AAATATAGTGTCGGAGCTATAATTTACATATTCTTTTAAAATATCATTATATAAACAAGTAATTGTTACTTCTTTTTCTCCATCAAATACCATAATATATTCATTATCAGTAATTTTTCCATTAACTATTTCTATGTCTACATTAAGTTCATAATTTGTATTTTTAGATAACCAATCTACAATTAATGTAATGTCTTCAAAAAAACCAATAATTACATATTTTTTATTTGTATTTAATTTTACTTTTTCTATAATTAAATTACATAATACTCCTGTTTCTTTTACATATAATTCATTTATCTTTCTCATTTTTTATTACATCCTTTTCACTCATATATATTATAAGATTTCTGCAATATCAGTTACAACCAAGTCAGCTATATGATATGAAACCGCTTCGTCTGCAAACATCCACCAATCTTTTCTATAGTTAGCATCATATTCTTTTTCTGTAATTGTAGAATTACTTAATATATATTCTTTCACATGTATTTCTGTTATTTTTAAAAATTCTGCCGTATCAATCATTTTTCCAGTAGTTCCACCAGCGGAAGTGTATCCATCATGAATTAATACCGTACAATCTTTTAATAAGTATCTTTTTTGTCCTGCTAATAGTAACAAACAACCACTAGAATTACATTTACTTAATCCAATTGTATATACTGGAGTTTTTGAAATTTTAATAATATCACAAATAGCCATTACAGCTTCTAAACTTCCACCATCTGAATTAATATATATTTTAATAGGAATTCTATCTTCAATAGGAATATTTGAACTTTCATCTTCTTTATTCCATTTAATAATATTATGATAATAATCTACAAAATCATCATTTATTAAACCATTTAGATAAATTTTACGTTCTTTAAGTCTTTCATAATATTCAACTAATTGAGGATCTGGTAATCGTAAATTAGATAATTCTTCCATTCCTTCTGGAATTTCTACCGTTAAAAAATCTTTATTAATGCATTTTCCTTTTTTCATATTTTTCTCTTCCTATTCATTTTAATCAATAAACAAAGTACTAAACATAGCAGAAGCTTTACTTCTTATATCTTCTTCAAGATATATACACCCAAAATTCGGATCATTTTTAAATGCGTTACACATTTTAATTAATGGATTATCATATGTGCAATTAAATATCGCCTGTTTATAATCCCCAGAAAAGAATATACGACTCTTTTCTCCTAAGCGAGTACCAATTAAATGTACTTGTTTTTCACTTAAATCTTCTGCTTCGTCACATAATATGATGGTATCATTATATGTAGTACCTTTCATAAAATAAGGAATAGTAGTTGTTAATATACCTTTTTCTAATAGTTCTTCTAATTCTTGTTCTCCACCATCTAATTGTTGTATAAGTGGTGTAAAATAATTACCTGTTTTTTCTGCTTGAGTTCCCGGAAGAAACCCTATATCTCTTCCTTCTCCTATAGGTTCTCGGCATCCAAGTACATTAGACTGTTCTCCTTTTTTTACTACTTTATAAATTCCCATTTGCATACTTAAAAATGTTTTACCTGATCCTACACCACCAATTATAGCTACAATAGGTATATTAGAATTATTTAACAAATCTAAAGCACAACGTTGTAATGAATTTTTACCCTTTACTACTCTACTATCTGGTAATTTTAAAGGAACTAATTTAGTTCCATCATATCTTAATTCTGTAATATTATCTTGATCTATGTCTCGTATAACAATGTATTCATTAATGCATAATTCATTGTAATCAAGATTTTCCATACAAGCATTTATTTCAGCTGTAGTACCTGATATATATTTATATCCTTTGTAAATTGCGTTATCTTTATTTTCTAATTTTTCTACTTTTAATTTAAAAATTTTTTCAGCAATAGTTCTACAACATAAATCATTTGTTACAAATATTACATTAGGATCATCCATTGCTTTTACACAAGCCATAATTTTACAATCTGGAGTATCTTGCATACCAAATTCTTCTAAGATAGACAACATAGATTTTTGAAAAATGATTACTTTATATTTATTACTATTTCTATCTAATAAATGTATCATTTTTCTAGCCTTATATTTAGTATTTTCGTCCTTATTGTAACTCACTTTAATATTTTCCAATTCTTGTAAAGTAATTGATGAAATAAAAAAGTCTTCTTTAAAAATATTCTGTTGTAATTCCAGTATTGCATTAGTATCATAAAATTTTATGTTTATAGCGGAAACACCCACCTTCTATTAGATTACAGAGAAGTCTGTCGTTCTTTTCTGTTAAGATAATAATATCATATTCTTTAATAAAAAGCAATAGATATTCACTTATTTTACAAAGAAATTATTTATTTTCTTTTCTACACCATATATCCCAAATTTCTTTTGTAGCTTCTTTATCAAAAACATAAATTATAATAGGTTTTTGAGTTTTAAAATCTTTACTTGGATAAATATCTAATGGAATTAATCCATTATTCCAATAAACAGCCGCCTGTAATGGATTTAGAATTCTAATTGTTCTATATGGATTATATTCTTTTTTACTTAAATTTAGATCACTTCTAACCTTAGTAGGTTCCATTTTAATTCTTTTCTCCTCTTATTCAAACTAAAAAAACGGCGATAATCCACTCTTTAGTGAATTATCGCCCAATATAATATTTCTATTATAAGTTTTTAATCAATTCACTGCTATTAAGAAATAATAGCTCTAATCTGTTCTTGTATATCTACATCAAATGTATCAATATTTGTTAAATCACAAGCTTTTAATTTTTCAGTAGAAATTTCTTTTGTATCTTTTTGTAAAAAATTATCAACTAATATATCAAAAATATTTTTACAATTTTCCGTATCATACAAATTATACCAACTTGATTTCATTTGTGCATTTGCATCATTACATGTAGGACAAAAATAATATCCTGCACCACATAAAGCACAATGTCTATTTATTTTTGACATAATTTTTCCTTCTTGATTTATTATGCTTCTTCTGGTACAATCAATTTATACAAAACCTTTGAAGTATCGCAATAAGCTTGCTGACAGTTAATTGTAAATGGATGTGTACCATCTGTTGTAAATGTTACATCTACAGCCGCATCAAGTTTAGCATTTGGAAATACCAGAAATGCATGAATCTGAGTTGTAGGATCACAAACATCAGTACCAAGTACTTCAAGAACAAACTTACCAGCTTTAGGAAAGTTTACAGCATCTCCAACTACAGCTGTACCAGCTGTAATATTATAATCATACATTACAAGGAACTGTGTTCCTGCTGTTAATCCAAGAGGATAAGTGATAGTATGCGTACTAGAATCATATACAAATTTAGTTGTAGAAGCAGATGTACCTGCCGCATAAGCTGTACCAAGTGTACCATCACCATTTAAAAGATAAATAGCTGTGACAGCAGACAGCGGTACATTCTGTAATACTATAGTACCTGTTGACTGATATGTAATTGTCTCAAGAGCCGGTGTTGGAATTGTATTAGTAACAGATGCAATTGTTTTATCTACACCATTCTGAGCCGCAAACAGACCAAGATCAAATAATGAGTTATTAGCTGTAAATACAGCTTTCTTACCACGGTTAAACGTGGTAATAGTAGTACCGAGAGCATCTTTAGCTTCTGCTGTATCAGATGTAATAGCAAGCTTTGGCTCGGTAATTTGGTTAATAGACCACATATAAGAACCATCTGACGTAGAAGTCATAATTCCACGCAGAACGTGATCAATAACAAAGTTATTAATATTCATAATTTTTCCTCCATAAAAAATAAAATGATTTCAAGTTACGATTGTTTTTTAGTAATTGCCATTCTCGTCCAATCAAATAACTCGGTATTAATTTTAGAAGTATCTACCATACCACTATAGCTACCTTGAAGTAATGCTATACTTGATATATAAATTTGTGCTCCTAAATAGGTATCCATAAATTCAAAAATACCGCATTCTCTTAATTCAGACTTTTTATATTTAAAACCCGGATATCTCATCATAGCGGATATCATTGGTCTTAATTGTGATGTATAATCTTTAGATTGATTTTTATTTATTTCTTGTCGATCAACAGTAATTAATAATTTTTTTACGGTTTCTGTAGCTGGTTTTTCAACTTTATGACTTATTCCATTTATTTTATTTATAAAATTAGTTATCTTTGAATAAGCCAAAATATCAATAATAATATTCGTATGTTTTTCATCATATAATACTATTTGTTTATTTGCTTTATTTTCATCCATAATTAATTTTGATAAATCTAATTCTCCAAAGAAAATACTGGTATCTTCTTTAGTTAAATTTCGTGTCATAAACAAAAATAATTCATAATCGGTTAAAGTAGAGTAGTCTACTCCCATATCCCATAATCTACTTTTCATTTCACTTGGGATACAAGTTAGAGCTCTAACTGTACTGTAATATTTTCGTTCACCAAATTCGATAATTTCTCCTATTGTTGGATGATGAATTGTAATATAATCATTAATTGTGTAATCTTCCCCGAAATACAATTTTAATTCATCTAAAAAAAGAGATTGATCATCCTTATTTTCCATATTTCTATCTCCTGCCAGTATTATTTACAACTATATTTCCACTAGTAATATTGTTAGGTGTAACATTCTGAAATACAATTGTACGCATAGCATAAGTTTTATCTAAAATCGAAGGTTCATCAGATACTAATAATAATTTTGTGCCAAAACAATTACTATAATTAAATTCATCAATAATAATTTGACCTAATAAATCATGACGCATTGCTCCAATTTCTGATACAATATCATTATTATTATTTATGTCGCATAGCACATAAAAAATAATTTGACAATTTTTAAAAAAACCATCCAGATCATCAGATCTTAACTGATTATTTATTTCATAACATATAAAATTTTTTACTGTGACTTGAGTTGTACTATTTAAAAAGAAATAAGGAAAAATATTGATATACATATAACTGTCTGATTCATCTTCATTTAATGTTGTATTATTAAGTAAGTATAATAATTTTCTGCTATTGGTAGCAGTCTTTAATATATCTTCGGCTTTTGTACTTCTCGTTTGTCCTATTAAATGTTGTTTAATAATTTCTTTATAATAGATATTATTTGAATCATAAACAGGGGTATTGTTTAATCCCTTTAAATTTATTAATTCGTTTTTGTCCTGTGCAGTTATCATAATATACTCCTTATAAACTAATAATTTCTAGTTGCATAATTGCAGTAATTATGTTATTATCATCAGTGACAGAACAATTAATAATTTTTCCCAAATAATTCTCATTTCCAGTAAATTTAATTTTAATACTTGAATAATCTGTTCCATTTTGTACAAGAGTAATTAAATTATTTGTAAGATAATTTACATTATCAGTTCCTATAAAAGTCCACTTGTTTGTTGATATTTTGTAATTTGTTAATTCTGTATTATCTTTATTATAAAACTTTACAGTCATAATTTTATAATTACCATTTACTTTTATATTATTATTTGTACTAATTACCTTGCCATAATCTGTTGTCACAATTGTAGTAGGATTATCAGTGGGAATAATATAAGAAGAATAATAATTGGCATACATTTCATAGGGTGTTTCTTTTATTAATGGAATATAATCTGTTGTAGAATTAAATTTATCTTGTGACAAAATTAATTTATTTATTCCTATCGGATATAAATTTTCAATTTTTGAAACAGACCATACAAATGGATCTGGTCTTACACTAGAAATAATTAAACGATCATCATAAGTTAAATCATCAGAATATATATTTTTAGGTAACCAAAATTGATCATTAGCATCAACTTGTTGAGTCTTACTTCCACTATCTACTCCCGCACCAGAACTATTTTTATTACGCATTACTCCCCACATTTTATGCTTTATTCCATTTTTAATCCAATGAAAATAATAATTACATCTTAAAATATGATAAGAAATAAATTCTAGTTCCATATCTCTAAAACAAATGAGCCATTTACGATAAATACCTTGTTCATCTGGTATATCTAAATACATTCCTATCGGAAATTCCATACCATAAGGAGTTTCATAAAAAGAGTCATAATAAGTTAAACAACATGTCTGACTAGGTTTAAATTGAACAATATATTCAACATCTGTAGTAGAAATTGTTGGGTACTGTGTTATAACATATTTACATGATATAGCGGTTTTATTTGTAGTAACTGTATTATGTTGTATATTATAATTTTTATTAACCTCTGATACGTCGTCGTGCATATAATCATATATATAACAAGGTTTTACTTGTGGATCATAATTCCATGTATTTTCTATTATATTAGCAGATTGATTTAGATGTGCATTTGCTACTTTAATAGAACTATTGGGGAGAACAGAAGAATAATTATCCAAAGTAATCATATCTATTCCTCCCCAAGTTTATCAATAAGATTATGAGCATCTAATATTAATTTCCTATAAAGTTTAAAATCACAATCTGGTTTTAAATATTCATCATAAGCCATTTGTAAATCTATCATTAAATCTAATACTTCTATGTCTTTATTTAAAATTTTATGTAATGTGGTAATTTGGGTAAGGACAGTAGTAAAATATGCATCTAAAATTTCATTATTATCTTCTTTATATAAAAGTAACCAATGAATTTTATTATGCAATTTTTGCTTATATTTTTCAAATTGTTCGGCGGTAAGTTCTCCATACATTGTATTCATATTTAAGATTTTAAATAAGAATTATTAATATATACATAGTTTTTTATAAGACGATAGAATGCCATCTTAGTTTCTATGTACATTTTTTCTAACTGAGCCATATGGTTTGCTTGAGAAGCCGCCTGTACTTCTCTGCCAGTAATAATAATACCAGCATTCAAATCAGAAAGATATTTTGGAGTTACCCACTTCCACGCAATACCATTTCCGAAAAGTTCAACTATATAATCCATATCAGAAATATCATCTCCTTGAGATTGAGATAATACACAAGTTATACTTCTATCTGTTTCATCTAATATAATAGATGAAAATAATTTTCTACATTTAGGATCAGATTTAATTGAAATCAGCCATTCATCTAATAAAAGTTTAGTAGTATCTGCATCAGATTCATACTTTGCTTTTAAATCGTAAGCGGAAACCAATGACAAAAATCTTGAATAAACTTTATCATAAGTTATTGTCAACATGGCATCTCCTTTACTTAGTTATTAGCTACATAGCTATTCATTAAATCAGTTCCAAGAACTTCATCAACGATTTTAATTTTGTTAATACTATCAAGACTACCGTCTTCAATTTTACTCATAGCTATAGATCTAAATGTATTTTTAAGTCCATTTGGAGCTTCTGCTAAAATTCTCTTAAAATTACCAAGATCTAAATTAAAAGCTTCCTGAATGTCTTCTGGACTATAAAGTTTTGAATAAACTTCTTCATTAACCCCTTGCCATTCTTTAGTTTTAAGCAATTCTTCATCATCAATAATAAAAAGTGGTGAATAAATATACTGACTTTTAACCAATTTAGCGGCTTTAAGATCTTGATATTCCACAGCAGTTACATCTCCGTAACCGTTCCAAATATACATGTTTTCTGTTTTTTTGCCAATTAAAATTAATTTTCCTACAGTAATAGATTTACAGGGAATTTCATCTGTTGCGGCATAAACTTTTTCTTTCGCTGATACAGGTGATTTAACTTCCTCTATTTTAACTTCTTTTACTTCTTTAATTGGTTCTACCTTTACTACTTCTTTTCCTGCTACAATAGTAGCCTTTTTAACTGTACTTTTAGTTGTATTAGCTGTTGCCATAATTTTAATCTCCTTGTAATTCTTCAATTTTTATTTTTATTTTTATATAGCGGAGGAAAATAAATTCCTCCGCTTAACCTAACTATAATTATGCTGTAATTGTCCAAATACCGAACAGTCTACTAATGACTACACCAACGCCCATTTTAGCCTGATATTCATATTCAAGCGTTTTATCAACGTTTGTAGTACCATCAGAAACTTCATTAACCATTGAGTCGCCTTCATTAATAAGTTTAATAAACTTATTATCATTTACATTCGGCATAATCAGTAATTTAGTATTATCTACAAGTCTAGTAGTAGTATCATTATCAGCAAAAGCCTGTGGAATTTCAAACAGAGTAATTCCTTCAAATGTACCGAGTCTACCTGTAGTATTTCTTTCCTGTTTCATTTCATTAGAAATCCAGTCAACAAGAGCAAGTTTGGTAAGATTAGAAAGAGCCGCTCTAGTACCCATAATAACTACATCAGTACCATTTGCTGTCTGTACATCTTCAACTAACTGCATAAACTGATCTTTAGTAGTAGTAGACAAAGGTGAACTTACCTGCCACTGAGAACCAGCCGGAAGAGAAATTCCAACACTTGTTACAGAACTGTAAACCATAGAGTTTACTTTCTTATCAAATGCTTCATATACTTTTTGGATAAACATAGCCCAGTCAATACGACCAGCCATAAACTGCTCATACTCAGCATAGATTTTAATTCCGTACCAATTTGTTTTAATAGAGTACTCAGCACCTTCTGTAAGTCTCTGTCTCAATAAGTTATGATGATTACCAGAAACCTGTGAAACTGTAAGAATCATCTGTGTAGGAGCATAAAAGATATTCTCATCTCCATCATTGATATTCTTTGTCTCTACAAACTGCTGAAAAAATGGGTTAGCACCCCAACCAGATTGAAGCATATTCTGCAATGTATCTTCAACTACTTCAAATACATCAGTTTTATGTTTACGAATTGCTCTACGAATTGTTTTTCTATCAGAAGAAGCTTCAATTCCAAGTACATTAAACATAATATTTCTGATCTGATCATTGGCTTCAACTTTTGATACTGTATTTCCTTCAGCATCAAATATTTCTTTCTTACCGCCTACATCATTCATAAGTTCTGTAAAAGCGGCAAAAGAACATTTACTTTCATCAGCAAATACTGCTGTTGTATGTTCATTACTAAAATTCATTCTTGACATTATTTTATTCCTCCCTTCTTAATTATGCGCTAATTTTAACCTGTTTAGTAGTAGCATCAACGGTTACAGCGGCATCAATAACTGGTGTACCCGAAAATCCTACGGCAGATAACTCAAAGGTATCACCCGGGAACAGCGGATATGAACGAACAACATCACCGTTAGCATTATAAAAAGCACTATCAGCTTTTATAATACTATTAAATTCATAAGTATTCATAGGTACTGCAAGCAGAAAATAAGCATTTACTGCTGTAAGTACATCTACATAAAAATTACCATTACTTGCTTTTTCGTGACGGATTTTACCAGTAAATGTTGTTGCTACTGCTTCTGCATAAATTTCTCCAGTAACATTAGCACCTTTACCTACAATAACTCCATTATCATGATCAGCGGTGATTTTAATATTAATACATCCTTCACCACCAACACCTTTAGTAGCAGTAAGGTTAGAACTACCAGCAACAGCATGTTTAGCCGCTGACAGATTTACTATACTCTGTGCCATATTTTTTTCCTCCTAATTTAGAACTTAACATAAGTTCAAAAACGTTTATTATTTAGATTTTTCAAACAATCCACTATAAGAAGCTCTTTTTGTATTTTCTTTAGCTACAGAAAAACCAATTTTATTGGATTTCTTTTTACTTTCTGCTGAAAACACCACATCTACTTTATGTGTTTTACTAAAATTACCAAGAATAGCATCAGCTTCTTTAGTAAGCGCTTCAATAGAGTAATTTTCTTTACTTTCTTTTAATTCTTGAAATTCTTTTACATCTTTTAATTTAGAATAATCTTCTGAATTTAAAACAAGATCTTTTGATTCATTAAGAATTTTGGTTTCACTTGTTTCTTTATAATTTTTTAATTCTTCATATGTAGTAGTCATATTATTAAGCTTTGCTTCTTCATCAGAGGTTAAGAAATTAACATATACTTCTTCACGATCCCCCGTAAGATTAAAAGTATCATTTCCGCTATCTACATAAGACTGACGATAAAAACGACCATTCCAAAAATCACTCATAACTAGATAACCATCATATACTGTTACACAATAATAAGTATTATCACTTTCGCTATAAGTCATATTAACTAAATCTTCCAAAGCACTTATTGTATCATTTAAAGAAATATCAAAATCTTTTGTAATACCTTCTGAATTAGTAATAGAATACTTTTTCTTTTTGCTAGTACCCTCTGAACCACCAGAACCGCCACCGCATCCTTCTGTTACTACCGTTTCTGTTTCTGTAACTATAGTATCAGTTGTAGGCTCTTCTATTACAGCAGATGCATCTGCATTATCTTCTGCTTTAATTTCTGGTTCTACGTCAGTATCGATTTTTGTATCATCTGTATTTTCAAATTTTTCTTTAAATAATTTTTCTAAGTCCTCATCAGATAAACCATCTGTTTCAAAAGTAATTTGTTCTTCTGTTACAGCATATTTTTCCATAAGTTCTTTAATTGTCATTGATTTATTATTTCCTCCTTTCATCAAAGATTGATTTTTATTAAAACAAGAAATTAATAAATCTATTTTTTCTTGTAGTTCTTTAACATTAAATGTTTGATTAACATCTTGAGTTGTATCTGCTGGAACTATATTACTACCTAGCATACCTTCTCCAATTGGATTTCCATTATCATCTTTTCCAAGAATCGTAACTCCTAAAAATATAAAATCATTTATAACCATCATTTTATTTTTAGCATCATAACTTAAATCGTTAATTGAAATTTCAACACTTACACTACATTTTTGTTCTCGTCTTAATATATCTGCCGCTTGTGTATAATCTTCATAGATAATTCCATTAATTACTACAAAATTTTTTTGATATTCATCACTAAATACAAGTTTTGCATCACAACTTTCAGGAATTACACCAACAGGTATTTCATCATAAACTACATTACCATTTTCGTCTTCATGTATATTATGCGAATAAAATTCTGGTTGACCATTTACATCATGGATAAATCCAAGAATAGGACGATTTTTTAAAGAAGGGAGAGCATTGGTCATAATATCAGTATTAATAAAGGATTGATTTCTATTTAACCCATCATGACAAGCTTCTAATACTACAGGCATTAATCCTTCTGTCATATTATCTACTTCAAATTTTACTTTTCCGGGAATAGAAACAATAATACTGGAATATTCATCTATAGCAGAAAATTTCACATCTTTATTTTTAGAAGTATAAAAATTATATAATGCTTCTAATGACATTAATTTGTGTTTTTCCATTTTTCCTCCTTTCTCCCACTTTACAAAAACATTTTATTAGAAAAACTAACATCTTCCCCTTGACTAAACTGATACTTTATGCTAGAATTATTAATAAATTTATATCTATTTTCTTCCATACCAATATATTCATAACCAGCTTCAATTAATTTATCTTTTACTTCTTTATCATAAGTTAAGATAAAAGTATCCTTTTTTGATTTAATCATTTTCTTTACCTCAATTGTTATTCTTGTTTTGATCTCTTGTCTTTGCACCCTCATCTGTAAGCTTTGTAGTATCTATTGTCGGTGCACCACCAGAGGTGCTAGTACCACTTTGAGTATTAGATGATTGTAATGGTATAAATTCAGAAGACAAATTCAAACAATTTTCTTCCAAGAAATTAAGACTAAGCGTTTCTAATTCTGTATAACCATTCAATGTATTTAAAGTTAATTTAACAGGTATTCCATACATTGCATCTTTTTGCAAATCTGCTTTATAAGTAGCCTTATCATATGGAGTAACTGCGAGTAATTTAATTCTAGCTGGTTTTGCTACATTATAAGCTATCCAACGATTTAACCAACTTTCAATTTGTGGTCTAATGATAGAGGTAGCGTATAAAATATCACTAACTATAGCTCCATTCCATGCAGTTCCACCACTAATTGTAGATGAGTTTAATACTTGTGCACCACCAGAAGAGTTATATAAAGTCTTAGTGGCGTTTTCAATAATATTAATATCAGATGCTTGATCATCTTTAAATGCTATTGCATTTACATCTACAGGAGATAAAATTGCATTTACATATTCTGGTAAAGCTTCTACAGCTCTATTAAAATACGCTATAGCAGTATCAGGATCTACAGTAAAATCATCCGCATCAGTTGCATCGGTTCTAGTATCCAAACTAAATACCAAAGTCTTATAAACAGACGCTTCATCTTTTGTAGCCTGTAAATCTTCTGTATCGCATAAATTTATGATAGAATTAAATAATGCCGTATATGGCGGCATTGGCATTGTTGGATCATCTATATTTACTTTTATACAAAAACAATTTTCATCAGGCATTGATTGATATTTCATAGTCTGATCTTTTTGATAAGCACTATACATTGATACAAATGGATCTCCATAAAATTGTAATTGCTCTTGTCTATTTGTAAAATAACTCATATCCATAGAAAAACTTAATGTACCATCAGTATACATTCCTGTTACCTTACAATAATTATAAGGCAATGGTAAAATAAATAGACCAGTATCATCATAATAAATACATCCATATGCAGTATCTTCTCTCCAAGCAATAAGATTCATTTTTAGAATTTCTGACTGTAAATTAATACTATCAAGAACCCTTGCTGTATTATAAAATTGCTTTAAAGAAGATTGTGTATCATTTGTTTTTGTTAAATTTATTAAAGGTATAATACTTCTAAAGTCTGGATTTATCATAGAAGCATTATACCAAATAATTTTTCTATAAGGATTACTTCTTGTGTATAAATATCTACTTAATTCTACTAATTTTAAATAATAACTAGCAGGATTCTTTAAATAAGTTCTTAAAGTCTCTCTACTAAAAGTAGTGTAAGTACGTGTCTCTGATTTAGAAGGATTAATTAATTGTAATGTATCTTTTATCTTTTGCGCATAACTACGTATTTCTTCTGCTGAATGAGTTTGAATTACTTCTTTTTTTACAGACGGTCTACGTCCGCGTTTAGTAACAGTTCCATTACTTTCTGTCAACTTAACAGGCATTTATTCTCCTTTCTTTCTCAGTCGAACATTTTATATCTTTTTACGGTTCTTATCGGTAAAGTATTTCCTAAAATTATTTTTTCTATTTCAGATTTTTCTGGTTTTAATAAACGCTCCAATTGACATTGCACGTAATAGTTGTAAGACATACTTGAATATCTATCTTTACGAGTTCCAGATCTTTCAAAAACTCTTACTGTATTACCTGTCGCTTCGTATTCCAAATTAAGTAATTCATTAATAGAAGCTGTGGTATGAATATAAGATGCTTTTAAATTTACTTGATCTACTGGATTCATTTTTATATAATTTTTAACAGAAGTCTTTAATATTTCATCTGCTTCAAATTCAGACACTAATAGATTAACTTTATTAAGCTGAAATCCGTTTCTTAAATTTTTAGCTGCGTCACTATTAAAAATAGGAGAACCAAGTATTCCCCAAATTACTTTATTAGCATTTTTTATTTTACATCTTGAAGCATAATCTTCAAGGGTAGCTCTGTTACTACCTGCGAGTCTTAATTGCTTATCACTGATAGTCATGGCTTTATAAGTTACTCCAGTAGCGGGGTCAAATTGATCTCTTATAATAAAATCATATACACCCACTCCAAGACCCTTTATATCCACTGCTATATCTGTACAATTATATTCATAAAATAATCTCATGACTCGTAGTCCTAATTCATCTGTAGTCATACCTTCATGACTTTCATAATATAAGAAATTTCCAGTATACGAAGTTTGACTAGATTTTATTACATTATTAATCTGTAAGGATGCAGAGTCATTTGCTCTATTTTTAGAAGAAAGCAACGCTATATCTACTGATAAAATACGTCTTTCATTAGCTAATAATTTAGGTATTTTAAGATCTTTTATATTTTTATATATCTCTGGAGAAAAATAGCTATTCTTTAATTTACGACATTTAGAAACATCATTATAATTAAAGAATGATCCGTCAGTATCTCCAAAAAATAAACATTCCAATTCCATTTGAAATTTTAAAGGATCAAAATCAGCTTCAGACATTTCATCTTCTATCTGACTTCTATCAAACATTTTTTCCTTAATGGAAAGTTGATAAGGTAATGCACAACAAAAATATTTTCTTGTATCATCAAGCATATTTACAAAATATGCCTTTAATTTATCATATGACCAATGACTTTGATACCAAGCCGAACTCATATAAATTTCTTTATTTCTTTCAAGTAAATCAGCATATTCCGGTTTAGAAATATACCCCGGTCTTCTTGGTGCTGTAAGAAATCTACGAAGTACTGTATTAATAACATTAAGATCTACCATACGAAATTCATCAATAATAATAATATTCGCTCTTGCAGATCTAGCATTGTCAGAAGCAGTAACCACCTTTATATAAGAGCCATTTTTAAATTTACATTCGGCTTTATTTTGACCTATTGTAATAATTTTTATTTCAGAACGTAGATTTAAAGAACCCCATCCATAGTTTATCATAAAATCATCTTCAATTTTACTTAGTACTTCATTGGCTTGTGATCTACAACTTGATGCAATTACAATTTTAGTCCCCGGAAATAATATACATCTAATAACACAAAATAAAGCAGTAAGCCAAGTTTTTCCAGATCCTCTTGCCGCAATATACATAAAATAATTTTCATGCATCAAAGCATAAATTAAAATTTTTTGAAATAATGCGAGTTTAATATTTAAAAATTCTTTTACAAAACGTTGAGGATTTTCTCTATAAAAACTAGCGCGTCTTGCAATTGTAGTCATTACTCTTTTATATTTATCAAGATTTAATTCTTTTTCGCTCTTTTTTTGTTCTGCCATAATATCACCTATTCTTCATCTTGGTCAGAACTTCCAAAAATATGATTAAATAAATCTTCTTGATCTGTTTCTTCATTATAATTTGGTTTTTCAACTGTATATTTTTTCATAACTCCATCATATAAATTAGAAAAAGCATTTTTAAGTTTTAATACTTTTGCTAAATGACCCCTGAAAAATACATCTATATATAAACCAATTTTATCTATATCTTTAAACTGTTCATCTACTTCTGGAATTGGTTCATTTTCTTCCCATTTTTGAATAAGCGTACCAAAAGTTTGTGCTTCTGAAATAGCATCATTTGAATTTTGTTTTGGTTGCAAATTTCCTGTAGACAATAAATTTTGATAAGTAGCGTCAAGATCTTTAGTACTTTCTGATCTACGAGTTGCTTGTAAAATTTCCCATTGTTTTAAACATATTCTTTTAAATATTTCTTCTTGTGCTTTAGTTTTACATTCATGTCTTGAAACCCAATCATCATATTCATTCTGACAATAAATATATGCTTCATCAGGTAAACCAAAACCAAAGAACTTTTTACTTTTTTCAATTTTATCTACTATTTTATCTTTTAATTCAGTTTCATCTAAATATTCAAGACCACTTACAATAGTATATTCACCTTCTAAAATATTCTGAAAAGTTAATTTTTTAGAATTAATTGATAAAAATTCTCTATCACTATCATCAAATCCATAAATTCCATATGAAGGACAGCATATTATTATTACATATGCATCCCAAATTGATTTATGTCTAGTATTTTTATCATTATAGGAATTAATAGCATCAACTATTTTATTTTTATATAAAACAAAATCTGCTTTTTTTGCGGCAGAAAGAAAAGTTTCAAAAGTTTCTTTACTAGTACCGTCAGATGGATTATACCCATTTGCTATTTTATTTAAACAAGTACTACATATTGGTATTAGACCAGTAGCAGTTTTACTACTAGATAAAAATTCTGATCTAACCGTCATTCTGCCACAATTGTGACACATATATTTTTTCTTGTAAAGTTCAAATTCATTAAATAATTTATTATATTCATTTCTTACTTTTAAAGCTGTCATTTGTGATGTTTTATCAATCAGACCATCTTTATCTTCTATTGGTATACCACAAATTTTTTGAGCAAGAAGTTTTTTTGTTTCTTCTTCTTCAAATTTCTTTTTTTCACTAAGAGATTTTTTATCTTCTTTTATTATTTCCCGTTCTACAAAAGAAACAGCTCGTTCTAAAGCTATACCTTGATCCTTATTCATCGTTTTATTTCTCCTTTTATTTCTTATATATAAAATTTACTGGGAATAAATTAATATTCCCAGTAATATATTTTTATTAATTTATTATGAGCTGTAAGTATCACTGTTATACTTTGTGTAGATAAAACAAATATTAATTAGGCAGTACGTTTCCACATATAAACTGTAATATATGGTTGTATAATAGAATGATATCCATTTCCACCTTCATAACTAGTATAATCTGTACCTGTTGTTTCATCAGCCGCATTATTTCCACCAGAACCACACGATTGTGTATAACTATGATTTTGAAACGAATGTCTATGTTGTGGCATTTCTGCTATGGTCAGTTGATGCGTATATTCTCCACCAGTAGTTGTAGTTGAAAATGCTCTTTGAGTGCCATTTGTATCAGTTCCTGTACCAGCACCAATCAAAACCCTACCTGATCCATATTGTACCCATGTTCCAAATCCTAAGTATGTAGATGGATTAGCTGAATTTTCAGTAATTTCTATATGTCCAACAGGATACATTAAATTTGCAACTTGTGTCATAAGACTTACTGCATTTACAGCAGAAGATCCAATTTGTCTAATTATTGCCTTACTACCATTATTTGAACGAAATGTTGATGTACAATAACTAAGTATTATTCTTAATTTTACAGTTTGATTAGTTGTCGGAGTATAAATAGCATGTATTTCGATATTATCACATTCAGGAACAGTTCTAGTAGATGGAACCAATATACCAACACTTTGAAAATTTGGTAACAATGATACATTTGTTGTTGCATCTACCCAATCTATTGTATTAAATCCTCCAGTAGCATCTGAATAACTTGTAAAGGCTGGTTCTCCTATAAGTTCATAAGTTTTTCCTGCCGATAAAGTAGCAACACCAGTTGTTGTATTATAAGGAATATTACCAGATACAATAGAATTAAATATTAAATCACTATTTTGTCCCATTCCTGTTACATCTGATGTAATTCTTGCCACATTAAGATAATCCATAGTATTTATTACAGGTGCAGACTGAGATAATACACTTATTTTTATCCTAGACATTCCTGCCCCATAAATTGTATTTGTTCCGACAATAGTTGTGATTCTTAATTTTACTATGGTATCAACTGTCGTGGTTATAATATGAGATGTACAATTTAAAGTACCACAATTATATGTATAGGTAGTAGGTCTTAATACCGTTTGTGCCCCAAGTATAACATTAGATACATCTGCCCAATTAATTCTTATTTCTCCATTTGCGGCACCAAAATCAGCCATAAAATAGGCTTCTAATAAATATGTTTTTCCTGCTTTTAAGGTAAAATTATTATCAGATAATGATATATCTGAACCCGCAAAATTTAATGTTATTGGTGTTATATCTGAAATTGTGGATACAGTTCCTTGAGTTGGCGCTCCATAATAATAACTAGCTTGTGTAAAAACAGTTGTTCTGTTATCTGCTACAATTATATCATTATATCCATCAGAACGAATAACAACAGATTCACCTTTATTACATAAATAAACAGGATTTGTTGAACCTTCTAATAATTCACTTCCGTAAGGTTTTATACAAACTACATTAGATGAATTGTCAACTTTTTTTATTTCTATTAATTTTCCAGTATTACCAGATGCAGTTAATAAAGTAATGGTTCTAGTAGAAGAAGAACTATCTACTTCTAATGTTGTAAACCACGCATTAGGAGAACCGTCAACATTTAATGTCTGAATAGTATTTATACCACTACCAGAACTCCCTAAAGATTCCCAATAAGCAGATTCCGTTGAACCAAAAGTTGTTCCTGTAGTTCTAGCTGATAATGAACGAATAAATTGTCCGATTAAAAATGATCCATAACTGGTAGTACATTTTCTTACTTCTCCAAGTCTTACAACTGTACTTGCAGACCAATCTAAAACTGTTGAACTATCTGCTATATTTAATTTATTATTTAAAGCCGTTTGTGTTGCAGTAGAAATTGGCTTATTTGCATCAGAAGTATTATTAACCTGATCAAGACCAATATCTGTTTTAGCTAAAGTTACAACACCAGTTTTACCATTTACAGACACAACCTGACTTGATACATTTCCCATTGAAAGCCAATTTGCAGAAATAGAAGGATCTAAATTAGCATTTATCCCATAAGCATTTTTAGTATCTGCTTCTATGGCTACCATAAAATCTGAACATAAAGCAAGTGCCAATCTAGCCGCAGTATTTGTAACACCTAAAATTTTAGCACCATTTATTGTTAAATATGTTAAATCTACTTTCCCATTTGCATTTAAAGGAACAACGCCATTTGAAGCACCTTTTTGAGATAATGGTATTTGAGCATCATTCGTAACATTACCCAATCCTATATCAGAAGAAGTAGGCATATGTGATAATTTACCACTTACATTAAGTGTCTCAACTCCATTAGCAATTCCCATTTCTGTACGTTTTACTTGTGAATCATTCGTTACATTAGATAAATTAACATCATCTTTTGTTAAACTTACAACTCCGAATCTACCATTTACAGAAGATACCTCAGTTATACCAGCATTCATAAGTGATAACGCTCTTGCAATCATATCTATTGCCATAATTATTCACCTATTGCTCTTCCATAAACAAATACAGGATCTCCACTGGTATCGGTAATATTTACTCTTATTTTATTAAGACCCGCTACTGGAAAATTATAAAAATAATTTGTATCATTTGTAGAAGTTACTATCGAATATGGAATAGATTCTTTTATAACAGGAATAGATTTATAATTGTTTAAATCTGCTTCACCTTCGAAATTTACAGTAACAGTACCAACAGTTGCGATTTCTATTCTTACACCCTCCTCATATGATGATACATTAATTTCATTTCCATAACCAGTTGTCGTAGTACCATCGTGGAATTTTATAATTCTTTGAAAGATTGGCATGACTAACTCCTTTCTATGCATAGCATATGAGATTTTTAATAATATAATAAGTTGTCATACTTATTATAGAGCCACAGGAAGGAGTCGAACCCTCGACCTTCTCCTTACAAGGGAGTCGTTCTTCCAACTGAACTACTGTGGCACAATACCCCTAAAGAATGTTAATCTATCTCTAGGGGTTAAACTCATAATTAAATATGAGTACTTTTTATTTAATTTAAACAAACTAATTTAGTTTTATCTTTAATAATATTTCCATTTTTATCTTGACAGATATATATAAATCCTTCTTTTTGAGAATTTACAAGCGCTCCATCTGAATAATTAATGGCTTTTACATCACAGACACAACCTTGTTCATAAATAGTTGTATTACCAATTACATATTCTCCAACTCTATGAGTGTGTGCCATAATTAAAGATGTAAAATTGTATCCCTCATTTCTAAAATATAACATTGCTTTTTCAGAAGTTTTTAATATTCCACTAGAAAAAGCAAGAGGGTGACAAAAAATAGTTTGTCCAATCTGTGAAAACCAATTATCTGTATATTCAATTTCAACATCATCAATTACTTCAATAAGTGGTTTATATTCAATCTTTGTTCTCTCTAATTTGTTATAATGTTTAAATCCATCAACAAAAATTAATTCTAAAGAAGTCTTTGGCATTAATTCAAGTAAATCTGTATCTAAATTCTTAGCAAAATAACTTTGAAATCTTAAATCATGATTTCCATAATTGATAGATACTTTTTTAGGTTTAATTAATTCTATTAAAGCAAGAATATATTGTCTTGTTTCAATTAATTCTTCCATTGGACTAACTCTATAAGTTTTCGGAAATTTAGAAATTGCTTGACAATCTGATAAATCTCCATTTAATTGTAATATGTCTACGCACCCAACATAATCTTTAAAAGTCTCAACAGGTAATTGAAAAGGTATATGAAAATCACTAATACTCAAAATTCTTTTATAAATACCACTTTCATCTTTAGTACGTTCATAAATACGTCCCATATTAAATGACTTATAATGTTTTCTATAAGTGCTTTCTCCAAAATCATTACCAGTTTCATAATTTAATAATTTGGATATATCCACAGTATTAATACCATATAGATTTTTATTTTCAAAAAGTCTCACAAAATAATCGGTATAATCTTCATTCTTTTGTCTTTTAATAACATCCTTAGTATTATCTAAAACATTGAAATTTAATTCTTCTTTCGTTTCACTTTCACCATTTTTATAAATATCCATATGTCTCCGTTTCTATCCCTTAACGATAATCTGATTTTTATAATCTGTTAATACTCTGATCAATTTAGAACTTTCTGTTGCAAAGTATGTTGTCTTTTTACCCATACTTCTAGTTCTGTGTAAATCTGTCGTATATACAAAACCTTTACCCTGCAAATATTCTTTTTCTCTTTTAGATATCTCTACCATACGCTTCTCCATTTAATTCTTTGTTTTTATATTTTTCTTTATAAGCATAAAATTCGTCAAAATAGAATTTACGATTTTCACTTGTAATTACTTTTTTATCCAACCAATTTAATAATTGTACTTCTCTAATTAAAAAAGTATCTTCCTTAACCACCTTTAATTCACAATATCCTCGTGATATATTGTGCTTTAAAGAAGTATCAATATTGGTTACGATATTTACATGATGTTGACAAGCAAATCTTGAACCACTTAATTGTAATTCTTTATAATTAATACCTTTAGCAATTTTACGTTTTTCTTGATCTTTAGTAGCTATTTTACCATTCGTTGTCCTTAAAATTCTATCTTTCAAATATATTAAACAAATTTGAACGCTTGGTAAGATATTTATAATTAATGGTTTTTCAACATCTTTCAGAATACCTTTTTCAATTATAATTTGTTCTCCTGTATTTAAAATTTCTTTAATATCTGTTTCTCTAAATCCCGTCTTTTGTGCAATAATATGTATATATTCATTAAAATCAATAAGATCTGCTATTTCTTTTATTCTTTTAAAATCACTAGGAGTATAATTAATGTTCCTGCGATTATAATTTCTTTTCCTTTTTTCTGTGTCCATTTTTCTCTCTCCATAATACACCCATTATACTTTCTAAAAAGCCGCAGTTATACGGCATATCAAAAAATTAATTCGGCAGTTTTTAAGAGTTTTTTATTTATTTTTTATCCCCTTCATATTGCACCTATTAGCTTTTTGATATATTATAGCATTTATGCGGCTTTTAAGAAATATCTAAAATTAATTCGGCAGTTTTTTGAATTGATCTAAAAACTTAGTTTTATTTGTTTTATAAAGCATATTTAAAATCTTACGTGTATATTTAACATTTTTACCTTTTGTCAATTTACTAGCACCAACTCCAGTATCTATACCAAATGCAGTTTCAATTAATCTATTGATTGTTACTACATTGGTAATTTTTATTTTATTTAACTGGCTAATAAAGTCTTCTGTTACTTTTAAATATTCTTCTAAATTGTCAAGACTAAGTGCTCGATTATGTTTGATATAATTATCATATTTATTAATTATCGTAATAAATTTCTGCATCTGTCTATTATTTGGTTTACCCACTAACTTAATAAAAAATTCATTTATAGGAATAGATATAGAAGTAGAATTATTTTTTATATCATCTAAACATTCTTCTAACCAATTCATTGGACAAGTTAAATCGGAATTAATTCTTTGCTTAATTTTATTTTTACTTCGTTGTACTTGTTCAAAAGGAATTTCTTTTCCATCTTTTGTATATTTAATTTCTCTAGTATATTTCATAAAAGTCGGAAAATCTTTTTTCAAAGTAAGTATATCTCCAGTGGCAGTTATAAAATCTTTTGTACAAACCATAGACGGTAATCTACTTATTCTTGCAATTTCTTGTAAAGCATCTATTTCATATTCTCTTTTACAACTATCAATTACAACTTGAGCAAGTACACTAAGTATTACAAAATTATTATATAATTCTTTTAGTATTTGCTGATTAGGATGTTCTTTTGCAAGTTCTGTCCAATAATAAGTTATAGCTAATTGAGCTAAATTACTAGAATAACCAATTCCCATACGAGATTTAGAAAATTTATTATCCATCTCTGCATAATCTGATTTAAGATTTTTATAAGTAATACCACTTTCTTTTAAATCATTTACTATTGTCTTATACTCTAAAAAACATCGTTTAGCATTTAACACAATAACAGGATTATCAGTAGCTAAAATAAAATCTGAATCATAATCACATCCGTTCAACCGAGCTTGTATATCTGTATGAATTCCATTAACAGCTATAGTATTTCTACTTAGACAAATATATTTAGTTAGTCTATCACTACGTTGTTTATCAATATTAAACAAGTAGCAACAATTATTGGGACTATTATGTGGTGATCTAAATCCCGCTAAGAAAATTTCATTGTCAAATCTAGGTGTATAACATTCTATTGAATCGTGCCTTTGTTTAAATATTTCTCCTTTATCTCCCATTGCATATAACAATAATTCATATGGATTACCACATATCGTTAAGTTATCTCCGTTAATAAATATTTTACCTTTACGCATACGTTTTACATATTGCTTAATGATATCAGTTTTTTCTCTTCTGAAAAAACTACAATTACTAAATTCATGATTTTGTTTATAAAGATCTGCAAGCATTTCATAATTATTAATTTCATTATTGTTCTTGCGTAAGAACTTTTCAAATTCATTATTATCAGTTTTTAATTTTTCAATATAAGTAACACTATCAGAAGCAATATATCTCATTTCTTCTTCGGTACAGGGTAATGTATTAACCATCTGATAACTTAATTGTTGATTATTACCTAGTTTACTTATATGGTCTGTTTTTACTATTCCCCAGATATCTCCATCAGCATGTATTCTATCACACCAATATTCATAAGGATTATCTCCCATTAAGTTCATAAACTTTTTCCACTTAATAGCATTATCTGTAGTAATCATTTTAATATCTTTTACAAAATGTAATTTACCAAACATATCATGTATTTGATAAGTATTATAATCTAAATTATGTGAGCGACAATAATCTCTAAAAAATAATTGTAAGTTAGATCTAAACCCACAAGCTTTAAATAAATGATTTCTAAGTAGAATGGTTGTATTAATAAATTCTGGTAAAATATTATTTTCTACTAAAGCCATTCCATCCCATAATGTACTTTTTATTTGTGTTTCTTTTTGAGTAACAATACAGTGTTTATTTTTATCTGCCATAACAACATTAGCAATAGCGGTAAAGAAAGAATCTTGATCTTTTAAAATTAAGATATCTTCAACCGGTATATGTATACTATCAATAATAGTAGATGTGGTTAAAGGAGCATAAGCAGACATTTCTACGATCTTTGCATTATCTTTATCCATTTTATCCCCAAGACCAATAGTAAGCCAATCATAAGCTTTCTTATATAACTTAGAATTAATAAACATTACCTGACCAAGTTTAGCTTTAGCGTTAGTACGAAATAACATTTCATAATGAATTGTAACATCATTAATCCACTTGTTTAATTCCTTATCAAATTTCTTATAAGTGATATCTACACCATGTTCATAAAAAGCTGTTCTAATTGCTTCTCGCTTTAATGGAGAATATAGTTCTTTCTTCTGTTCAATATTTTGTAAAGTATTTAAAACTCTTTTTTTGGTATCTTCATCTTGTACCTGTGATAGAAATCTAGTTAGACGTTTATGTTCTGCATCATAATCTCTACTACCAAAATCATAATCCAAACAGATTATATCTCTAGTACTTTCTTTCTTATGAACACTTAATCCGTTACGTTGTAAAAAGAAGTTAAACAGACTGTTACTAAACATAGCATCAGTATAAGTGAAGTAATCTCTTATACCAAGATTCACATCATATATCATACCAGCTGATATATTCTTAATTTTTAATCCATAAGTAGTCACATTTTTCCTCCATCTAAATATAGTTTTTTAAAATTTACAAGTTTTGATGTCAAAATTCCTTTATTTTACGGTAAATGTTATCACTAAAATTTTACTTATATTTACCCAATGCATAGCCAGCTACAAGGCATCTAGTATTAACTATAATATTAACTATAATATTAACTATTAATAACGATTATATAATAAAAGATATAATAATAAAACATAATATATATAATAAGAAAATTGTTCTATGTGGACGTAGTTTTGCGAAGCAAAAGTACGTTTACATAAACATTTAACCGCGAACGAATGAACACACGACAGTGTGGAATGAGAGAGCGAGTTAAATATAATAAAAGATATAATAATAGAGAGAGTTAATTATATAAGTATTTAATCTTTTAATATATAAGTAAATTAATATTTTATATTATATTATAACATTTATAATATAATTGAGAAAAGATACAATAGTTAAAATTATTAGTCATATAATCTTTTGACTTATAGATATAAGTAACTCATGAAAATGAGTGGTAATAATATAACCTTTTTACCTTTTTATATATTTGTCTATTAAATTATATAAAAACTCCATATCATAATCTATTTGTTCTCCTTTTTTATTTATAAAAGACGTATGTTGCTCTATATATGCTTTAAATTTATTAATGAACATATCATTTAATATTTGTTGATATTCATTTATTTTTTCTTTATCTAATTTTTGTACATCTCTATTTAATAATCTAATTTTCATACAAGAAAATATAGTATCATATTTAGAAAAGAAATTTTTATATTGAATTACTTTATTATGAAAAATTACTTCACAATAATTATTAAGTCCTAAACTCTTTAACGCTAATTGTTCTATTTCATATATTTCTTCTAATTCCATTTCACTTGCAACATGATTATTTATCATATAGGTATTATATATTTCTATAATTCCTTGTCGTTCCATTTTATGTAACGCATATTTTATAAAAGTATTAAATCTATTAAAAAGTAAATTAGTAAAATGTCTGGTTTCAAAAATTTTTTCTTCTTTACTTAAATTATGACTTTGATAATTAATATTTATTATTCCCAATAATTTTGCTATATCGGTAACAGTATAACATTTATCTTCTAATACATTACATAAAATTGGTATTGTATATGATACATAACATTTTCTTATATGTTGTACTTTCTTCTTTTCTTTTTTTTCCTTTTCTTTCTTTTTAATTTCTGGTTGTAATTCATATATATCTTTTACTGTAAGTTGTTGCCCTGAATATCCTAACATTACTACTGAATTAATTATTCTTAATTGCGCCGCTTTAGAACAAGATTTTCCTAATGGAATATTAAGATAATTACATAATTCTTTATAATTCTTAAATACTTGTCCTACATATAATAAATGTCTTATTTTTTTTCTTTCCTCTTTTTTTTGTTCTGCTGATAATTTACTACTTCTAATGTTCATGTTTCATTTTTTCTCCTTTTTATTTATACAAAACTTGTTTGTGAACTAATTCTATCATATTTTAATTAGAAAGTCAAGTAAAAGTTATAAAAAGTATTACTTACTTATATAATAAAATATTAATAAGTAATGCAAAAATTATTAAAAATATTTCTTTTTTCTCTTGACATTTATATATTAATATGATAAAATTAACTTAACAATAAAACGAAAGAAAGAGAGGAAACTTATATGCAATTATTCTTATTTTTAATTTTTTTATTTCTATTAATTGTATGTCCACCTTTAGGATTTGGTTTATTACTTATAGTATTAGCTTATAAAATTTTTTGTAAATAAGGAGAATAGTAATGTCAGCAAAACCAGATTTTAATATATTAATAGAAACTTATAGAGGTCAACCAGTTATTAGTTTATTTGAAGTATCTATTATTACTGGTATGACATATAAAACTATTAAAGAAGCCGCAGAATTTTTACAATACTTATTTCAAGGAGAAGATCATTTTCATATTTTTAAATGTAAATTAGATGGTATCAATGTTAATAATTTAAAATATAAAGTAATTATTGATTATTACTATGCTGATTTCACTGGAGCTTTAATGATTATAAAATTATGTAAAAACAAGTACGCTAAATATATTGAAGATCGTTATCTAAAAACATTTCAAGAAGCAGTAAGTCATATAAAAACTTTAAAAGAAGTTGATAGAACCAATTTTAAATTACTTGGACGTGGAGAGGGACATAGATTTTTTAGAACTCAAGATTATATAGAGACAAAAGAAAAAGCAACAAGAGAAAAAATCATATGGAGTACTAAAGGACATAGTGGTTGGTCTTATACAGAAAAATCTTTTACGGAGATGACAAAAGAGTGAATTTAGAAGAAAATATTATTAAAGAAATTGGTAAAAAATCTTTACAATTATTTCAAGCAAGTCTATGTGCTAGTATAGATATAGAAGAATATTCTTGGTCTTATGATACTTTAAATAAATTAGTATATAATTTAGATAAAGAGAAATATAGCAGATATAGAACACCTACTGTAAATAAAAACTTTTATGAATTAACTTGTAATATAATGTATTTAATTAAATTATCTGGAAACAATATTATTCAGGTAACTATATATAAAGATAATAATAATAAAATATGTGATTGGAAACACATTAAACTTACTTTTTTTAGGAAAAAATAAATATAGACTTAGAGAAATTATTTTACGCAAAGTATTAAATGATAAAAATAAAAATGAAATTAAAGTTAAATATCTTGGAGAAAAAGTAATTAATTATACTATTAAACCACATGATTTTAAAAATATGGTACTTAAATCAGAAATAAAAGATAGAATTATTAATGGATTGACTTATTGGAATGAAAAGAAAGAATGGTATAAATCGCATCAACTTGTACATAAAATAGGTGTTCTTCTATATGGTAAACCCGGAACAGGTAAATCTACAATAGCTAGATGTATTAGTAATATGTTTGATAATGCTACTATACTTGTTATTAATCCTAATGATATTATGATATCTGTAGCAAAGATATTAGAGGAAAGAAAAAAGAGTATTGGAAAACTTATTATACTTATTGAAGATTTTGATATGTATTTTTATGATAGAAGTAAACAAGAAACGGAAGAAACAAAGAAAAAAGCTAATAATCAAAATGTTCTTTTTCAAATACTTGATGGAGTGTATTCAACAGAAGATACAATCTATATCGCTACTACTAATTATAAAGATAAAATTAATGCTGGAATGATTAGATATGGAAGTTTTGATATTCAAGAAGAAATAGGATACTTTGATAAAGATATGTGTGATCAATTTTGTATTATGATGAATACTAAATTAGATACAGAATATCCATCAGAATTAGTAGAACCTGCATGGTTACAAGGTAAAATAATGGAATTAAATAGTAAAAAACAATAAAAAATATATATTTTTATGTAAAAACTATTAAAAAACTATTAAAAAGTATATAAAAACAAGGAAAAAAGGATAAAAATGAGAAGAAAACTAGCAATTGCAGTCAATCCTGACGCAAAAAGAGAAGAAAATGACTATTATGCAACAGATCCTAATGCAATGAGAATAGTAGTTCCATTGTTAAAAGAATTAGGAATAAGTAATAATATATGGGAATGTTCATGTGGAGAGGGACATTTAAGTAAAGTATTAGTTGAACAAGGTTTTAATGTACGCTCCACCGATTTAATTAATAGAGGTTTTGGTGAAGTACAAAACTTTTTAACCCGTACAGAAAAATGGAATGGTGATATTTTAACTAATCCACCTTTTAAATTAGCAGAAGAATTCGTAGAAAAAAGTATGGAATTATTGGAAGATGGAAATAAAGCTATATTTTTTCTTAAAGTTCAATTCTTAGAAAGTGAATCACGAAAGAAACTTTTTGAAAAATATAATCCTAAATTTGTTATTGTAAATTCTAAACGACAACAATGTGCAATGAATGGTGATTTTGAACATTATCATGTAAATACTATATGTTACTGTTGGTTTATTTTTGAAAAAGGATATAAAGGAGATAGTAAATTATTATGGGTTTAATTAAAAAGTATTTAGATAGTTATTATGCATTGGATCATGAAATATTGAATAGTGAAATAAAATTATTAAAAGAAAAAGAAATTAAAGAATTAACAATACAAATTAATGATTTAAAAGAAGAAATAAGTCTTATTAAATTTCCTAATGGAAGATTAATATCAAAGTATGTATTTAAAGGAGCACTAAATTATTTTGTAACAGGCATTGTGTATAATTACAAAAATAAAAATTATATATTACCTACTGATAAGACAGATATAAAAAATAATTATACTTTTATAAGAGAAAATAATATGATATATATTTCTTTAGAAGATGAATTTTTTGTTATTAAAAATGAAAATATAATTAGAACAGATAGTAGATGGAGAATAATCTAAAGAAAAGAGAATAATACAATGATGATGATATTAAAAAAGAAGATGATTTTGTTAAATTAATGATAGGTTGAATGTATTGTATGATTTCATTAGGTATTACACTTATCGCTTTATTAATATTATTTTGTAAAGTATTTTTAAAAAAGGAGAAAAATGTGCGATTTTAGAAATCATAATTTAATAGAAATATATAGGAAAAATAGTTCAGAATTTAGTGAAGATATTATAGTTAGATGGTGTGTGGATTGTGGTGGAGTTGTAGTAGATGAAGAAATAGATGGAAGATTATATAATCATTATATGAAAATGAAATTTTCTAAAATTACTTATGATTATTTAAAAGAGCATAAAGGAGAAAAAATTAAATGATAATATGGATGGCTTTAATTTTATTAATTATTACAGATATTGTTTTATTTATTCTTAATCGTTGGAGTTATAGTCAACTTGAAAATATAGATGATAATCAAAGAAATGCATATTATAAAATTATTCAGAGGATAGAAAATGTACCTGTTATATCTATTTATTTATATCTTGCAATATTAGTAATATGTCTTTGTAGTTGTTTCGCTACTGTTTTATTTTCAAATTATAAATATTCATCATACAAAGAATGTAAAGAAATTAAAATTTGTAGTATGAATAATACGACAGATAATTATTATAAATTAGATAATGATAATAATAAATATTCTTATATGGAATTGTGTTCAGATGATAGTAAACAATTTAGTAAATTAGATGCACAGAATACAAAAATTATTAATAATAGTAAAGATAATAAAATAGTATTTTATAAAAGTACCGGAATATTAAAAGATCCTTTACTTGGAATATGTTATGATAAAGATACTGAATATTAATATAAAATATGTTTAAAGGGAGACAAATAAAATGACGGCACAAGATATTTTTAATATTATAATTATAGTTACAATTATTTTTAGTATAGTATTATTTGTTATACATGATCGTAAAATGGATAAAAAAATTCAGGAATTAGAAAGAATAAGAAAACATTATACAAATGGATTGGGAAGATTTGATAATTAAGGGAGATAAATAATATGACAATAAATGAAGAAGTGAAAGAATTAATACATAATAAATTTTCAGAAATAGATGATAAATTAGTAGATATAATTAATGATATTGGGAATTTTGATTTAACCAAAAGAAAAGAAATAATGAATAGATTAGAAGAAATAAGAAAGTGGGTATATTAAAATGACATTTAAAGAAGCTTATATGCAGTGTAAAACATTTGAGAATTTAGATAGAATGGTAAAACGAGATACCAAATTTGCAATGGTACTCAATCCGGATAGACTTAGAGTAATTGAAAAAGCAATGAGTGAAACTATTAATGAAAAGGGATGGGAAGAATATGTCAAGTAAAGTGATTGAAAAATAATTAAATATATGGTATAATTAGATAAAAGGAGAAAGCTATAAAATATATGGGAAGTAAAAGTAGAATTGCTAGATATATAGTACCAATAATTCAAAAATAAATTGATGATAATCATATTAATACTTATATAGAACCTTTTACTGGTGGTATGAATATTATTGATAAAATTCATTGTGAACAAAGAATAGCAATAGATAATAATAAATATTTGATTGCGTTATTTAGACATTTACAATGTGATGGTAAATTATTAGATAGTGTAATATGATGATATACGAAGTACTTATAAAAATATAGATTGTAAATATGAAGATTGGTTAATAGATAATATTGGATTTCTAGCTAATTATAATGAAAAATTTTTTGATGGTGGTTATGCTAAAAATGGTATAGAAAAAATAAAAATGAAAGATGGTATTGTTAAAGAAAGATATAGAGATTATTATCAAGAAGCAAAAAATAATATAGAAGAACAAAGTAAATTAATTAAAGACATTATATTAGGTATAGATGATTATAGAGAATGTGTTGCTAATATGGAATATAACTGCGTTATATATTGTGATCCACCTTATGCTAATACAAAGGAATATAATAATGCAAAAGGATTTAACTATGACGAATTTTGGGATTTAATGAGAATATGGTCTAAAAATAATATTGTATTAATTAGTGAAGAACATGTACCAAAAGATTTTAAATGTATATGGGAAAAAGAAACAAGTAGAAGTATTAAAGCTGGTGATAAAAGTACATCAGTAGAAAAATTATGGAGATACCATTTGGACAATGGATCAAAGAAAGAAGATTAAATTATGATATTAAATGTAAATGGATTAACAAAAGAACAAATTTCTTTATTAGAAAGTCAATGTGATAAGTATAAAGCAGAGAATGCTAAAACTAAATTTCAGATTGATTATACAAATGGATATGTGGCAACATCACCAACTTATACAAGTGGATTAACTTCAAATATTACAGATAAAACACAGATCGATACACTTGGATTATTGGGATTATATCGTGATACAAAAGTAGATTTAGATAAAGTATTAACTAAAATAAAAATTCACGAACAATTAAGACGTTGGAGTTTACTGTGTAGTGATAAAATTGATTGGACTAATGGAGATCAATTAAAATTTTATATATGTAAAGTTTATCAGGGAGTAAATACTCATGTGGAAATAGTTTATTCACAAGTGAACGCCGGTAATCATATTTATTTTACTGATAAAGATGTTCTAGTGAGAGCAATACAATCTATTGGTGAACAAAATTTGTTTGATAATTATTTTATTCAACTATGAGAATACAAGATATTAAAATTGGAGAATGGTATAGACTTCAAAATACAAGTGGAGAATTTTGTAAATATTATGGATGGGTTAAAGTGTTGGAAATTTATAAAAAGAATGATTACAATAATCCTCTAAGAAATAAAAAGTCAGTAGTTAAATGTAAACATGTTATTAATAAACGAAATACCGCTGGATTTATTAGATACTTTAACCCAAAAGAATTAGTAGGTACTAAAGGAGAATAAAATGGATATATATTATTTGAAAGTTAATACACAAAAAGAGTCAGGAAAAAATTTCTTGGCTCTTTACGGAATAACAGAAAAAGATTTATTTGATAGAAGATACAGGGTAGAACATAGTATATGTGTTACTGTATATGAAGATAGACATACGTTTTATATAACCGCCCCTTGGGGATACGGTGATAGACTAGTTTCCAGAATTATGGAAAATTCTAATGAAGATTTAAGTGAAGTATTATTTGGTTGGAATATTAATGAAACATATCATGTTAATGGACTTGGTAGTATGGAAGAAAGAGAAGATATAGATGGAAAAAAATGGCTTGAATGGACACAAATTAATATAGGAACGATTTATAATAAAGATTGAATATAAAAGGAGAAGTAAATGATAAAAGCATATTCTCGTGGATGGGAAATATACTATGATGGAAATAATTGGAGATATACAGATACAAATAAAATTGATAATGATTTAAGATCATGTAAAAATTGTGGTAAATTTACAACAAAAGAAGGATATGATGCTTGTATAGGATATATTGATGGAGCAAAATCTGCATGTTGTGGTCATGGAGTTAAAAAGAGTTATATAATTTATTAAAAAAATTTTGAATTAAAAGGAGAAATAAATAAATGAAAACGATTTTATATATTTATTTAGGGATTAGCATATTAACATTTATTATGTGTACTTTAGAAGATATAAGTGCAATCCACAGAGCTAAGAGTATTCTAATTAAAAGGGGTAAATCAGATATTGCTGGAGTAATTCAAACATTTATTAAATTAACGATTATGAGTTTTATTCCGATATTAAACTTAATATTATTAATTACTTTAGTATTTGCAGGAGATAAAATAGATAATGAAATTGATAAAATGATTAATGAAGCAAATAAAAATATGGGAGAGGAATAAATGAAAGAAATTAATAAAGCGGAAGAATTAAAAATTTTGGTATATGATATTGCAAATCAGTTAGAAAATGCAAGACTAAAAATATATCAAACAGAAAAATGTTCATGGGAAGAATTGGGTCAAGAAATAGATGATAAATTATTTAGTCTTCAAAGTCAGATTAGAAATATATCAGAAGAAATAGGATGGATGGATTTTAAAGTAGATAATATAAATTAAAGGAGAGAAAATGAATCATAAAAATAGATATTGGGAAATTGGTCAAAAGGAAGATGGAACATTAGTAGGTAAATTATATTTAATAGATAATAATAGTAAAAGATTATTATTGAATTTTTGGCAAGATAAAGAAAATAGATCATATTATTATTATGAATCAAAAGAATTTAATTGTGAAGAATTTATTACAGTAAATTCATTAAGAGAAGCTAAAGAGAAATTTGAAGAGTATGTTATGTTGTGGATAGCTCTTGAAATAGATCATTGGGAAATAATGAAAGAACAATTTAATGAAGAGGAAACGGAATAAATCAAATGAATAATAAAATATTTGCTGTAGATATGGATTTAGAACAATTATTAAATAGCATTGGAATAAAAATAAAATATTTTAATATATTTAAAAAATCAACATATAAAATTTTAAAAGAAATATCTAAAAAATGGAAATATTTAGATAAAGATATTAAAGACGAAATTACAAAATTAATAATGGAAGATTGATATTAATAAGGAAAAGATTATGATCATAGAAAATATGGAAAAAGTTATTAGAGAATGCATTGAAAGATATGGCGAAGATAAAAAATCATGTATGGCTACGGAAGAATGCGCTGAACTAATACAGGCAATAAATAAAGTAAAACGAAAAATTAAAGAAAATAAAGAAGCAATAGATAATTTAATAGAAGAAATTAGTGACGTGGAAATAATGATAGAACAATTAAAAATTATGTATGGAATAGATGATGGAAAAATAAATCAAATGATGATGGAAAAGTTAGAGAGACAATTGGATAGAATGTTAAAAGAATGATAAATGGATTTACAAATGGAATATAAATGGAATATAAATAGAATGATAGACTTATCTTGGTTCGGTGACGAACTAGGGTAGGTCTTTTTTAGGTGAGTAAAGGGAAGAATAAGGGTTAAATGGATCAAAATGGAACGATAGGTGGGTTAGTGGAGAAGTATGGGTTGAAGATAAATAAAAGAAAATAGGGGATGTGAACGTGGATATAAGTTAATAGAAAATGTGAGAGGGTGGAAAAATAGAGTCGATGTGCACGTATGACTGGTTATAGGCTTTGCCAATAAAAAAATGACATTCCAGTTTTTTCTACCCCCTATATGTGACTACAAACAATAATAATTGTTTTTCGTCATAAGCTCAAGAATGGCGTATTTACGTTGTGGTAGTTTTATAGAATTTCATTTTTTCCTTTACAAAGGTTTTGTATATGTTACTATGAATGAGTACTAAAGGTTTTGTAGCAAAAAAGTTTTTACATTGCAAAACGCGACACACTGTCTTGTGGTCATACCACGTACATCATATGTCGCTATCCACCCATATAAGACCGATAGTCACTCATGCCGTGGTCATACCACGGCGATCATCAGACCAGACAGGTGACAAGGTACAGCGTACCCACTCTATACCCATCAGAGCGTCGGCAACACCCTGACAAACAGCATAACTTATTATATTTGCCTACTGGCAATAGCGACTTGTCCGACAAGCGTACGTTGACCAGACCACCTACGATAAGCTAACCTACTCGCTCATACATCCGCACTCCTTGTAAGTGAAGTGTAACCAGTCCATGCTGTCGCATAAAGCACAGCAGACGACGGTTTTAATCATAGATGGGGTGACTATCACAGGTCACCTTATCACTCTGGATTGTTCGGCCAACTTGTAATAGCACAAGCGTTCGAGCATATCCGATTTTTAGTCTGGCATTGACCAGACGGAAAGACAGGTTTTATATGTCAAAATCTAAACAGTCCACACTTGCACCCATTTCAAAACTTGTTGTACCTGTTTCTGTACCGCAGTCAGATAAGCCAATTTCTGCTGATGCACAGGACAAACTTGTTACACCTGTTACACCTGTTCCAAAAGACAAAACATCCGGACGTTTTAATGTGTCTCTTTTTCAATCTGCTTTTAAAGCTCACCAGTTCGAACAACTGGTTGATTATTCGCTGCTGACATCAAAGCATATCTCACTGTCAGCCGGTATTGAAAAGTCAATCGCTAACGGTAACAAAATACAAGAAGTCGAGTTACGTCAGCAGTTACACGATCTGGAGACGTCCGATCTGTATATTAAGATTGTCACGGAAGCCAATAAGGCATTTTTTGATACTCTATCATCGGTTGACATCGAATTGATCAATCTGTACAACGATCGTTTGAATGTAGGTTTCCACGAACTCTGGCAAGCGTCTTGTTATGCCAAACCCGTAAAGTCACTCATTAAGAAGTTGACTTCTCATATTGGCAGACTGACGGCGCAGTCCGAGTATTTCAACCCACGTTTTGTAGCACCAATTACAACCTTTTCTATTGGCGCTACTGCCATGAAGTCAGTCGATGAGGTGTTCTTTGCCCTTGCTGTTAAGGGTTTCACACCTAATGGTAAACTCTCATCATTGCCGGAAAAAGGGTTTATGAGACAGGTATCAAGGTATCTCACATTGACCATTGCGACTTCATCTGCCTTTATCGACCAAAAGTCGATGAACGATCCCGAGCCAATCACCATTCCGTCAGATTATAAGTACGGAAAGTCTCTTAAAATTGAAGAAAAAGAAATTCCTCTGACCGATGCACAGTCTACAGTTGTTCAAGACTCTGTGCCGACTCCGTCTCCGGAAGAAACAAAACCAGAAGAAACGACGGCAGTAGCTTAATATCTTATATTTTATGTCTTAGGGCGGATAACCATCAAAAGTTATCTGTCCTTTTGCGTGAACTTTTTCATTGAGGTTTTTCATACCGCATCTCTTAAGTAAAAACCTACAACTTTTTGTTTTAACAATACGTTTATGCCATTTCAACGTGTTCTCTTTGAGCACCAGAATAGGAGGATTATGATTCAAAATTCAAAGGGTAGAGAATGTTTGACTCTTGCTTTATGTGAGAGCAGACACGCATATCCAGAATGGATAACAGGCTCGATATTTCCAGAAAAGATACTCGATCCTACAGACATTTCAGAAAAGGATGAATTTTATCCCCTATTACACGAAGGGGGATATATGTAATGAAAATTGAAGAAAAGACCGAAAATGGTCTGGTAACATCTACTGTTTACACGGGCACAGCTACAGAAATCCGTGAATTGTATGAAATGATTGAAGCTGAAATTATGAATCATCATTCATATTTACGCATGTATTTGAGACACGCACCTAAATTTTTTCAGAAAAAATTATATTGGCTATCAATTGATTCCGGTTCAATTCATATCGGAACAAGAGGTATAGATTTTACTAGTAAATTAGTACTTAACACGAAACATGGTCATGTCTATGAATACATGCATTTTGTATTTCCTGATTCATTTTTACTTCTTAGACGTAGCAACGAGTATGAATATCGTATTGTTGATAATGCGATACAGTTCAGACGTTTACACACGTCATTTCCATTCATAGTAGATACTTTATTTATGGAACGGTTGTTAAAAATAGACAGCGTGAAAGTGAGATTAATATGAGTATGCGTAAATATAACGTTTGTAAAGCTTTCGGCTTTATCATTGAGGATTTTAAAATTCCTTATGGGAGTATTTTTGGACGTGATAACTATGGTCTGTACGTTTTCACACGTCCGTCTTATATAAATAAACAGGGTGAACTTCCTGTTTACCGTTTATATCCGTCAGAAGGATGGCAGTGTAATATTGAGTCCACTCCTACTACATGGCACATTATTGACCATTATCAGACTTTGTGCCTGTCTATGCGTAGTGGTTTTCGTGATCCACGCACAACACTTGCTAAAAAAATGTTACAGGCTGATCAACAAATTCATCAGATCGCCATGTGTTGTAAGCGTAAAGAACCACAGAAATATAACACACGTGGTCAATTCGGCTATATGGTGAACCCTTTTATAGGGATAGAAAGCGATAAACCGTCACAGATTGATTTGTTTTTAATGGCACATAAGAAAGTACCTAACAACTTAAAACGCGAGAAATAAGCCAATTAAACAGTAAATAATATACAAGAAACACAGCCTAAACACTGTGTTTTTTTGTGTGCAATGAAATGAGGTAAAATAATGAAATGTCCCTATAGACGTTTTGAAAATGGAGAGTTTAAAAACTGCATTGGAAAAGAATGTCCGGCAGTAATTGCTGAATCTCATACTGAAAAAGTATTTGAGTATGACAAAACAGAATATAGTGGGAATTCATACCATCCATATAATATGATAGAAAGAGAGAAAATCATAACAACTATCATAGGATGCAAATATACTAATTCAGGAATTGCACCCACCACACAACAAGATATAATAAAAGTATCTCAAAATGTTGGTGTAACAACGGTTCACAGAGGATTATTTTAACCAAAAGGAGAAAATATAAAAGTTTATATAAACTTTGAATATGATCGTTATGATCACAAGTATATTGTAAATGCAACATCCAATGCAGAAGAAGCTAGAATATTTTCTGATATTAATCAAACAGAATTATATGAAGATGCATCAAAATTATAAAAGTCAATATTGTTATTGCAACTTTTCAGATGAAATGTGTCATATCTCATTCAATCTTTCTCTTTTAACATCGGAATATGATAGCAAAAAAGCAGAAAGCGAATTACAAGATAAATTCAGTTCTATAATTACGCTTGTAGAAAAATTAATTTCTACTAAGCATACAGTAAAAGAAATTAATAAAACTCTTTCAGAACTTTATCCGAGTATTAAGTATTGTCCTGATGGAATACAGTTGCATGAAGAAGAAGTAATAGATCCATCTTAACAAAATTTGATCTGGCACTATACACATCAGACATGAAATATCAGTTAAAATTAGGAATAAAAGGTAAATAATCCTTAAGATTATGGGAGGAATTATTATGTGTGAATTTATATCGGGTATTATCTTTAAATCAAAAATTGTATTATGTGATAGAAATAATTCACATTCAGATTTACTTGAGCAATTAGATATTGAAGATACTACAGAAACAGCTCGTACATTATTTGTACGAGCTGAACTTATGCCATGTGAGGATGTTAGTGACGAGAGATATGATTCTTCTCTTTTCTCTCATATAAATCGATGGGAATTTAATGTAGATCAGGATATCTTACCAGATTGGTTTACAGAAGATCCAGAGAAATATGAAACAGAATTCCGTGACAAAGTTAAAGAGTGGATATCAACTCACGTATTCATAAATAAAAAAATGGATGTAAACTTATGTTCAAATAGTATATATCTTATTTATGGAGATTCAGAGTTGACTTCTTCTAATCATTTTTCAAATTGCAGTATATATATGTATAATACTTCAATTTTTCATGCAAATTGTCACAATTGTACTTTTATCCTGAATGATAAAGCACAATTAAATAATGTTTGCCGGAATAGCAGTATTTATATGTATGGTAAATCTCAATGTTCTTGCGAAGATAGTACGGTTTATGTAGATCATAAAGCAGTAGTGACAGCCACCGGAAAAAGTCATGTATATATACATTCTCCACAAGTAATAATTAATGCTTATAATTTTACTATTGTTCATGCTGTTAGTAAATATCCTACATTTATTGGTAAACAAAAGCCTAAAATTAATGCTCATCAATATGCGGTTATTTTATCAAACTACGCAAAAAAATATTTTCAGTTATCTTTATACGATGCCGCTATATTTATTGATGTTAAGAAGCAAACTGAAAAGAATATGAAAGCAAATGTATTAAAGCAGGAAGGAAAATATTCATGGCAATAGTAGGACTTATAAAGGAATCAGGCGAAATAATTCTTGATGAAGAAACAAAAACAGGTTATTTTATGTCGGATTTTACTAGCATTGGATTTATTTATGGTAATGGTAAATATGATTTTTTGGGAAGATATGACTGGGAAGATAAAGAAACAATAAAAAGTTTCCCTCACACTGTTATCAATAAAATATTTGTAGAAAATTCGAAAGAAGTGATAGAAACAACTTACGTACAAGCAGAATTAGATATGGGATTTTTATCACATAGTATAACTTTGAATTGGGGTAAACCTGTTTCATCATGGAAATTCCAAGTATGCTATACACAAGATATAGTACCAGATTGGTACTTGCAACAACCGGCTTTCTATGAAAATAAATTCAGAGAAGCTGTGCAAGGATGGGTTGATCGGCATGTTATTTTTAATCAGCCAGATTTCAAAATAATAAAACCCGAATATTATATACCTTGGGGTACTACCACAATTTCTGATTTTCCAGCAGGAACTACAATATATGGTAATGGTGCAGATTATATTTTTGATAAAGGTTTACACGAATAAATAAAAGAAAGGTTATTTTATCATGCAGAATTGTAAAAATTGTTCTGATCGTCACTTAAGTTGTCATTCAACCTGTTCTGTTTATTTAGATTTTCGCAAGAGAAAAGATGCTGAAAACAAGAAGAAAAAAATTGAAAATGAACAAAATTTTCTGTGTTCTTGTTATCACCCTCTTATCGTATAATTAAGAAAGGAAGAACTGTGAAAAATTTTATACAAAAATATATAGAACAAAAACAGAATATCGTAAATATCATGGTAAACATTACAAGGTAGGATAAGGAAATAACAAGTTTAAGAAATGAAATTTATTACTTAAAACATCCAATTGGAGAAATAGTATTTAATTTTGGAAATTTTTCTCCGGAAACACCATCAAAAGATACATATTTTATTGTATCTTATCTTTATAAAGGTACATTTTACAAATTATGTACCGCAAAGAAACGGCATAAAAATTATACAATTGAAAGAAAAGAAGATCAGGCGTTCATTACCATTGGTAAAAAATTTTTTATTGTAGCTAATGGATGTGTTTTTAAATCAGATAAAAATTGGAATTTTAAATGATATTTTAATGGTCGTCCTGTGGCGATATGATATGAAAGGAAATTAAATGATTAATAAATATATTGGATTTATACTCATAATTTTTTTATTAATTGTGACATCTGCTTTAAGTAGTATAATTCAAGGAAGACAGGAAAAAAGGGAAAAAAATATGTTTTTCCAAAACAAAAAATTCTTAGAAGTATGGAGGTTATTAAATGTTACCAAAATTAAATGTTATAAAAATTAATAAAGGTATGTTAAAAGGATCTTACTTCGTTGACGAATGGGATGCTAAATCAGTCTATAAAGTGCATGACAAACCTCATTGTACAACTGTAGTAGAAAAAAATAGTTGCTCTTTGATGGTTAAAGGTGATTACATTAATGATATTTTAAAATGTAATTATGATGATTTCTGGAAATGGTTTAAAGAGAGTGGTAAAATAATATATGTTTCTTGTAATGATCCGATACAAGCCGCTATTTTTTCATTTTTACTTGGTCAACATCAGCAAGATATAATATCAGATTATGAAATAGATTTCACTGGTTTTACCCAGTGGGACAATGATTTTAAATTCATGTATTATACAAATGATGGAGATATTTTATTTAAAGCTTATTTAGATTTTCCTACTGATAGGGGTAAAGAATTTTCAGATATTTTTCTTTCTTCTCCTCCAGTATTAATAAAAAATTCTCCAAGTAATTTCTGGAATTTTTTCTTCCACAGTAAAATTGTCCAAGGTGTACATTGTAAAACAAAAAAAGAAGCAATAGAATTCTGTGAAATAGCGAACACTCTTGGACAGAAATGGGGTGATAGAACTGATTACTCAAAAGATATAACCCGTTGGGAAAATTATAAAAAGGGGACTTATTATTCCAATGATGGCAGATATGGTATAATAGATTATTTCAATGAAAATAATTATACCATTTATGAGTTTTCTGACATTGTCAGTCAAAAATCAGAAAGCACTACAGCTGTAATAGATACCAAACAAATAAAATCAGATATCAGCGCACAGAGCGCGGGAAAAGAAAAGGAAGGTAGAAATATGAAAAACAATCTTATGGAAAAAATGATGGAAAGCTTTATGCCGAAGCAGGTATCAGGAGATGAAGTTGCTTTGACAATGGACGGCAGGATTGCCGTAAAACGTGGGAATGGAGATTATGTGGTGTACAACACCGATACAAAAACAATTGAAAATCAGATGAATTTGGTACTGAACGGCGAAGATATCTCAAAGCTGTGTTTCTTCATGCCTACACAGGTCTTGGTAATCGGCGATATTTACAAAGAAAATCAGACGTTCTATTGTGTTACCGGTGATACTAACGGCATTGTAAAAACTGTAAATCTGTCAACTGGCAGGGGAGCAAGTTCCGTAAAAGAAACCAATGTAATCTTGGGGACGAAATTCTTCCAGAAAGTTACTTCTTTATTTAATATGACAAATGGTGCGGCAGGTGGAATGAACCCGATGATGATGGCTATGATGATGGACGGAGACTATTATGAATCAGGTGAAAGCACTGACAGTATGTTTAAAATGATTGCTCTTTCACAAATGATGGGTCAGGGTGAAAACACTGGTATGGCGATTAATCCGATGATGATGGCTATGATGATGGGTAAATCTTCCGGAGGTGATGGAGATATGATAAAAATGATGATGATGAGCCAGATGATGAGCGGTCAGGGTGTAAATCCTTTTCAGACCATGTTCGGTGCACAGACTCCGGTATCAGTAAAACCTGAAACCGAAAAGACGAGAAAGAAGTCAACGGAAACCGCAGTTGTAGATGAGAGGTAAATTAAATGAAAAAAATGATATTTTCTTGGAAGAAGTTTTGTAATCATCGTTATAAAATGGGTGTTCATTGTAATACTTTGTCAGAAACAAAACAGTTTTGTGAATTATTAAATCGTCACGGATTAACATGGTGGACTGGTGATAGTTATTTAGAAGGTATTGAAGACAATTGGCAAAGATATAAAGATAGAGTAGTATTTAATAATCAAGGAAGTGTAACCTGTTTAGAGAATCATCTTCCTAAAAGGATATATGAATTTTCTGAACTTATACCAGAAGATTTTAAATTTCAAACTGTACAACAAAGAACTATGATAAGTCAGAAAGGATAAAATATGAATAAAGTATCAGCAGAAATTGTTCAGCATAAAAATCGTCTTGAAGAAATTTTGGGTATGAAAATTACTTTAAGTCAACTCTTTGCTATCCGCACTGGATGGAATGTCTTTTATGAAAATCCAGAAGTATACGGAGCTTCGTTAGTAACAGAAATGATTAAATTATGTTTATCAAATCAGGAACAAAAGGAGTAAGAACATGAATAAAGATATGTGTTTAACTACTCAAGATCAATTTGTATTTGGGGAGTTGACAAAAGATGGAACAATTTTTGGTGATGAAATCACTCAACAGATTATTCCGGCTATACAAATAGTAGAAGATAGAATTAAAAGTTTTACTAATTCTGTCATTAATTTATTTATTACAGAAAAAGAGTTTTATTCTTTCAATTTATCTGCTGTTATTATAGCATGTAAAGATTGTAATATACCATTAACTTTGTGGTATTATGATACAGTAACTAATAACTATGTTTCAAAGGAGATTTTGTCATGACGCTTTCAATTTTCAATAAGAATGGTATTCGCAGAGAAAAACGCGAAGTAGCTTCAATTAAAGAAGCAAAGCAGATAAGGCATTCATATCTGCGTTTAGGATATCCGTGTCCTAAATTATTTGATGCCAATGGACAGGAAATTAAAGATTTCGCAATCTGTTGATTGCAAGAAAGGGTAAATATGAAAGCTAAAATTGTTTCAACAATTTTGGTACTTGGTTTATGTATAGCAATACCAAATATGGTATCTGCTCATACTTCTGAACGTTCCAGTTCTGTATTATATATTCATGGAACGTTTTATGATTACGGAGATATTTTTATCTCTGACTCTAGTGAAAAATGGAATATGACAGCCTTTGATATGCCGGAGTATTCATCAGGAACGACAGGAACGGTAGTATTTGACGGATATAATACATCATCTTTTAAAGATGATGATTTTATTACATCTTATCCTGATAATTCTGTCTCTATTCCTTATCCTGCTGATTATATTCCCATAGAGGATATTGCAGAATATTCAGATGTTTCTGGTAATATTGTCCTTTACTTAAAGGATGTATCATACAGAAATGATGATCCAAAAGACTTATCTTATTCAGAGATACTTAAAACAGTTAGCAAGCGGTAATCCGCTCACTATATAAAATTCAAAGTTAAAAGAAAGATTAAAGGTAATTAAAATGAAAAAAATCAAAGAGTTCGTAGACAGTTCAGAAGCGGTTCAGGTAACAGTAGCATTCCCGGAAATCGTTGGATCAGTAACAATACAGGAGATTGAACATCGTCCTACTCCAAAAGATCCACTGGTAAATTCAATCGGAAGAATGTTTAATTTCAAGGTTGATCACAGAACAGGTCAGGTATCTACAGCTCGTAGATAAACGAGAGAGGGAGGATATTCAAATGACAAAAGCTACATACAACGGAAGATTGAAAATAATTGCTTATCTTGAATCTTTCAAAGATAGTAATATAGGTAAAAAGATAGCAGAATTTTGTGCCTGTAATTCTCCCAAGCTTCTGAAAGAAATTAAAGTAATGGTACAGAAAAGTGAATTTGAGATATGGGTTCAAGATAATTATCCAAAACACGAATCCAGTGTAATGGAACCGTGTTTTTATGATGTGTTACAAAAGAAAATAGATACATATAAACATAATTTATATATACAAAGATATACTAAAGCAATCGAAGAAACAAAAGAATTTTTGATAACTTTTAAAAATAGCGAAATAGGACTATTAATTGCTGATTTTTGTAAAAAAAAATACAAAAGATAAGTTAGAGGTTATTAAATCTAAGTTACTTGATTGTGGATTTACAATTAATATTATTTGCAAAAACAAACGAAAACCATATGCTTCTGATAATTATTTCACACTTGATTTACCGGAAGAAGTATTAAAAAGCAAAAAAAAATGCAGGATGTTTTTACTCTGGATTTATGTATTACTTCGATTATTTTGATATTGAAGATGATATAAAAGCATATACAATCGAGGAGGAAAAAGAATTAAATCAGTTATTATATGGATTGGTGGAATTATTGTTGTAGTTGTAATAAGCCTTGCTTTATTATTTGGTACCGGTTACGCTGGGGTATTGTACACTAACGTAATTAGAACAAAACAGGCAAGTGCTAATAATAATACTGCCTAATCGGCTGATTATTAAATGATTTTAAATGTAAGAAAGGGTTGGGATTTGTAAAAAAATCGCCGAGAGCTAAAATGGGCGCTTTGGAAAATACGAGTAAATTACCAACAGATTTGAGGGGTTATAGTTAAATGTGTAGTCATTTGTATAACCGCAAGATAAGTGAGGGAAATACTAGTTAGTAGCTAAAGTTAGTATAGTCCCCGTGGGTTGACTATACGAAAACGTGAAACATTACTTTTCTTACATTTTTAATAAATATTATTTTACCTTGAAAGAGGAGAAAAAAGAAATGAAAATCGGATTACAAATTCGGCTGAATAACTATGGATATGGATAGTAAATGAATATTTATACATTGTGCTTGGCATCGTATGCTAAATAATAATTTTACAAATTAAAATGATAAAAATAAATGAAAAACGCTTTTAATTTGATTAAATTCGAAATAAAAGCGTTTTTAGGCTCTGTGGTCAAACGGATTAAGACGTTTACCTCTCCGGTAAAAATTGGGGGTTCGAGTCCTCCCAGAGTCATTTAATCTTAGAAAGGATAATAAATGGATACATTAAAATTTTCTTGGAATAAATTTTGTGATAATTCTCATATGTGTGTCTGTTGTGTTACTGAATAAGAAGCACAGAAATTTTGTAAATTAATGGATAAACACGAATTAGAATAGGCTAACGGTGATAGTTACTTAAATCGTACAAGTTATTTATATCATCCAGAAAATATATGTTATTTTGAAGATGGAACAATGTCTAGTGCTATTTATGCCATTGACCATAATTCAGAATTCTATTATTATTCACAAATTTTTAAAGCTTCTGTTAATTTTCAAACTTTTAAAGAAAGGATATAAATTGAATATATAATTTTCGGCTGATTAGTCAAGTGGATAAAACATCACCTTCTCAGGGTGAAAACATGGGTTCAAATCCTATATCAGTCATAAAAAAGATTGGAGGAAAAATGATTAAAATTAAATTTCTTTGGAAAAAGTTTAAAATTATCTTTTTTGGGATAAGATTTAGAAATAATCCAAATGTATGTATTTACTGTAAAACAGAATCAGAAGCAATTCAGTTTTGTAAAATGATGGATTAATGGAGATATCATGTTATATGTGGGAGAAGTAATTTTCTCAAAAGAACTTGGGGAGAAAAATCCTGTCTATATTTTATTAGATGTTGTCACAAATAAATTAGTTTGTTGCACTAAAAAAGCATTTGTTCCAGTTATTGATTAGTCTGAAGGCTCAGAATTTATAGGTTCAATCCCTATACTAATCATTTGCGCAATAGTGCGCGATTTAAGCTACTATAGTAGCAAGAAAGGAGTTATTATGACTAAACCGTATTTTGAAGAAGAAGAGGAAGAAGAACATCCGGTAGATCCACGTACTTTGGATCACGAATCAACAAAGTAGTAAAAATGAGGGGGAATAATATTTTAAATTTATTCCCCTATATTATTGACTTTTACTAAATTTTATGGTAATCAGAAAGTAATGCTATAACAACGATTGAAATTAATTATTAAATAATAATTTCACTGTATAATGAAATTTTACAAATTACGCCTATTCTATGTTTTCGCTTAGTGGTTCATAGAATTAAAACTTAAATAAAATTAAGCATTGAAGAGACTTTTTAATCTCACACTATGGTAAGTGTATAATAGATCAAAATATAATACAAATGTTTACTGATTATTTATCATAATTCCACATATGTGGTGATAAGTAATCAGTAGAACAAAGGACTGTAAAGTTTAAAATTTAAAACTCTTAAATCAAAGTTTAAAAGCTAAAAGATCTTTTATAGCCGTTTCAGGCTTTTAAAGTTTAAACAAAAACGTTCACAGTTAAAAGTTTGATAAAATCTTTCTATTTAAAAAAGGTTTGGGGTTAGGCGCAAATACCCCGTAAGTACCGCAAAGCTATTATATAGTGATAATATTTATTTTATAATACTAATCCTCATGTTTAAAACATGAGGATTTTTAGGCTCTGTAGTCAAGTGGATAAGACGTTGCATTCTCAGTGCAAAAACGGAAGTTCAAATCTTCCCAGAGTCATAAACATAAATAGATTTATATTTGAAAGGAATAATTATAATGACAGATAATATTTCTTTTTGGGAACATTTCTTGAATTACAAAGAATTATCTATATGTACCATTGGTTTTAAACAGGCTGTTCATTGTAAAACAAAAAGAGAAGCAAAACTATTTTGTAAAATGTTGCATGAGCATGGTAGAAAGTGGTGTGATGGTTCTTCATATTTGTCTACAACAGAATTTTATTATTATGGAGATAATTCATATTATACTAATGATGGTCATGTTTTTGGTGGAATTTATGTGGAGCAAAAATATATTCCTATTTATGAATTTCATGATATTTTTCCTATTAATATTGATTTTCAAACGATAAAACAAAGAGGAGTATAAAATGATATGAAAACTGATATTATAGAATGGTATAAAGTAAAAATTCAAAATGAAATTAGACAGCAGAGATTAGACCAGTCAACATATATAGCATTACAAATAAAACATATAGATGCTGATAAGTACAGAGATGAAATAGTCTGTGGTGGGGGAAATATTGCATTTATTTGTAATGGTATGGGTGATATTTACGCTTTAGTAGGTTTATGTGAATATTATAAAATCCCATTTCCCATTTATGAAGATTTTATGTATAAAGAACAGACATATCCAATTTATTATTATCGAATAGATAATAATAAAGATACAGTATTTTCTTATAGTACAGATCCAAGAACAGAAGAAATCTATGATATAATTCATATAGATTAAATATTAAGGGCACGCAAAGGTTTCGACAGGGATTAGAACATTATGATTTCGCTCGGTTGATCTCGTTATAGATCAAAAAATAAATATAAACGCAAACAAATTACAAGCTGTAGCTTAATTGCTACTCCAAAAAACTTCCGAGATATTACTGGTAGGTTGTTGAGGATTAGAGACAAGTAACAGTTTTCCTATTTATGAAAATGGGATGGTGGATTAGGCAGAATTCGTTTTCTCGCCCCTAAACAGCGTAAAGAATTATAAATAGTATAATCTTTGGACATGGGTTCGATTCCCATCGTGTCCAGTATAGTTTTACAAGGAGAATATATGAAATCTTTTAGAATGAAATGTATAGACAACAGAAATAATAAAACTGATTATACAATAGGAAAAATATACATTGTTGTTAATGGAATTTTTATGACCGATGGAGAAAATCTAATGCCGACTAACTCATTTGAAGATTGGGAATCTTATTCTAGTTCCATATGGGAATTATTACCAGATATTCCAAAAGAATTTTGTACCTTTAAAACTAGAAAGAGGAATATGAACTGTTAATTTCAAAAACAGATAAAAATATCTTAGAATACTATGAAGAATATTATAAGAATACATCTTATCGTTTAGCTCATTCTTTTTGTTTTATTTGTAATAGTAAGCATGATGTAATTATTTTTATATCATGGTGTTTTAAAAATCATATTAAATTTTATGATAATATACAAGATCGAACAAATAAAGCAAAAGTATTAGATTTCTATATAAGACAATATAATTATTGTATTAATATACAACATGAATCCTTAATAATAGCTCCAGATGGTGTACCTTATATTGGATGCGTTGGTAATATTTTTAATGTACATTTTTATGTAAAAGATTTAGCAAGAACCTTTTCACCGTTTGATACAATGAAAGAAAGAATGGTTTTTATGGGAGAGAGCAAATAACTAACAATAGCATTCCCTTTTTATTTATCTGATTAAGTCGTTTATTGTAGCGATAAACGGCTGATTCGTGGCTAAGTAAAAGAAATTGGTACTTATCAGTTCAAATCTGAATAGCCACATATAGAGAGGAAAATAATATGTTTAAAATAGGCTGTATGGTAAAAATAAAATCATGGGAAAAATTAACTAAAGAAAATACAATTAATGAAGATGGTGATATTTTATTATACAATTCAAATGATTATTTCTTTAAAGAAGATAGACAATTATGTGGACAAGTATGTGTTATAGAAAAAAATATAAGCAGATTATGGAAAGGATACATAAAAATTAAAGTATTAAAAACAGGAGTAATAAAAATAAGACCTTGGCAGATACTTGAACATTATACTATTAATCCTTTATTTAAAACTTTTAAGGAAAGAAGAAATGAATAATAACTTAATTTGTTTTATAATTGATGATGGAAAAAATTTTATAGCAGTTATTAAAAATCTGCATAAAAATACATCTTTATATTTTTCAAATGATACAATAAATTTTGGTCAATTTACAATTATTATTAATGATTTAGGAAAAGAAAATATATTTATGGTTTCAGATTTTACTTTTCCTGAAATATGTAATTGGTGTTTATAGCCAGAGAGGAAATATTATGAAACAAATAGAAAAACTGGAACTTATAATAAAGAATTTTACCAAACGTTTTTTAAAAAAGAGAAGGAGAAAATTTATGGATTTCTTAAATGAGTTAGCCAAAAATATGTCAGAAGAGAACAAAAATAAAATTGCTACCGAACTCGAATTAGGAGGGTGGCATTTGGGAGATACTTTTCCTAATAATAAGGAAGTAACAACAGTTCTTTTCTTTATTGAGAATAAAATCCCAATTTTATGTAGAGCCATCTACGATGAAGAAGTATCCGGTTGGAAAGATGTTCGAAATGATTCTATAGTAAGTAATGTATTGGCTTGGAAATAAGGAAGGATAAATAGATGAACAATAAGAGAAAAATAGGAAGTACTATAATTTTGGTGTTTGTGTTTGTTTTCTTAGTAATAGTAGACTATAAGTCTATACATAATACTCCAAAACATCAATTGTCGGTACAGCAGAATAAACTAATTGAAGTGAAACAGCAGGTAAAAACATATAGTAATCAGGTAGATCAATATCACACTACTATTGATGCATTAACTGTATCGGAAAATGATTTACAGGATAAAGTAAATCAGTTAAAGGCTGAAAGCGGTCAGGCTCAATATTTGGTGACATTTGGTATCAAACAGTCTCATGTATTCTGGCAGGTAAAGGATAATATCAAAGATTCTATACAGGCATTAGATCTACAGGTTGCTGTTAGTAAAGAATACTATGACAGTGTTCAGATAGGTCAAACGATTAATGATGATTTTCGTATGGCATCTTTTGTATTCGACGGTTCTATCGGTAACTGGGATATTACTGTAAAAAACAAAGAAATAAAATAAAGAAATGTGTGTCCTTAACTCAATCGGGAGAGTAGTCGGTTTTATATAGACAAACAGGCTATTTGGGTTCGAATCCCAAAGGATACATTGAAATTTGATAAAATGTTGGCTTAGAGGTAGCCATCATCTAAGGAGTGGGACGAAATTAAAAGTGTGAGATAATATACATGTCTAATTGAACTACTTTTAATGGATAGTAAAAAGTCACCCCGTAAATGGTAAGGATTGATTTCCCTTTGGTGTAAAAACACATTATCAAATTTCTCATTGGGCTATCGCCAAGCGGTAAGGCACAGGACTTTGACTCCTGCATTTCACCAGTTCGAATCTGGTTAGCCCAGTTCATAAAGAATATATTTAAGGAGGTATTATGAAAAAATCCAATGATAATAATATAATTGATAAATATACTTTATTTTTAATATTAACTCCGTTGGTAGGAGTATTTTTAGTAATATTAATGATGCTATTTTTTGTACTTATACTAAAGTATATTATTTAATAAGTGATAAAATTAGGGACTATAGCCAAGAGGTTAAGGCACAAGACTCTGTTTCTTGCAGTTCGTTGGTTCGAATCCAACTAGTCCCATTAGTAAGAAAAGAAAGGAGTATTGAAATGGAATTTTCATGGGAATATTTTTGTAATGATAATGAAATGGTAGCGGTTCATTGTCCTACTCCAGAAAATGCAAGAAAGTTTTGCAGATTAATGTCTGAACATAATTTAGTATGGCAGACCGGACGTAATTATTTGGGTAAAAATTTGTGGTATGATCACAAAGAAAAAACTTGTTATACTAATCAAGGTTCTTATTTATCTCTTGAAGATGCTTATAGTAATTATAATATTTATGAATTTTCAGAAGTAATGCAGGTAGAAGAAAATGACATATAAATTTAAGGTTGGAGATAAAGTTATTTTTAAAACATGGAATGAGATGGAAAAAGAATAAGGAATTAATGAAGATGGAAATATTTGTGTACCATGTACATTTATGCGTGAGATGGAACGATCATCATATGGAAGAATTTTTATTATAACAAGTCAAGAAATAGATAATTATACTTTTAATGGGGAATCATGTCAATTTATAGAATTAACTCCAAATACAGGCTATTCTATTAGTGCTCAAATGTTAAAACCTGTTATTCCTTTTATTCCCTTTATGACTTTTAAAAATAAAATGAGGTATTCAAAATGATTTATACTTTTAAAGTTGGAGATAGAGTTAAGTTTAAATCTAACGAACAAATGTATGGGGTTAAGTGCCCTTCTGGATTTACTAAAGAAATGGGAGATACATTAGGCGGTAAAGAATCTATAATTCTACGTATACATCAGGAAAGAGGATATCAATATATTGATATTTCGATGGGTAAAAAACCATATGTAGCATGGAATTTTGATAATTCTATGTTTATTCCTGTTCCACATCATTTATCTTTTATGACTTTAAAAGAAAAAAGAACAATTTCAAAAAGATAATTATACATTTTATGCATTATTAATGCATAAATATACATAATAAAAGTGGGGATATTAAAATGGAATTCTCATGGAAAGATTTTATAAATAGTTATAAAGAAAATTATAACAGAAATTTTATTGCTTTAAGACAAAATAAGATGGAGTGGGAATTTAATGGTGATAAAGAAAATCTGCAACAATTACATAAGATTTTTATAGCAAAAAGAACGTTTTTAATTCATACAGCAAAATTATATGGATTAAAATTAGAGAAAGATGTATGGGATTCATCTTCTATTGAAGAATATAACACTGCTTTTGTTTTATATAATGATGGTTTATAGAAGAGACTATGATATTGTAGAAATATATGGCTTTTCTACTAATCCAGATAAAGCTATGGATATCTCTATTTCTGGACGGATTTGTTTATTTAATCGGTAAGGGAGAAAAATTAGAATGGGTAAAATAAATCGTTATAATTATGAACAAATTGTTGATAAATCTTTAAAATATACTGAAAAATATTTTGATAAACTTAAAGGTAAAACAATTACTCCTGAAACAAGAGTTATTGTTATTTCAGAAAATGTCAAGATATTTATTAGACATTTATATATTACTGGATTAGAAATTGTTGTAAATCACAAAGTAAAATCTATTGCATTACCAGATCAAAAAAGAAAAATTTGCTTTACAGATCATGAAAATAAATGTTATGATATTTTATAAGAGGGAATAGTATGAACAAATGGCTTAAAGAATATGATAAAGGAAAATATTATAAGCATATGGGTATTATTTGTTGTAATGCAGTTCAAGTTACACAAGTATATCAACATAATATACGTTTACGTCCATTTTTTCATTCTTATGATTTAGAAAAAATGTTAGAGATACTTTCACGTTATGGTATTATAATTATTACAAATCTCAATACCTATTGTGCTACAATATTAAGTGCAGAACGTACTTATGATATAGTTAAAAAGTATGAAGATGTATTTGAAAAACGTTCTTCTGAATTTCAGACGTTTAGGGAGAAACTGCATGAATAAATTATTAAAAATATATACTGATTGCCCAAAAGATCATATGGGCATATGTTGTGTCACGGAAGATCAAATGTTTCGAGTTATGGAGTATAATAGAAATCATCATTTGGATTGTCAATCTAATTGTCAATCTACTTCTAATAGATCTTTAAAACAAATATTACATGAGTATAACATGATTATAATAACAAATAGAAATACTTTTTGCGTTACAATGGCACATGCATCTTTTTGTTATGATACAATATTTACATTTAAAGATGTGTTTACAAGAACAGTTAAACCAGATTTTTTAACTTTAAGAGAAAAGATAGAATTAAAGTAAGAATAAATCTTTGATTTCATATTGTGATTATGTGATTTATGAATTTTCTGATATTAATAAAATTAATTCTGATTTTTTTAACCATGAAGAAAAGAAAAGAACTTTAATTGAATATATAATTTTCGGCTGATTAGTCAAGTGGATAAGACGCTTATCTCTCCGATAAGAAACATGGGTTCAAATCCTATATCAGTCATTTGAATAGAAAAGGAGAAGTAATATGTCATTATTATCAATAATATTGGAGATTTTTTTATATAATATAATAATAATTAGTATTTTTTGTTCTTTGAATATTAAAATAAAAGATTATTATAAAGCAAAAACTGATCTTTTTGCATATCTGAATAATGATAATGCTATTTATATGGTTTATAAACGTGGATTAATGATACATGGTAAGCATTATAAATATTTAATTGGAGATAAATTTAGATTTGGTAATAATTATGCTATAATAACTGGTTATGATCATTCAGAATTAGAACTATATGGAGATCTTTATTATATAGTAGAACAATGTAATTCAATGGGGATATCTATTTCTAGTGAATTCTGTATATCAGAAAGAACATTATCTCAAGCACAATGGATAAATAAACCAAATAAAAAAGAAGAATTTAAAACCTTTAAGGAGAAAATACGAACATAATGTTCTGGGTAGGAGAAGTATTAATTAATAAATTAAATAATAAAAGAGCAAAAGTTATAGAAGCTATTTATAAACGTAATGAAAAACCACTTATTACGGTAGAAATGATAGATGAAAACAAAATAGTTTATATTACAATTTTTCCAGAAGAATGGAAGGATGGGGAATAATATGAAAGAAAAAGAATTACAGGAATTAAAGAAGAAAGCAGAAAATTGTGTATTAAATTCAGTAATATGCTCTAAATCTGAATTATGTGAAGCATGTCCTAACAATGTTTCGGCATCAGAAGTGTTACGTTTATGTTTGGATTATGAATTTTTAAGACATAATTATAATTTATTTGGTTAAAAATCTGCGAAAGCAGTTTTTTATATAGTAATTGTAGACGGGATTTCTTGATGAAAAGGAGGTTTGCTATGAAGGGTATTAGAGCACCTAGCATTTTTAGAAAAGTTTTATAAAAAGTATTGACAAAGTAACCGAAACGTGGTAAAATGAACTTACAAAAACAAAGAGCAAAAAGCTCGCCTAAAAATGGAGGAAATAATTATGTCTAAATCAAAAGAAGTTGGATTCGTAAAAGTTGCACTGGTAAAAATTCTGAAAGCTGATGGAAGTGATTTTGTTACATCTAAGTTTGCAATTGCTTCTTCAATCGCTGATACTGTATTTGCAGGTTCTCTTGTAACCGTAACTGGTGAGTACAGTGATACTCCGGTACGTGTCGCAGAAGTTATTACTGCCGATGAGTGTGCAAGAAGATACAAGAATTCCGTGTACAATCATGTTGTATCTCTGCTTAATCCTGATTATGTGGATGACGACGAGATTATCGGTCTTACCGCAGAGGATGCTAACACATTTGTACCGGCAAAAGACAAGAAAATCGCTCTTATCTGCGTTATGAAAGCTGATGGTATCAAGTGGACAAACTACAAACTTGCTATTCCGGCAAGAATGCCTGTAAAAGCAGGAGACATTGTTACAAATGATCTCTTTGACGGTTCTTATCTCAGAGTTCGTGAGGTAATTACAGCTGACGAGTGCGCTCGTAGATACGAGAAACCGGTAACACATGCAGTACATTCTGTTGTTGTTGATGTACCGGCTGGAGAGAAAGTATATGGTTTGACTCCGAGTGAGAGACCTGAGGATATTGAAGCGGCTACTAAGGCAAGAGATGCGAGAGCATATACTAAAGTTGATCGCAGAACACCAATCTCTATCGACTTTTCTTCTGTTGGAGAGACAAGTAGAGAAGACGCAATTGTTGCTATCGTTCTTGCGGCAATTGATGCTCTCAAAGATTGATAATTAATTAAATTAAAGCGTCTACAGTAATGTAGGCGCTTTTTTCGGCTGATTAGTCAAGTGGATAAGACGCTTATCTCTCCGATAAGAAACATGGGTTCAAATCCTATACCAGTCATAAAAAGATTGGAGTATAAAATGTCTGAACAATTTAAAATTGGAGAACGAGTATGAATAAAATCTTGGAAAGAATTAATTAAAGAGTTTCCGTTAAGAGATTCGACTACTGTATCAATTTATAATAACGTGACAGAATCACATTTATATACGTTTTATACTAAAAATTTTATTGATTTATACAAATATGGGAGAATAATTACAATTCAAGATTCATGGAAGGATAGAACTAATGTAATTATTAAAACTGAAATTGAAACAATAATTATTGATATGAAATTAATAACTAAAATAAATCCTATATTTATAACATTAAAGGAAAGAAGAAAATAAAATGAAAATTATCTTAGAAAAACAATTTTGGGAAGAATTTTTAAATCAAAATAATGATATTGTTGTTTGTTGTCATACAAAAATAGAAGCAGAAACATTCTGTAAATTAATGCACGAACATGGATTAAAATGGAAAAGTGGTAACAGTTATTTAGATATTAATAGGTGGAATAATCTATGTATTGATAAAAAATATAGTGTTAATTATACTAATCACGGATGTTACGGTACTTGTCTGGATTTTGAAAAGAGACATGACTATATGATTTATGAATTTTCTGATATTATATTTAAAAAAAATATTTCTTTTTTAACATTAGCTCAAAGGAGTTTATAAATTATGATTAATTTAGAAATCTTTTGGAAACAATTTTGTGATCGTCATAATCATATAGCTGTTAATTGTGTTACTGAATAAGAAGCACAGAAATTTTGTAAATTAATGGATAAACACGAATTAGAATGGGCTAACGGTTGTTGTTATAATACAGAAAATACAGGATGGAATTGTTATAATAAATCTATGTGTTATAGTAACAGCGGAACATACTGTAACCTAGATGGCTATCGAGTACGTCATTATACTATTTATAAATTTTCTGATATATTTATTACAGATAATTCTAAATTTATGACTGTAAAGCAGAGGAATACAAAATGATAAGTCAAGAGGAATTTTGGAAAAAATTTTGTGAACAAAGATTTCATATGACCGTTCATTGTAAAACAGAACAACAAGCACAACAATTTTGTCAAATGATGAAAGAGCATGGATTAACATGGAGATCAGGGAATGAACACTTAAAAAATAACACTTATTGGGAAGATTATAAAGAAGATACATGTTATTCTAATGATGGTGGCTATGGATTTATGGAGTTTTATACAAATTGTGATTATGTGATTTATGAATTTTCTAAGATATTTATTACAAAAAACACTATGTTTATGACTTTTAAGCAAAAATCATATAAATGCGGATGAAATCTTCCTTTCATTGAATAATAAAATGTACTAAATAATGAGGTAAAAATATGCATAAAATATTTACGATAGAAAAATTTGTGAAAGAAAAAGATAAGCATAAAATGGCTATAATTTGTAAAACAGAGAATGAAGCAAAATTACTTTGTAAAGAACTTGATAAACAGGGGCTTTGTTGGAGTACTGGAGTGAGTTATGTTGGTAATACTAGGTGGTCTCTATTTAGTCCACAAACTAGAGCTAGATTTTATACAAATAATAATAAAATAGGTATTATTGGTAACGGAGATATGGAAGGTTTAGATTATTGCTTTTTTACAGAAACTCGAATGAAAAATAGAATTTCAAACATTTTCAAATAGACAAGAAAATTCTAAATTATAATATAGTTATTGTTCCTGTTATTCTTATAAAATCTAATAATAATGATAATGTGTTTTTTCAAACTTTTAAAGAGAGGATATAGAATGCACACTTTTACAGCAGGTCAGAAAATAAAAATAAAAAGTTTAAAAAAATTAATAAGACAGTATGGTACAGTACAAAGTATAACTGTCCTTGGTATGAAAACATTTCTAAATTTACCGGAACGTTCTATGACTTTAGATTATATATCTTGGGTATATGGGTATGAAAAACATTATACAATCATACGTAAAGTGGAATGCGCATATTATGAAGTAAAAGAACTTTCTAGTGTACATCTAATTCCCGTATCGTTAATAGAACCATGTAATAATTTAAACTTTCAGACTTTTAAAGAAAGGACTGGATAGAATTATGACTAGTTTTAAATTTTGGAAAAATTTTAATGATCAAAATTTAGATATCATGATTTCTGTAAAAAATGTATTAGAATATTTTGCTTTATGTAAATTATTAACTGATAAAGGATATCATCATGCGGGTGGTGCAAGTTATTTAGAATATGCGTTACAAAACGCAATTACTCATGGAGAAATGCGGGGAATATCTAATCATGGATTATATATGATGGCAAGAGTTCCTGCGAATATGTATCGTTATACCATTTATGATTATGAAACAGTCCTATCTTTTATAGGATTAGAAAACACAGATTTTTGTACTTTTAAAGATAAAATAAAAGTACTTAAATAGAATTTATGAATTATTGTAACTTGAAACTTAAAAAAATTATTAAAAAAAAAGAAAAGAGGATATTAGAATGGGTCAGAAAGTAATTTATTTAAATAAAGTAATAGAAATTGGTGGAAAATATTATTTCACTTCTCATGAAAAAATGGGAGAAGTTCTTTCAGTAAGTGAAGATACAAAATCTATGGATGTACAATGGGCTGATGGAACAAAAGAAACTCTTTCAGATGCATTAAATACTATTAAATCCACAGTCGTTATTGTGGATAATACGGAAGTATATTGTAGTATTACTTCTCGTGTAGCTGAAAAAATGGGAATTCCAATTGAGAAATTTAAGAAAGATCCTACACCGGCAGTAGAAGAAGGAACAGAAAATATTCCTCCGGTTGAAGAAGAAATGATTAACGCAATGTCTCATAACGGAGATATCATGAGTATTTATGGAGAGGTAACTTTTCCCGACGAACTGGGAGAAGATCCTGTCTTTATATTACTTGACCCAACAGATGATAAATTGATCTGTTGCAATGTAGAAGCATTCAAAGAGAAATATGTTATAGAAGAAATAGTTTCTACAACATTGGCAATGAGTGGAAATTGGTCTCCAACTCCCGCAATAGTTAAGGAATTGAATAAACAGATCATAACTTTGCTAACAGAATATAAGCATAAGGCTAGTTTTGCCGGAGTTCAAAAGAACTTGGAAGTTTGGGCACAAAATAAGGCGGGTCTTGCTAATATGATGAGTAAACATCCGGGGTGGAATCCTGATAAACTGTGGATTGAAACAGAAGAGCCGTTTGATCTACAGAAAAATCCTGAAAATATACAGATGTTCTTTGATACAATCATAGATAAATCTAATGAGGTATTAAAGCTATCTGTATTTGAAGTCGGAGGAGATACATATACTTATGATGAACTTGCAAATTTTGTAAGTGGGATACAACGTTTACTTGAGTGTGGATTTCAGGCAAAGAATACTTCTGGAAGATATAAAACAATTCTTAATCCGACATATGATACAAAAATGCGTAGTAAAATTGTTGTATCATACGATGGTAAAACAGAAGATGAAATAAGAGGGTTTTATAAAGAAATTCATAGAATTTATCACGATGCTGATCAGTATACAAAAGAATCTAAAGATAATTATGATAAGATTAAGAGGTTCTGTAATAAATTTAGAGAAATTACAGAAGATTTCATCACGGGAGATCTGAAAATGTGGGTGGATAATTATTTTCCTGAATTATCTGTTCATGATGGTCAAAAAACTTCAAAAATTGTTCGTAAATTCTTTGATCAATTCCCTGACATTACAGGTATTAAGGGAACTAAAGAAGAAGTTGTTATGGATGAGAATGGAGAACACACAACTCGTACAAAGACTATAAATGTATTTGAGATTGCTTTTGCTAAATATTCGGATTCTATTAATCCGGTTGCCGCAAAACGTAAAGTAATTTTCTCTATCAATCCAATCGACTTTTTAACTGAAAGTTTTGGTGTAAATTGGAGTTCATGCCATACAATTGATAAGCAGAATCTTAGACATGTTGATTCTTCTCATAATTATCAGGGTATGAATTGTGGAGGTTGTGTATCTTACATGAACGATAGTTGTTCTATTGTAATGTATACGGTTGATGGGAAATATAAAGGTAAAGAATTCTGCTTTGAATCTAAAATTCAGAGAAATATCTTCTTTGTTGGAAAAGACTATTTTGTACAGTCAAGACAGTATCCTGATGGTCGTGATGGAGGACAAAAATCTCTTGCAGAGCAGTTCAGAAAATATTTCATTAAAATGCTGGGCGATTGCACGGAGCTTGAGAACACTAATACTAAATGGAAAAAAGTTTCAGGTTCAAATGAGTGTTCTAATGTAGCAACAGATTATCAGGGAGCTTTCCATTATCCTGATTATCGAAATGCTTCTGAATGTTCGGTAAGTTATTACAAGTATACATCTTCTAAGACGGCAAAAGTAAATGCAAAAGATAAGATTGTCGTTGGATATACTGCATTCAGTATGGTTGATGGAACACCTCTTGAAAAGAAAGACAGACTTGATAATAAGGGCTGTGAAGATTAATAAAAGTTACGCAAAAACCGATAGCATAATTACTATCGGTTTTTGCGCTTTCAAATATATATAATAGTTATGTATATTTTAGAGCGCAAAATAGAAAGGGTATATATGGAAAATTTTACTTGGGAGTGGTTTAAAGATCAAAAACAGTCAAAAGCCATTATATGTCACGCATATAATGAAACAGTTATTTTATTTAAGATGTTAGACGCTCTAAATTTAGGTTGGGGATGGAATTTACCTGATAGATCTACAGATGAGATTATTGATCCTTACTCTAAGTACAATCCTTGGACAATTGATAGTGATTGTTTATATGTAGATAATAAGGGTGATGCCGTACATACATTAAAATCTGCATTAGAGCGTTATGAAATTATTATTGATTTTAAAGATATACCGATAGAACTTAAAAATGAATTTTATGATAAACCTATTTTAAATTCTAATAACTTTTTCCAGAGATTCGTGGCAGAAAGTTTTAATATAGGAATAACATGTACAAATAAAAAGCAATTTTTACAATTTTTAGTGCTGATTGTTGAAAAGCATCCAGAAATTATTTTGGATGAATTTTTAAATACACATTTTAATGAAATTATACAAGAAGCTTATTCGGAAGTTAATCGAGTTGCCGCATATAAAAAATATTATTTTTATTGCGTTTATAATACAGATGATCAGAATATTTGTTATGTGGGATATATTTATGATGAAGATATTAATGGCTTACAATTATGGGAAAAGTTAAATCATTTATATGATTTTTATGAAGTATTTCCATATATAACAGAAAGGGTAAATGAGATGAAAAAAGAACATGATGTACCATTTTCTTGGGAAGATTTCTTTAATGATAGTAATTATTATTACGTTTATTGCAAAACAAGACAGGAGATATCACAATTTTTTGATTTTCTAATTCAAGCCGGAATAGCTACGTATGTAGAACTGGAAGAAATGATTAAAGATAGAGAAGTATTTTTAAATCAGGTTTTAGACGGATCAAAAAATGGTATACTGGTAGATAACCGCGGTGCATGGTACAGTTATCGAGATATAGATGCAAGAGATAAATATGTCTATACTTTCGAAGAAGTACTTGAAAACAGTAAGGGAGAACAAATGGACTTTAATCAAGTAGACGAAGTAATAAAGAATGGAGAAATAGAAATGGATAATACAGAAGAAGTAAAAGAAAAAGAAGTAACAGAAACAAAAGCGACGGGAACTGAAATTACTATAAATACAGTAGTGGATAAAGAATTACCAATAAAAAATACAGCTTATTCAAGTAAATGTTGGAAAATGAAAGTTACAGCAATTTCTGCTATATCAACAGCTCCAATAGGTAGTGTAATTTTAAATAAAATTTATGAAGTAAAAGATGGAATTATAATATTGGAAAATGGGATTAAGGCTAAAAAATCTTATTTTTCATATTATAATTTTCATACAGAAGATACAGATTATGGAGATAAGGCTGGTATATCTTGGCAATATATTTATAATTATACAGATACGAAAAAAGAAAAGAAAAAAGAAAAAGTTGTTGACACAGGTATACCTTGTAATAAATTTCTTGAAAGATGTTTTAGACCAAAACAGGATAAGCTAAAAGAACAACTTATTAAAGATCTGAAAGAAGTGGGATATGCTCCGATAGTTGGTGATGGATATATTTATGCTGTGGGAGATTTTCCTGTTCTTTTAACAGCACATATGGATACGGTTCATAAAAGTGCTCCATATGTAATTGCTATGGGATATTTAGAAAGAGATAAAAAGAAACTAACTGGAGTAATGTCTCCTCAAGGAATAGGTGGGGATGATCGTTGTGGTATTTATATGATTTTACAATTAGTGAAAACATATAAATGTTCTATACTTTTTTGTGAAGATGAAGAAATTGGTTGTGTAGGAGTTAAGAAATTTATAAAGTCAATGCCGGGAGTAGTAAATAATTTAAAAATTCAATGTAATTATATAATTGAACTTGATCGTAAAGGCAGTGATGATGCTGTATTTTATAATTGTGATAATAAAGATTTTGAGACCTTTATCACAACTAAAACTAAATTTAAAAAAGCTTTCGGATCTTGTTCTGATATATCTTATCTTGCACCAGCGGTAGGACTTGCGGCAGTAAATTTCAGTTGTGCTTATTATAATCCTCATACGGATGATGAATATGTACTTTTGGAAGAGTTGGAAGAAAATATAGAGGAAATTAAAAAACTTCTTACCATATCAGAAACCTGTGGCGCATATGATTATATAGAAAAAACTTATAATTATGCCGGTGGTAAAGGTTATACAAATAATTATCATAATTATAATGCAGATGATGCTTATGATGCTGAAGAGGATTATGCTAAAAGTTATTTCAAACCTGTTAAAGCTACAAAGAAAGATAAAAAGTCTTCTGTTATAAATAAATCAAAACCGAAATCTATTCCTGCGGACACTTTAGATATCACTATGGAAGTAATATTTTTTCGTTCTGGTATTGAAACCACTACAGAAGTATCTGGATTCACTAAAGCAGAACTTTGGTTTAATTTTTTCATGGATAATCCAGATATCTGTTATAACGATGTCTCAGATTACAGTATTTTTTAAGAAAGAGGTGATATAATGGGTGGAGATAAAACAGTAGGTGGCTATATTTCTGACATTGATCGTGGTTAAATAATGTATCACAAACATTGTTAAAATTGGAGTACTTAGTTGGTCTAAATGGAAGGACGCTTATGCGTAGAAACGTGAGTTCGATTCTCACACTGAGATTATTGGAGGTATATAAATGAGACAATTTAAAGTTGGACAAAAAATTAAAATTAAAAAATTAGAAGAATTAAAAAAGTATGGTGAAATAGACTGTGATGGTAATTTACGTTTTTATGATAGTGAATGTTATTTTATACGGAAAGATGAATATAAAGCAATAAAAAATAAATATATGACCATTACAGATATTCATTATGGTATAAAACAGAAGGGACTTCAATATTTAGGTTTTAACGCAGAAAAAGAATATGATGGATTTTTAACAAATGAAATGGTAACAACATCAACAAGTGAAAGTCCTTTCTTTATGACTTTCAAAGATATTATACTGAGAATAGATAATGAAAAGTGATATGAATAAATTTATAGAGCGTAAAGATGATATTGAAATACTTGTTACAACAAAAGATCAAGCAAGAATTGTTTGTAAATTTATGAAAAGATTAGGTTGGACATGGGAACACGGAACATCATATAATAATACTTATTGGTCTGAATGTATTTCAAGGGTGTATTATGATAATCATGGGGGCGCACATACCGTTCCACATAGTTTGTCAAAAACCACTATTTCGTTTCAAGAATTTATAGAATTTTTAATATTTTCTAAACATAAGAATTTTTTAACTTTTAAAGAGAAAGAAGAATATACAAATTTTATAAATAGTTAATATAATTAGACAGGAGAGACTACAATGAAATATATAGAAAGATTAAATTATAACAATAAAATAACCATTAAATTAGTGATACCAAGTTCATGTAATGCTCATTGTCAATTTTGTTATATGAATGATTATAAAGATATAATGAAAAATAATCAACAAGAATTTTTAAATCATTTTATTGATTCTTTGAATTATCTATTAAAAAAGATCAATAATAAAGATTCTGTGTCTTTAGATATTACTGGAAATGAACCTACATTTGATATAGAATTATTAATAAAAGTATTAAATATGTTGAAGCAATATAATATTCAAGATAAAGTTTCTAGGGTTACATTTACAACAAATGGATTTAATCTATTAAAAGTAATTCCATATTTTAAAAATGTGATTAATTATGTTAATATTTCAATGCATCATTATAATCAGGAAGAAAGAAATAAAATATTCAAAACGAATACTCCTTCCAATTATGATTATAAATTAATGGTAGATAAATTAGCAGATATTGGAATAAAAACATCTTCTACCTGTGTAACATATAAATCTATTGAAAATTTTAAAAAGTTTATGAATATTTATATATCTTTTTGTAAAGAAATTGGTTTTGTTTCTGTTAGATTTAGGGATAATGTTTTTTGGAAAGATAGTCAATTTGATATTTATATGAATTTAGCTTTGAATGATGATCAATTTGAAGTTATTCAGTGTGAGAATACTTCCGATAGTAAATGGTGCAGACTTAAAATGAAAGATAAATTTAGAGTCTTTTTTTTACATGGAGTAAAAGATACTTCTTCTGTAAGTAAAGGAATAGAATATGTAATTGCAGATGATGGAAAATGTTATACTGATTTTTATAAAAAAGAATCGATAGAAAATTATAAATTGTTAATTGGTAAAATATACGATATTAAGTGAATGGAGATATAAAATATGTATAAAAAATTACAATTGATTAAAAATATATATGTAATAGATGCACAAGAAGAAGAAACAGATTTAATGATTTACGGAAATATTTCTTTTAAAAGACAAAATCGTAATCATTTTACATTTGTAGTTGGACAAACATATGATTATAAATCAGTTGAGAATGGTATCATTATTTTTTCAGATAATCAAAGAAATGATAATGAATTTAAAATTTTGATTCCACAAAAACGAATATTACAGTATGTTTGTGTAAATTAAAAAAAAGGATGAATTATTATGACAAAAAGACAAAATGAAAATTTGGATAATTGTTCAAAAGAACAATTAATTAATATAATTAAACAAATGTATTCTAATGAATTTTCGATTTCTGAAATTTTAATAGATGCTTCTAAACAACATATAGATAATGATGTGGCTTTAGAAAAAATAAGACTACATTTATACAATAATAGTTTTGATTTTTCTATTTCTATACCAGAACAAATCAAATATTTTTTAAAGATAAGGAAATAATATTATGATAAATCCATCTAATACTTATTTTTTTAAAGAAGGAGATATGGTAACTATAAAATCATGGTCAGAGATGGAAAAAGAATATGGAACTTTTTTTGGGAATATTTGTACACCTTGTCGTTTTAGGCGGGATATGGAATCTTTATGTGGGTATAGTTTTATAATAAAGGGTATCACAAATTCGCATAGTAATAGATTTGGAAAATATCAAACATTTTTGTTTAAACGTCGTTATTTTATTGATAATTGGATGCTTAAACCGTATAAAAGAACAGAATTTATGACATTTAAAGAAAAGTTAAAGGTGGAATTATTATGACATATCATTTTAAAATAGGACAGGAAGTTCAGTTTAAAAGTTGGGAAGAAATGAAAAAAGAATACGGATTAGATGAAGATGAAGATGGAGATATAAAGACACCGATGTGTTTTTGTACAAGAATGAAACATTTTTGCGGAACGAGCGACATAGTAGAAGAAATTAAGGAATATGAAGATGATTATGGAGGATTTTATCAAAAAATTGTACTTAGTTACTTTAAAAGTAATAGTTTTGATAATTACATGTTTAAACCAAAAATAACTATTCAAAATTTATCTTTTCAAACATTAAAAAATAGAATGAAGAACTGAAATTAATGTTGGTTAAATAGAAAGGAATAAAATTATGAGTGATTGGACATATATAAGTGGTGTATTAACAGTTTCTCCCATGGGAATAACGCAAGCTGAAAAAAGATATGTTCTTGATACTGTATTAGCTCATTTACCACTTGTCACAGGTAGTGAAAGAGATATGAATATGTATGTAATTCTAAAAAGGGGAGAGAATTCATCGTGTACTGTTGATGAGTTTGGAGAAAGTACAAACAATTTAACAGATAGTTATGAAGGTCATAATCGTAAAAATGGATGGTTAAGAACACAAGATGAATATCTTTTAGTCGTAAACGGAAGTTTCAGAGATAGGGTATTCAACGAAACTTTACGTGAATTTAATAAATGGATTTGTAGATTAGCTAAAAGAATTTCTGTTGAAGAAGTTCTTGTAGAAGTTAAGGGTTATAATGAAAATATTATAATAAAAAATGATCATCAAATTTATACAGAAATGTTTGAATATCCGAGTTGGTGTGATAAAAAATCAAAAAATTGGTGCGAATATTTACTGTGGGAAAAAGTGGAGGAGTAATATGGATAATTTATTTATTAAAAAAGAAGATGGATCGTATATTATGACACCTTTAAATAAGCAGTTAAATAGAAAAGCAGGAGAAACGATAGAATTATTATTTGATGTATTATTAGACAGCGGAATTACTAATGTAGAAGCTAAATATGTTATTGATATGGTTACAGAAGAAGTAATGCTTAATAAAATACTTAATTTACACCCCATATTAAGATCAATCTAGGTATTATATTACTTATATATGCTTTTCTATGGGTATGTAACGAATAAATTTAATATGAAACTACACTTTCAAAAAAGGAGAAAATATGCTTAAAATTATTTACGAAGAAGGAGGTACAGCTTTTTCTGATTTCGGTTTACTACAACAGGCAAAAAGTATTATAACACATTATCGTGAAAATTCAAATGAAGTATGTACAGTAAAAGTATCAACAGAAGATATACTTGATGCATTAAGATTATGTGTATTAAAAGGAGATATAAGTTATTCTGAAATTTGTTTTATAATAAATGGAGAGGTAATAGAAATAGATGCAAAGGCAAATTATACAAGATTACCTTCTATGGCATTTGATAATATAAGCGATATACTTCGTGAAATAAGAGAATTAAGAAAGGGTAAGAATGGCTTCTCAAAATAAAAAGAATAAAGCAAAGAATAGTTATATCACTAATGGGTATGATAAAAAAGATGGGAAATGGAAACGATATGCTTATTTTACAAAGAGAAATAGAAGTAATATAAAAATGGAGACAAATTATGACGTTTAAAGAAGTAAGTAGGGTTGAATGGGAAACATCACGTAAAGTAAATGGTAAGTATGAAACGGATGGGAGAACAGTTGGATCAAATTAGGATTCTTTTGGCATTATAGTAGAAAATATTTTATATCACGAACCAGAAAAAGAATGTCCTTATAATTTTTGTGATCTAATTTTATCTAACGAAGTTATTATTAGGGAATTTGATATAAAACAAGTAACATTCAACACTAAGAAAGGGTAATTATGAAAAAAATAATATCTATTATTTTATTAATAAATATAATAGTAAGTTTGACAGGATGTGGAGGAAAAGTAGAAACTAGAAATATCAAAAGTTGTGTGTTAGATAAGCAGACGACCAATAGTTCTAGTGGTACTTTTATCTTGGGCATGGGTGTTTTTAGTTCGGATACAGATATTACTACAAAATATTATATGTATATTAAAAGTGATGAAGGTTACAGACTGCAAGAAATAGATAGTGAATATTTACAAATAGTGGAGACAGATAAACGAACTCCTAGCATTAAAGGATATTTTTCTAGTGACGATGGAGTATCAGGTGGAATAATTTATGGTGGACAGTATACGGTGTATGTTCCTACCGGGACGATCACACAAGAGTATAAAACTAAAATTAATACTGAAAAGTAAAAAATACGAATGAAACATAGATTTCATCCGATCTTAAAGAATAGAGAATGGAGAATTGATTATGGATACCGTGAGAATGTGGCTATGTACAGGCATTAAAAATAAAGCAGATGAAAAAATGTTTACACTGAATGAAATCTACATTTCAGACGATCAAGGTTTTTGTATTACAGATAATAAAGGACAGTCTCAACTGGGGGAATATATGTCTGTTGGTCAAATTACAGATTATTATCAAATAGATTTTATACAGATTTCTCCATACCTCAGTTGTCCTATTTGTGGACATCAAATGTATATTGTAAATAAGCAAGGTCATATGAAAAAAAGGATATATTGTGATATGTGTAAAAAAGCAAAGAATAAATATATATGTTATACTTGGGATGATATTAATCAAGGATATAAATGGTATGACGCTAGTATTTATACATATAGAACTATATTTCTTTACTTAATTGATGGATCAATATTTGAAGGTAAATAATTGTGAATATAAATAATTTTTGTCGTTCAAAAGATAAAATGGCTGTAAAATGTGATAGTTTAGCAGAAGTAAAAGAGTTATTTATTATATTTCAGAAATATCATTTAGAATGGGCTAATGGTACTGTATATAATCCAAATTATTCTTTTATATATAAAGATGATTATGAGAATATATTTTTTACAAATAAAGGTACTACAGTACATTTATTCTATGCTCAAATGAATAATATTAATTTATATACTTTTAAGCAATTAAAAAATATTTCTCAGGATTTTTTGATTATTGCGGAAAGGAATTTAATATATGAAAACTAATATTTTTCATGTTGGTGATATTGTCACAGGAAGCAAGGATAGTCTATATGGATTAACAAATCAATTTATGTTAGCGGGTGAGATTATACGTATTTGGGATGATGGATATATAACAATTCGATATTTAAAAGGAAGAGATCAAAAATGCATAAACCATGTGTATACTGTATGTTCACATGAATTTGTTCTGGTTAAATCAAAATCAATTGAATTTTTAACTTTTTCTGATAGAATTAAATAATAAATATAATTATTCTGCGGACATGGCGTAATTGGCAGACGCAATGGACTTAAAATCCATTGTCCTTTTGGGCGTGAGGGTTCAAGTCCCTTTGTCCGCATAAAATATTTAAAGGAGGAATAAATGAGAATGGAATTTTTTATTATGTTATCACAAGAAAAACAAATATATACTATAATTGCAACAGAAAGACAATTAAAAATTTTTATGATTTATTTTAAACGATACGTAAAAAACGATGAAAGCTTTTATAAAAGTTATTTTGATTCAGCTTGTGATTTATTAAGACGGGGTAAACGAGTGGGATTATGTTATTTTTGTGTTGCTAATGCTTCCAGTTTTATAGGAACTACTTTTACACGTTATTTTATAAATGAATTATATGCTTCTAATAGTCATAATATTTTCTTAACCTTTAAAGAAAGGCGGTTATACGATGACAAATGATTTTTTTGTATTATTAGGACAGTCAAAACCTGTCTATACAATTATTAAAACAGAAGATCAATTAAAATTATTTATGTTTTATTTTAAAAAATATACACATCAGGATGAATGTTTTTATAGGGACTATTTTAAAGTCGCAAAATTTTTAATACACGAATATGGAAAAGTGGGTGCATGTAGCTATTGTGCTATATTAGTTGAAGGGTATGGAAGTAGTTATAAATATTATGATATAACAGAAGTGTTATCTTCTATTAATATGCATGCCTCATTTTTAACTTTTAAACAAAGAGTACAAAAATAACTATAAAATTATAAATTATATAGATAGGAGAAATATTATGGAAATAAAAGGAAAATATAATACCGCAAAAATATTTACCGATAATATAGATACAGAAACAATTTCAGAAGTGATGAATTTACTGAATCAAGAATCGGTTAAAAAGCAAAAAATAAGAATAATGCCTGATTGCCATGCGGGGGCAGGGTGCATAATAGGTACAACCATGACAATTATGGATAAGGTTATACCAAATATTGTTGGGGTAGATATCGGATGTGGTATGTATGCAATTCAATTAGAAGAAACAGAAATTGATTTACCTCTCCTTGATGATATTATTAATAAGTATATACCTTGTGGCTTTAAAATACATGAACATTCTGTATTTACATCTAATGTTAAAGATATTAAAGCACCTGTAGATACACAAAAAGCTTTACGATCTCTTGGAACTCTTGGTGGTGGAAATCATTTTATAGAAGTAGATCGTGATTCGATTGGGAATTTGTGGCTTGTAATACATACTGGTTCCAGACATTTGGGACTTGAAGTATGTAATTATTATCAAGATTTAGGTTGGTTACAAATTAAAAATGATAATATTAAAAGTAAAATTAATGAAACTATAAATCGGATAAAGATCATGGGGAAAGAAAAAGATATGGAAAATACTATTAAAATTTTAAGAATGCAAAAATCTCCTATTCCTAAAGAACTCTGTTATATTAAAGAGGATACCTTTTTAGATTATCTACGTGATATTGATATTACACAATATCATGCAAAACGCAATAGAGAAGGCATAGCAGATATAATCATTGATCATATGAATTTTCATATAAAAGATAGTTTTCATACAATACATAATTATATAGATACTTATAATATGATATTAAGAAAAGGTGCTGTTTCTGCTAAAAAGAAGAGAGACTTATTATTCCAATGAACATGAGAGACGGATCTCTTATTTGTATAGGAAAGGGAAATGAAGACTGGAATTTTTCAGCTCCACATGGAGCAGGAAGAATAATGTCTAGGTCTGTGGCAAAAGAAACAATATTAGAATCTGACTTTGAAAAGTCTATGGATGGTATATAAACCAATTCAAGAGATAATTGATAACATTAAAGATACTGTAGATATAATAGATATTATTAAGCCTATATACAACTTTAAGGTTCATTAAATATATGATAATGAAACGGAGATTTTATAATGAAAAGAATTGTTAAAGAATTTATTCAAGATAATACTATTACTATTCGTACTCAGACAAGAGAAGATTTATTAGAATTAAAAGATTTTCTATATCAATTAAAGAATTATGATGAAACAATTCTAATATTTTCATATTTTTTAATGATGATAATAAATATATAACAACTTATAAAACAAATACATTATTTTTTTATTTTGTACATTCTGCAACACGTTTTAGACGTGTTCTTATGTCTAAAGGAGAAAGTAATTATACCGCAAATGTTAGACGTACTTATACATGGAAACAATTTAAGAAAAAATTAATTATAAATAAAGATTTTAATACATTTAAAGAAATGCAAAGTGAGGTATAATTATGACATATCGTTTTAAAGTGGGAGATGAAGTTCAGTTTAAAAGTTGGGAAGAAATGAAAAAAGAATACGGAGTAGATTGTTTCGCTAATATTGCTACTCCTAGTAGTTTTGTAACGGATATGAAACCTTATTGCGGTAAAGTATGTAAAATAATAAAAGTATGTGATTATGATTCTTTTCAAAGATTACTGATTATAGGTGTAGATACTAGTTATAATCTGGATAATTATATGTTTAAATTAGTTCATATAAATTCATCTTTTTTAACTTTTAAAGAAAGGGAGCTTAAATAAAAAATATGAAACAGATTTTAAAAGATTTTTTACATGACTCACGTAATAATAATATAGCTATTCGTTGTAAAACAAAAGTAGAAGTAAGAAGCTTATGTATTTTTTTAGATGATATGCATTTTCCAAGTCATGTTAGGAATACTTATTTATATTTATATGAGCATAATTTTAATTTTAATATGTGTCCATTAGATATAGGAAATGATGGAGGTTGGGATACCGTAAAGGAGAATGGTTTATCAAGTTATAATAGAGATAATTATGATATTCATTTATATAAAAGTATTTTTTATGCTGAAGATAAAGAGTTTCAAACATTTAGAGATAGAATAGAATCGCTTAAATAAAGAAAGGGTATAATATTATGCAGATAGGAGATAAAGTTAGATTAAAAGAAGAATATATTTTAAATGAATTTTATACTATAACAAATGAAGAAATGATTATCGGTATAGTAAGAGATATAAAAGAAACATTTAGATCTAGAAGCAGTAGTGTATTTGTTGAAATTCGTGTTGAGGTACTTAAACATAAATATAAATATGAGATAGGAAAAAGTTATTGGGTAAATATTAAGCATTTTGAAAAGATAGGACAAAATAATAATAAAGATTTTCAAACTTTTTCTATGAAAATAGCATTAAATAAAGATGGAGAATAAATTATTAAATAAGATAGGGAGATAATAAATATGAAAGTGGGAGATAAAATTAGACTTAAAAAATGTTATAGACATTCTCAAATATATCGTACAATAAATGAAAATATGATAGTAGGAATGGTTATAAGTTTAAGACGTGTACCAGAAGGTGGTAATGATATTTCTATTAGGGTATTAAAGCATGTAGATTCAATAATTGAAGGAGAAGAATACAATGTAAAATCTAAGTATTTTGAAAAAATAAATCATAACAAAGATTTTGAAACCTTTAATGAGAGGAAAAATTATGAAAATAGTTGAGTTACAATCAATTTTTACTACAAAAGTAGTGGATTTTTATGGAGTAAATGAAGTAGTTATCAAAGAAAATGGAGATATGGTGCTTTTAGATTGTAAACATCCTATCTTTGAAATAGTAAATTCACAACCTAAATTATTAATTAGACATCCAACTGACTGGGAATGTTGGGCAATTAAAGAGTTTTTAACACAAAATCATATTGCTGGTTTTGATCAGAAAATGATTAAAATTAGACAAATGTATGGATAAGAAAGGATGATGATAAAAATTAATGAATAAGCAAGAAATAGCAGATTTACAAGCGACTTTACCAAAGAAACCAAACCTAAATCCTTGTTTGAAATGTGAAAGGAGAGATTTAAAATGCCATACTATATGTAAAGAATATTTATTAATGAGACAATATTATGATGCGTATAATGCTATTGTATTTAAAATCAAACAAGAACAGACCAGACAAAATATGGATTTTATGAATGCACTTAATCGTACTTCTCAAGCCAAAGGTAACTCTCGTGTAGAAAGTTTGTATGTGAAAAGGAAAAGAACAAATGGATGAAGTAAGTTTACAAGAATTATATGAAAATATTGGTAATGTTTTAGATTTAGCTACAACAGAAGAAATAGATAATCATTATGAGATATGGCAGGAATTAACAACTATTTATGTAAAAATGAAAGATGAAGGTTTTTAAAAAAAGTAGTTGACAAATTAACAAAAATATGATAAAATTAATTAAATAAGAGGGAAAATATGAGTAAACAAGAAAAGGCGGCGGTAGAAGATTTAGAATTAAGATTTGATAATGTAGATAAAATGTTGCAAGGAATTATTAAAGAAACAAAGAATTTGAAACTTATCTTACTTAATTTAGAAATCGAGAATAGCCACATAAAAACTCCAACAGGAATTGAACCAATTGCAAAGAACTTAGAAAAACGTATTACACAAATGGAAGTTCATGTTCAGGGGTTTGTAGAAAACAATGAAGCCGAAATAGAACAATCATTAAATGTTTTACGACAAGGACTAATTGATGATTAGTTAGGCTGTTAGGAGTGCCATGTCTTTAAAACGCTGTTTATTATTTGCCAGAGCATCTAAGTTAGAAAATTTAGGTGATGCCATCTTCCATGTTTGTCTTGAAGCAAATACATTATTTGTGAAGAAAAAGATTTATACGGAAATCGAAACCTTATTAAGACAAAGAAATTTATTATTTAAAGAAACTACATTTAATAATTATACAAAAATAAATGTGGTTTTAGAATGGATTGAAGCGTTACCGGAAGAAAAACGCGAATTATACACAATAGACATCTAAAAACAATTATTTCATATCCTCCTTTTCTAAAGTATATTGCTATGATTTATGTAACTTATAAGTCATAGCAATATACTTTATATAATGAATGGATAAATGAAAGGAAAATATTATGAGTATTAAACAAATTTTTGATGATTTTAATAAAGAAATTACACAAAATTTATCTGACTTAAAAGAACATATTGTATTATTTAAAGAAGCTGTAGAGAACTATAATACTATTACTAGAAAAGTAATAGATGGATGGAAAAATTAAGCATAAATAATTAATTTATATCAATTAATAACACCTATTATTTTATAAAAGAGGGAAAAATTATGAGTAAAATAATTACAGTTAAATTTTTGTTGATTTTACGCAGTATTTTGTTGGGAATAAATTGTATACTTATTGGAGTATCAATACATTTACAAACCATAGAAAATACAATAATAGGTGTTATGATTGTATGTTTGCTATCAAGAATTATTTTATTAAACCTTACACCGTGGTTGGTAAAGAAAGAAGGATAATGAAAACACAATTTAATTATATAGGAGATACATGGTTAAGTGTTAAGAACCATTGCAGAACTACAGTCGGAAAAGTATTTACAGAAAAAGAACCTACAGAGATTTTTAAATGGAGACTACTTATATCAGAGCATACTCCTATTAGACTTTTAGAATTTGATTGGAGTTGGAGAAGTATTCCATATTGGGTTAGTACCGAATTAAGTCGTCATAAATTTGAGAAATTTATTACAACTCAAAGAGATGATAGAACTGATTCAAAAATTCCTCGTGCTGAATTACCTCAAGGTGCATTGGTAAATTATGATGGATTTGCTAATATGCAAAACTTAATAGATGCTTTTCGAAAGAGATTATGCTTTCAAGCTACTCATGAAGCGAGAGAATTAGTTGAGGATTTCAAAGAAACTTTACATAATAATCATCCTATTGAAGCTAATATTTTAGTTTCAAACTGTATATATCGTGGAGGATGTCCTGAAATAAATCATTGTGGATTTTGGGAAGCATTTATTGCGAAGCACAAAGATGATAATTTATTAGATTTAGATACTCGATATAAATTGTATAACGAAGATTTTTATAAAGGAGGAAAAATTTGAAAACACAAATGTATAAAATTGTTCAAATTATAGATAAAAATTTTAATCCGAAACCTCTACCTGCAGAACATGGAGATCTTATTGGAAAATTTGTATGGGATAATTATACAAATAAGATAGAAATTGGTTATCCATGTTTCTTTCTATGGAATGATAACAGTGGAAAAATGATGAGAACGAGTAGAGTAGAAGAAGTTTTAGAATTAGAATATACACATCAAATTTTGGTTACTACGCAAAATAGTGTATATCTTTTTACAGAGGTAGATTGATGAAAAATATCAATAATAATCAAATGGAAACTTTTAGTGAAACTCTTGCTAGGATACAAAATGAAAATATTCTGGATCACAAAATAAAAAAGTTATGTTATCATTATGATAAGAGATGTAATGGTGCAATTTGTAGACATTGTAAATTTAGAAATGACTAAGAAAGGAATATAAAATGAATACGATTATATTGATTTTATTTATTATGATGTTTTTACATATTTATGTAGACTTTAATTTACAAATAGGTTCGTCACTTAATAACTTGAAGCAAAAAGATTGGTGGAGACATAATTGTAATAAGTCGCAATATAAATATGATTATATTATGGCTATGTTATTACACAGTTTTTCTTGGACTTTCGGAATTATGTTTGCACCTGTATTATATTTAAAGATTAAAACAGGATATTCCAATAGTACTATATTTATTAATTGTTTCATTATTCTGTTATTTGTTATAAATGCTGTAGCACACTATATTATAGATAATTTAAAAGCAAATGATCATGTAATAAATTTGTGGGTAGATCAGATAGGTCATATAATACAAATTTTAATTACGTGGTTTATTTTATTGCATATAATTTATCCATTTATTACAAAGAATATTTGGGTATAATTATGAATTATTCATTTAAAATTGGTGATAGAGTAAAGATAAAATCATGGGGAAAAATGGCACATGAATATGGAATAAATTGACTTGGTAATATTAAAACTCCTTGTCATTTTATTTCAGAAATGAAAGAATATTGTGGTAAACGCGCAGAAGTAATTAATATAATTAATAGAAAAGCATATCAAAGAGTACAGTTATCTATAGCAATTGGTTATACAATAGATAATTGGATGTTAGAACCAGATAAGAATAGTATAAATTTTATGACGTATAAGGAAAGGAATAGAGATTGGATTAATATAAATATATAAAAGGGAGATAAAGATATGAAACAATTTAATTTAGATGATATTCCTAAATATAAGAAAAAAGAAATAAAATCTGTAGAAAAACCTAAACACAAACACATATATGAATATTGTCTTACAATAGATGAAAATAATAGATATTATCCTATGGTATATTGTACTATATGCGGTAAGCTAAAATATAATATAACGCTTTGTGAAATTTCTGAAAAAACAGATGATGGATGTTTCAGATTATTATCTCAAGAAGAAATATATAATAAATATAAGCATTTAAAACAATTTAGAATAAAGGATATGTTTCAAAAGCGGTTAGAAGGGGATAAGTTATGACATATCGTTTTAAAGTGGGAGATAAAGTTCAGTTTAAAAGTTGGGAAGAAATGAAAAAAGAATACGGAGTAAATTGTTCGTGGAATGACATTCCCACTCCTTGTGCTTTTGTCGGAAGTATGGATCATCTTTGTGGAAAAAGAGTAAAAATAATAGATATATATAAAGAAAATAAAATTGGAAAATTATATGATCAGCGTATTGAGATAGAACCATTTACTGATGAATATAATTATGATAATTATATGTTTAAACCGGTAAACGATAATCCTATTTTTAAAACATTTAAGGAATGTTTATGAAAGGAGATAGAAAATTATTATGACTTATACTTTTAAAATAGGAGATAAAGTGAAGTTTAAAGGTTGGAAAACATTGAGTAGAGATTATGGAATACAATGTCGTGATATTGTAACTCCGTATACTTTTAACAGAAGTATGAATTGGTTATGTGGTTTACACGCCGAAGTTATAAAAGTAACAAAAGAAAGTGATATTTGTACTTGGTATGAACAATATAAAAAACGTAATATAACTGTACAGATACAAAATATAGAAGTAAAATTGTTAGATGATTATACACAAAAATTATATAGTATTGAAAATTTTTCATTTGATAATTTTATGTTTGAACCCATGGTCAAAGATCCGTGTTTTATGACACTATAAGAGAGAAAAGGAGAAGTATAATGAAACTTATAATTGTTAAAATTGTTATTGATTTAATGATTATTGCGCTTGCTACTTGTGAAGTCTATATATATGCCATTAATAAAAATATGACTACTTTATTAATCTGGTATTTTACAACAGCTATATGGAGCATTATTTTAGGTATGAATATTATGAATTTAAGATATGTTTAAATTAAAATCAGTTCGTTTAATTTTAGAAAATAAATTTAGATTAAGAAATGCAAAAAATTATTTATTAGTTGAGTATAACTTACCTAAATATTTATATTTTAGAAATGAATTAGAACAGGAGAAGAAAGAAAATGGATACTAATCAGATTATGGTGGATATAGAAACACTTGGAACATCAAGTAACGCTTTTATTATTCAAATAGGGGCATGTGTATTTAATATATCTACTGGGGAAATATTAAGTCAATTTAATATGTGTACCGATTTAAGTAAAGAATCAGAAATAAAAATAGAAGGAAGTATTTTAGATTGGTGGATTTCTGATCCCACAAGACTTTCTACACTTTCAAATTTATTTAAAAACACAGATGGAAAGTTATCAAATAAAGATTTAATGGAAGAATTTTATCATTGGATACTAAAAGTGCAGGGTATTTATATGATAAAGAATATGTGGGGGAATGGGACAACTTTTGATAATGTAATTATTAAGAATTCTTTTATAAAATATGGATTATGTTACCCAATTGGATATAGAAATGATATGGATATGAGGACTATTATTGCGTTGGCATCTGATATATCGGGAGAAGAAAGTCAAGATTTTGTTAAAAGAAATTGTTTACCAGAAGATCAATTAACCAATCATAATGCTTTAAGCGATGCAATTAATCAGGCTCATGTGGTTACTTGCGCTTATAATATTATAAAACATGGAGGGCGATAAGTATGATAATATCAACTATTTTAGTGGTAATAAAAATTGCCATAATAGGAATAATTATAGTGTTACTAAAAATTGGAGTGTACGACTATTACAAAGAAAAACAAGATAAATTACACGAACAAATGTTCAAAAATAAGTATCCGCAGATTTATAATTTATTAGACCAGATATGTGCTCCGGAGTTTTGTGGAGAATTATTGCGTTTGAGAGATGAATTAGTCACTTTAAACGATACTATCACAAAATATCAGGTATTAAAGGATTTGATCCCAATTAACTCTGAAATTCACTCAGACTTGTGTTCACTATTACAGCCTTTGAAAGAGCAATTTCATACCGATTTATATAATTATGAAATGGAATTTCAAAATAAAGAGCAATTTTTTAAAAGTAATTTATATCTATTTGAACGTATTAAAGAAGATGCCCCAGATAGTTATAATTTCTATATGGAATGGATAAAAGAATTTAGAGAAAGAAAGAAATATTTTGGATTAAAATCTTAATTCTCCTTGACATTTTGCTTATCTTGTGTTATTATAAGAATACAAAATAAAAAAGGAGAAGAACATGAATAAAAGTAGACGCTTAATTATTAATCAAGCATGTGATGGTATCAAAACAAATTTAGATATCCTTAATCAATGTAAAGAAGAGGAAGATGAAACTAAAGAGTGTATTCCAGAAAACCTACAAGGAGGTATGAAATATTACGAATCAGAAAAGTATGTAGATATTTTAGATGAAGAAATTAAAACAATTAATAGTTCAGTAGAAAATATTAAAATACGACTTATTTAAAGGAGAAATCTATGTTATGCTTTCAGAAGAAGAAAAAAGTAAAATAGTTCTTGATGCAGAGAACAATTTAAAATTGTATGTTTCACAACGTAATTTTCAATTGTCTCATGTACCAGTAGATCCATTAATTCTTATCATAGTATCTTTATTAAGCACTGTTGGATTGGTTACCAAATATGGTATACCAGCTATCATATGTATTTGGTTTTATATTCTTTGTTTAATCTTATTTCGTACTCCAAAAGGTTATAATCAAGATCAATTATTAGAATTTAAACCTTTAACGGATGAACAAAAACAAGATTTATTTAAACAATATGAAGAGCGTAAAAGCAAACACATACATTAAATGGAGGAAAAATGCAAGGACGTATTGAGCATACTTTACAAAGAGAACAGTCTATAGAAAAGAAGTTAAAAGATTTACCAAGTTATATGACTGAATATTATTATGCTATATCTGCAAACTTAGAGAGTGTAAGTGTATTAAGTTATATTAATATTATAAATCAATATATATGTTTTATTTCATCTTTAGGTAAAGAACCTAACTTTATAGAATTACAAAATAATGTTGCTCAATTTTTAAAATCAAAAGAAACACGGATACAAAGAGGAACAATTGTACAATCATCTAGTGCTAATGTAACAAAAATACATTCAGCATTAAAAAATTTTATGGAATTCTTATGTAGTAAGCGTTATATTACCGATAATCCAATGGTCTTTATTAAAAGAATTAAACGAAAAGATGAAGTAAAAAGATATAAACTTAATATATCAGACTTAAATGATATTATTACTGCTGTAGATTATGAGCAAGGAACTGGAAGAGAAAGACAAATACAATTAGAATGGAAATCAAGAAATAAATTAATTTTATTATTATTTATGAACACCGGAATGAGAGAAACTGCTCTCAGTGAAATAAATCTTTCTGATATTGATTTTGAAAACAATATATTAAGAATTATAGATAAGGGCTCAAAACACCACGAATATCAAATTGATCATTTAATTGTTTATATACAAGACTGGTTAAGAAAAAGAGAACAATTAATGAGAGGTTATCATGCAAATGATGCTTTATTTATTTCAGAACGCAGAACAAGAATTTCTAGTAAAGCAATTATAGATATAGTTGGAAAAGTATCTATGCAAGGATTGGGGTATAGAATTACTCCACATAAGTTACGTGCCGCCTTTTGTACTATTATGTATGAAGAAACAAAAGATATTGAATTTGTTAGACAAGCAGTAGGACATTCTAATGTTGCTGTAACTCAACGATATATTGTCAGTGATAATTCAGCACGTAAACAATCTGCATTGATTATGGCTAAAGGTTTAGGTATGTGAGAAGAAGGTGAATAGTTTGATTTATTTAGATAATGCGGCAACTACGCCAGTAAAATCAGAAGTATTAAGTGTAATTATGGATGTATTACAAAATAATTATGGAAATCCTAGTTCGGTATATCAATATGGATTAGATAGTAAAAGAATACTTGAAGATTCTCGTAAGAAAATAGCAGAACATCTTAATTGTTTTCCAGATGAAATTATCTTTACTTCTGGATCTTGTGAATCAAATAGTTTGGCTTTACATATCTTATCCAAAGATCTAAATTGTGACAAAAGAATATTCATCAGTAAATTAGAACATAAATCAATTAATATGGCACTTGGAAGTAGTGATCATTATATTAATAATGACCATCAGGGTTTTATAGATATTGATATGATAGAACATATCTGTAAAAAATATAAAAATAACTCTACTTTTAATATCGCTTTTTCTATTCAATATGCAAACAATGAAATTGGTACTATACAGTATATGAATAGAATTAGTGAAATTATTCACGATTATGGTTATATATTGCATACAGATGCAACACAGTTTATCGGTAATGATCATATAGATTTGCAACAATTAAATGTTGATTTATTAAGTCTAAGTGGTCAAAAAATTGGAACTCCAAAAGGGATAGGATTACTTTATATTAAACGAGGAATAAAAGCTACTCCTATTATTTTTGGATCTCAAGAAAGAGGATTACGAGGAGGTACGGAAAATATTGCGTTTATAGCAGGATTTGCTAAAGCTTTTGATTTATTAGATTATAGTAATAATACAGAAGTTAGACTTAAACGTGACTATTTATGGACTGAACTACATAGAGCAATACCAGAGACTTTTATAAATGGTTCTGCTTTAACACAAAATCGTTTAGTTAATAACTTAAATATATGTTTTCTAAATAAAAATGGTCAGAATATATTATATATGCTTGATAATTCTTTAAAATGCTGTGTTTCTATGGGAAGTGCTTGTAATAGTGGAGCAACAGAACCTAGTCAAGTATTACTTAATTTAGGATTACCAAAAGAAGAGGTTAATTCTTCTATTCGCTTTACATTAAGTAATAATAATAGTTATGAAGATATTAATAATGTAACTAATTTTCTTAATATTATACAAAATAAATTAAAATAAAAGGAGATCATATATGAAAAAAGTAACAATTTCTACTAAACAAGAAACATTAACTTATACTCTAGGAGAACTTATGACTGTGGGAGCAGAGAGATTTAGAAAACCCATGGATAGAGCCACGTATGTAAAGAAAGATAAAATGTTTAAACGTCTAATGGCTATTACTAAGCCTGTAGAATTACCGCAGAAAGATAAAAAGGAAGTGAAGGCATAATGAATAATAATAATATCTACAATACAAATGTGTTAGATAAAATTCAATTATTAAATATGGCAAGAGATATTTCTCGTGTGGAAAAAAGAAAAGGGAATATATTATCTCAAAAAACTATAAAAGTAGCAGAAATAATATTCTGTGCAGATGATGATTATCCTTTACATCCTTTTTATTATGCAATTTTAGATGATGATGATACATGCTATGTCATTGGAGATTTTGTATTAGTGAGTGGTATAAATTGTAATAGAATTGGAATTCTTAATAATATAATGATACGAGAAGATGCTAAAAAATTTTGGTCACATGATATTACAGAACAAGTTATTTGCAATTTATTTGAAAATTTAGAAAATTTTAAATATATATTAAATAATCTAACTCAATATTATAATCAAGAAAAAGATGATGATAAATTAAAATATGTTCATACTTTGTTAAATCACAACTCGGTAAGAAGTAATAGTTCTTCTACTTTTTATACAACACTACCACATACACAACATTATAATATAACAATACCCGATATTATAGAACGTGATGTTGCGGTAGATGATGCGGAAGTACAAATAACTATACCACACGCAGAAATAGAAGTAGAAACCATTGTACATAATTTTTAATTTATATTGACATTAGTTATAAAATGTGTTATAATGAACTTACAAAAGAAGTAAGTACCACATAAAAATATTAAAGGAGAAAATAATGAGTACAGAGTTAAAAACAAATTTAAAACCAGCGTTGGCGACAGTTAAGGTAAGTGGTGTTTTAAGTGAAAAACATTTTGAACACAAAGATAACGCAAAAACAGGTAAGCCAATGATTGAAGGTACTTGTACTGTAAAGGTAGATGATATTAATTTTATTCCTTTCAGATCATCTCAGCCTTCCACTACTGCCGCTGGAACGGCAAATCAGATTTATGCAGGGTTAAAAACAGTAGAAGAGACCTTTAAACCCATATCAGAAGTTGGGGAAGCGGATGCAGATAAATTAACTGTATCTGGTGACCTCAATATGTATACTCATAATGGGAAAGATTTAATAGGATTTAAAGGTACATTCTATAATAGACCAAAATCTTTAGACAGTTTTAAACCAGAAGCTACTTTCGAAGTAGAAACGTATATTAGATCTATTGCTTCAGAAGTAGATAAGGACGGCATTGAATCAGGAAATGTACTTGTCCGTGGTTGGGTTCCACAGTACGATGGAAGTGTACAACCTATTACACTTATTGCTCCACAAGAAGATGATATTGCTTCTGCTATTCAACAGGTATATAAAGCTGGAGATACAGCGAGATTTTTTGGAACAATTATTAATTCTAAAGCGGAGTATGATAAGAATATTCCGGTTGCTGTTGGAAAACCAAGAGTACAGCATATTGTAGAATATAAAAATGCATTGATTATTGCTTCTGGTTCTGCTCCTTATGGATCTTCTGATGATTATGAAAATCATGTCCCTTATGATAAAGCAACAATTGATCTTGCTGTGAGTATCAGGGATGAAGGAAGTTCATTTTCTTCTGTACCAAGTACACCAACACAGGCAACTACTACAGCTAATACAACCGGTAGAAAACTTAATTTTTAATTATAAAATATAAATAGGCTAATGAAATAGTATGAAAATAAGCCACATATGGAGGAAAAATGGCAGTAATTGATATTTTTAACCCACAGGTCACAGCAATTGCAAAAGGACTTGAAGGGAAAACTTTCTTCATTTATGGTTCTAACTCTGTTGGTAAAACATCACAAACGGTAAAAGCAAGTAAACCATTTGTTATTGCTACTGAGTCTGGACTCAATGCAACAGCAGGAGTTAGATATGAAAGAGTAAATACTTGGTCTGATTTTAAAAAGATTGTACAGCAGTTTACTAATAAAGCTACCGTAGAAAAAGCAAGAGAAATGTATGATACTATTATTATTGATGAAGTTTATGCTTCTTCAATTCTATGTCAGAATTATGTACTTGCTGTATATGGTAATGGAGCTTTAACGTTAGGAGATGGTACTGGAAAAACTAACCTCTATCAAATCTATGAAAAAATTTTCTTCGATACGGTAAATTCTTTACTTTCTGCTAACTTCACAGTTATTTTTATTGGTCATGAGCAGAAGAAAGAGGGAGATAAAGTTCGTCCTTATGGTGATAAACGTTGTATTAATCCTATTGTTAATTTTGTTGACTATGTAATTTATGTAAAAAGTAATGGAGTTGATGCAGACGGAAAATTAATTCCATCTTCGGCTTATCTTGCAGAAACAGATGAATATTTTGCTAGAACAAGATTTGATACTACACCTACATTTATTAAAGAATTTACAATGGATAATTTAGTTGAAGCAATTAATATTGGTGTAGAAGGAAAAGCAAGAGATACCGGAACCAGATTAATTACTTATGACGAGCAGAAAGCTAAAAACACTACAACAGAAATAGATTTTGATACTTTAATGACTGCACTTGATGAAGTAGCATATAAATTTGTAGAAACTAATAGATCAGAAATTTTAACCGAAGTAACAGAAAAAGTATTAGGTACAGGTCATAAAGTACATGAATGCAATAAAAATCAAATTGAAGCATTACAAATTATATTCGATGAATTGACGCTTAGATTATAAAAATAAATCTACTCTCTGTCTTGTAAGAGATAGAGAGTAGTAAAAGGAATTATATGTCTAAAATATATAAATGTTATTTATGTGGAAATCCTATTTTAGATGGAGAAGTTCAAGTATACAAAAATCGTCATGCACATATGAATTGTTTTAATACCAGTGTAAAAATGATGTCAGAAGAAGGTATTAAAAAGGCTAATATTGCCGAAGGAACGGAAAAAGCGAAAAGAACAAGAAGCTCTGTACAGAACGTTAAAAGTGAGTTTAAATCGCCTATTTCGGAAGAAGATGATAAGGCTAGGGTAATATTCTTAGACTATCTACAAAAGCTCCTTTTAGTGCCTAAAGTACCCCCTAAGTCCCTTATACTGGCTTCAAAATACAGGGATAACGGATATACATGGAAAAATATGAAACTAGCAATTCAATGGTATATAGAGGTACAAAATCATACTATAAATCAAGAACAGAATATTGTTGCGTTAATTCCATATATATATGACGATGCAAAGAAGTATTATGAAGATTTAGAATACATACAAACTATTAATAAAGGTATAGATACCAATAACTTTTATAAGGAGACAACTTATAAGTTTACCCCCAAAACAAGTACGAATACAAAAAAAATTGATATTAGTAAATTTACAGATTAAGAGGGGATATGGAAAAAGATGAAGCGCTGATTTGTAGACACAGTATTTTTGGTGTCTTGGGTTGTTTAATAAATAACCCAGATTTATTAGATGATTTAGATCATCCGCTTAAAACAGACGACTTCAATTGTGATATGTTTTACCAAATAATGTATTCTCTTATATATAATTTGCATTCTGATAATTGTAAGGATATCACTCCTATGGCATTAGAAGATGCATTATCAAATTATCCTGACCAACATAAGATCTTTAATGATTATAATTGGCAAGAATGGTTTATTCAAGCTAAAACTTTTGCTCAAAATGAAACTAACAATTTCGATTATTATTATAAACGAGTACGTAAATTTTCTATGTTAAGATATTTGCAGAAAAAAGGATATGATGTTACTAAAATTTATAATTTTAATTTAAAAGAGTCAAAAGCAATTGAAGAAGAAGAAACAAAATTTGATAAAATGTCTATGCAAGACATTGTAGATATAATAGAATCAGAACTTGTAACAATTCCGTCAATGGAATTTTGTGTAAACACATTAACAAAAGATGTTAAAGCGGGGGATGGTTTAAATAATTTAATAGATGAATTAATGGAAGCCCCTAACGTGGGTGTACCATTACAATCTCCAGTTCTTACTACAGCATGTAGAGGAATGCGTCTTGGTTGCCTTTATATGAGATCTGGAACTACTGGTTCTGGTAAGAGTAGATTATCGGTGGGTGATGCTTGTAAAATTTCTGTACCTTATTTCTTTAATATTGAAAAAAATAAATGGGAGCATACAGGATTTGCAGAGCCAACTGTATATATTACTACAGAATTACCAGTAGATGAAATACAAACTATCATAGTAGCTACCGTAAGTGGAGTAAATGAAGAACATATTTTATACGGTAAGTATGAAGAAGGAGAACTTGAAAGAGTTCATCAAGCAAATATTTATATAGATGAAAGTCCTTTATTTATATCTCATATACCTGATTTTTCTATAGAGGATATTAAAAATATTGTAAAAAGATATAAACGTGAAATGCATGTAAATTATTTTTTCTTTGATTATATTCAAACATCATTACGTTTAATGTCAGAAATAGGAACAAAATCTCGTATGTCTGGATTAAAAGAGCATCAACTTTTACTTGTATTCGCTACAGAATTAAAGACAATCTGTCAACAATTAAATGTATTTATTATGACAGGAAGTCAGTTAAATGGAGAAGCTAATTTAGCACCTATAAAGGATCAAAATTTATTAGCCGGTAGTAAGGCACTTGCGAATAAACTTGATTTGGGATGTATAAATTCAAAGCCAACTAGTAATGAGCTAAAGAAAGTAGAGAGTATATTACAAAAATCTTTTATGATAGGAAAACATACACCTAACTCTACAACGTGGATTTATAAAATAAGACGAGGTAAATTATGCTCTGTTATTATTTGGTCTTATGTAGATTTAGGAACTATGAGAATACATGATTTATTTGTTACTAACAATGATTTTGTTTTACAAAACGTTGACTTAGCGAATGTAGAGCATGTAGAAAAAGTTATTGAGACTAATTCTATTGCAATGAAAGATGTACCTGATGTATCTTTGGAAACTTTAGAAGTACCTACGGTAGAAAAAGCAGAAGAATTGGTAGTAGATAAAATAAAAGAAGATGTACCGATTATTGTAGGAAATAGAATTACAAATTGGTAGGTGAGATATGGCTGACTTTGCATCAAATTATTTAGATAAAGATGTTATTTTAGAAACTTTAATCGAACAAGATATTATTAATATTGTAAGAGATTTAGGCTCAGGTATGCCAAGAAGAGATAGTAAGGGTAATTTAGTTTTTCAAACTATATGCCACAATATTCCAAATACAAAGAATTCATGGAAATTATATTATTACTTTCCAGATAAAGAACATAAATATGGAAATTTCTTCTGCTATTCTAAATGCCATGATTCTTTTAATATTATAGAGTTATGTATACGAGCAAAAAGAACTCAAGGAGTAACTTTCACTTGGTATCAAGCTTTACATTATATTGCTCGATTAAGTAATAAATTAGATTGTAAGATTTCAAATTTACCAGAACAGAAACAATTAACTAATCCAGATTTTGAATGGATAAATAAGCTTAATAGTTTATCTATAAAATCTATTACAATACCTGAATTTAAACCCTTAAATGAAGAATTACTAGAAATTTTTTGTTATGTTCCACATGAGACGTGGCTTAAAGACCACATTAGTAGAGAAGCTATGAGTAGATATGAAATATCATATTATGGCTTAAATAATAGCATTATTATTCCACACAGAGACAGACATAACCAACTTATAGGTGTACGTCAGAGATTTCTCGACGCAGAAGATGTAGAGACTCTTGGAAAATATATGCCATTACAATTAAATGGAAAATTTCTAGCACATTCTTTGGGTAACAATTTATATGGTATTAATGTAACACAAAACAAAATTAAGTCATGTAAGAAATGTCTCTTAGTTGAATCTGAAAAAGGTTGTATGCAAGTTTATTCTTATTTTGGAGAAGATGCTTTTGCGTTAGCAGTATGTGGAAGTCATTTAAGTCAAGTACAGATTAATTTGTTATTACAATATTTACAAGTCAGCGAAGTAATAATTGGATTTGATAAAGAATATCACGATTTACATTCATATGAAGCAGAACTTTATTATAATAATTTATTAAAAATTATCGCTCCTCTTGTAAATATAGTAAAAGTAACTATGTTAATTGATTCACATAATTTATTAAATTTTAAAGATTCTCCTACAGATCAAGGAAAAGAGATATTATTACAATTATTGGAAGAAAAGATAACTATTACACCCGCAGAAGTACAACGAGTGATGGGAGAATTAACATGAAAGATAAATATTTAGATATACGTCAAGAGCAGAATTATGAATTTGTATTGATAGATGGAAATAAAGAAATTAAAGGTACTAAAATAGCTTCTTCTTTAGTAGAAGCTAGAGTAAGTGTATTGAATGGCGATTACGATACAATTATTGAAGAAAAAATTTTAAACGCTAATACAAAAAAAAAGCGAATAAAAACTATTGTAGTAGTAGATTATTAATTGGAATTATTATTTTCTAAAGTAAGACTTTACAATCGCCAAGAAGATTCAAAATTACCAACATTTTCTTATAGTAAAATAGATGTATATAAGAAGTGTCCTTTTCGATATAAATTGCTTTATATTGAAAATAGAAGAGATATAATGAGAGACACTTTACCCACAGAAATGGGTACTCTATGTCACTATATCTTAGAATCAAAAGGAAAAAGTATATTAAATAATGAAACAATTAATACTGATAATTTATTTAATACGCTAGAACAAGGATATATACCAGAAATTAATTTAAAAGATGGTAGTGTAAAAACTTCTGAAACTGTAAACGGACTAAAAATTCTACGAGAGAAATATGGTGGAGAATATTATTTACCCGATAAAAATGGTTTAACTTATGATAATAAAATTTCTTTATTTAAAGAAGTTATTGTAAGTGAAATGGAAGATGATACATGGAAGCCATTGGCTTTAGAACAAAACTTTGATATCGTATATGATGAACGAATTCATTTACATGGTTTTATTGATCGTATAGATATTAATGTAGAAACCGGTGAATTAAGAGTGCTAGATTATAAAACAAGTAAAACTGTATTTCCACAAACGGATTTACCAACTCCTTTACAACTTGGAATTTATGCTCTTGCATGTTATGCAATCTATAATAAAGTACCAATAAATTATATTTATCGTTTTATTTTAATTAATCAAACGCAATATGGTTTAACGAAAGGTTGGGAAAAAAGATTAGATAAAGCACTCACTAATGTATTAGATAAAATTGAAGAAAGTATGACTACAAATTTTTGGAAAACTTGCCCTACACCTTTATGTCATTGGTGTGAGTATAGTTCAACAAATCCCCAACAAGGTAAATATAGTAGTAATTGTTTAGACCATTCCGAATGGACACCTACAAATACACAACCAATTAAATCTGCGCCTGTAATAAATTCTGACAGAAAATTAATATTTTGGTAAAAAGTGTTGACTTTATTGTAAAAGTATGTTAAAATAAACTTACAAAAACAAAGAAGAAAACACGTAGCCACTAAGGTAAAGTATCGGTTCGAATCCGATAGTGGCTATCGAAGATCTATAATGATCTTCGTTATTCTACCTCCTTCCTTATATAGTAGGAATTATCGCAGACGATTTGTATATGTCGGTACAAGTTGGAGCAACACCATCAATTCCTATTCTTACGTAATAGTCAATGCAAGAATTGAATAATATCGCACTAAAAACCGTTTGTTTTGTAATTAACGATAATTTCTTCAAGCAAAATAAAAAGATAGGTTTTTATACCAAATTTATCGTTAATTACCATTTACTACAGACATATTTCTGTTTATATATAATGTTATTATTACGTAAGAATAGAAGTTGTTTTTATATAATCATAAGGAGGAAAAATGGGAGTAATACATTTCTTGGTTCCTGATGACATTAAGTGCAATTATATAGATGCTTGTAGTAAGTATTCTTATTTTAAATGTATGCATTGTCGAAATAATAAAGTAGTTGTAGAACAATATATAGAAAAAAGGAAACGTAAAAAATATAATTATTTTTCAAACATAAAATTATAATAGAATAAAAGGTTGATAGATCCACTAAACTATCGACGGTATAGCATATGCCATTAGACGAGGAAACTCATATGCTAGTTGTACTGGCAACTATAAAACTTTGTACATACTTTACGAAATAGTTGATTTCGCAAAAAAAGTGAAATGCTTTTCATTGGGTGGCAAGCACCTAAATAAACCAGTATCATAGTTAGGTGTCCAATTATTTCAACAGGCAAGATAATCACATGTGATTGGTTATAGGTTCGAACCCTATATTGGACATTAATTTTTTAAAGCGGGGGAGTATTTGAATAAAATACTCCCCCATATTATATAAAGGAGAATTAATATGGGATTTTCAGGAATGCATAATCATTCAGTACATTCTAATTATAGATTACGTGATGCACTTGGGAAAGTGCCAGATATTATAGAACGTGCACATGAATTAAAATATAAAGGAATTGCCTTTACAGAACATGAATGTATCACATCATCACTAGAAGCTAATAAATTTTATTATGCCCATAAAGATTTACCAGAGTGGGAAGGATTTAAAGTTATTCTTGGTAATGAAATTTATTTATGTCCAAGTAGTGTTACATCTGAAAATAAAAAAGAAAACATTTATCCTCATTTTATATTATTAGCTAAGGATGAAATTGGTCATAGACAAATAAGACAACTATCAACTATAGCGTGGTCACATTCTTTTATGGATATTATGATGCGTGTACCAACATATTATACTGATTTAGAAGAGATTATATTGCCAGAACAAGGGCATATAGTTGGATCTAGTGCTTGTCTTGGTTCTAGTATAGCAAGACGAATTTTACAATTACCAGAACATCCAGAATATTATGAATCTTGCCTTGAATGGTGTACTTATATTAATAGTATTTTTGGTCAAGGAAATTTCTTCTTGGAAATGCAACCTAGTAATAATGAAGATCAAATCTATGTAAATAAAATATTATTAAAAATATCACAAGAATTAAATATTCCATTTATTGTGACTACTGATACTCATTATATTAGAAAAGAAGATCAGAAAATACATAAAATATTTTTAAATTCTCAAGATGGAGATCGAGAAGTAGATAGCTTTTATGCAAGTACTTATATGATGTCAGAACAAGAAATTCATGAATATATGGATGAATCATTATCTTACGATATTGTGCGACAAGCTATAGATAATACAGATTTAATTTATGATATGATAACAGAATATAATTTGGAAAAACCCTTACATATTCCATATCTACCTAAAGATTTAACTGAACCAAATCAATTCTCATTAGATAAATGGAAAAAACAGATACCTCTATTTGAATACTTTTTTTATTCTAAAACTAGTAGTGATAGACATATGGCTAGGGAATTACTTAAACATTTAGATGATGATATAGATTATCAAAATGAGCAAGGTTTTAAATCTATTTCAGAATGCCTAGAAGCTATAAAATTATCATCGGAAAAGATGAATGTGCACTGGTCAGCGTATCTAATGCAATTACGTGATTATATTAAGATTGCATGGGATTGTGATACACTAGTTGGAGTTGGAAGAGGATCTGGTGTTGGTTTTTGTTTATTACATATGTTAGATATTACTCAAATTAATCCATTAAAGGAAAATACAAAAACTTTTTATTGGAGATTTATGAATCCTTATCGTACTTCTGTACTTGATATTGATACAGATATCCAATCAAATAGAAGAGATAAAGTAATTGAAGGACTAAAACAAGCTTACGGAGAAGATAGAGTCTCTAAGGTCATGACAATAAGTACAGAGGGTACTCGTAGTGCTATTCTTACTGCCGCTAGGGGTCTTGGTATAGACAATGATGAAGCTCAATATATTGCATCATTAGTAGTTGCAGATAGAGGTCAATCTAGGACTTTAAAACAAATGTATTATGGTGATGAAGAAAATGATTATAAGCCAGTATATGACTTCATTAAAGAAATGAACGATCATCCTGATCTATGGGATGCCGCTCAAAAAATTGAAGGTGTAATAAATGGAGTAGGAAGTCACGCAGGGGGAGTAGTTATTGTAGACGAACCATTTTATAATTCTACTGCTTTAATGAAAACAAGTAGTGGTGATGTTATTACTCAATTTGATTTACATTCATTAGAAGATGTTAGTCTTATTAAAATTGATTTATTATGTATAGAAGCTCTTGATAAAATTAGAGCTGAATTAGATTTATTATTAAAAGATAAAGTAATACAATGGCAAGGTTCTTTAAAAGATACCTATGAAAATTATTTGGGAGTATATAAAATTGAACGTAATAATACAGATATGTGGAATTGCTTATTACAACATAAAGTTTTTTCATTTTTTCAAATGGAAAAAGATTCTGGGTATAAAGCAATATCTATTGGTCAGCCACAAAGCGTAGATGATTTAGCCGCTATTAATACTGTTATGAGACTTATGCCACAAAGTAAAAATGATATTGCGCCTATTGATAAATTTGGTAAATATAAAGCTAATATAGATTTATGGTATGAAGAAATGCATAAAGCTGGATTAACATCAAAAGAGCAAAAATTACTTGAACCTATATTGGTTAGTTCTTATGGAGTATGTCAATCTCAAGAACAAATGATGCAAGTTGTACAAGTGCCCGAATGTGGTGGATTTGATTTAGTTTGGGCAGACAGTCTTAGAAAATCTGTAGCAAAGAAAAATCCAAAAGCTTTTAATAAACTTGAAGAAGAATATTTAACTACAGTAAAAGAAAAAGGACTATCTCAAAATTTATGTAAATATGTATGGTATACACTTATTTATGGTCTTAGAGGATATGGATTTCCTGCCAGTCATGGATTAGCATATAGTATGATAGGATTACAAGAACTTAATTTATATTATCATTACAATCCAATCTATTGGACTTGTGCGAATTTAATCGTAGACTCTGGTTCTAGTGATGAAAATACAGAAAATAAATCTACTAATTATGGTAAAATAGCTATCGCCGTAAATACGATTAAAAAGACGGGAGTTACTATAGCTAATCCATTAATTAATAGTGCTAAATTCGGCTATATACCCGATATTAAGAACAATCGTATTATTGTGGGGTTAAAGGCAATTAATGGCATAGGAGACGATATAGCGCAGTCTTTAATAGTCAATGCGCCTTATACTTCTTTTCAGGACTTTTGTATTCGTATGATTGATACAAAAATTGTGTCCAATTCTCAAATGATTGCTTTAATAAAAGCAGGATGTTTTCTTGAACTTGATAGTGTAGATCGTATGAAGACTATGTCATATTATATTAATACTTATTTATTTTCTAATACAACTAAATTAACTATGTCTCAATTTGCTAAAATCCAAGAATTTAATTTAATACCTTTAAAATTACAAGAAATTGTTAAGATTAATAATTTTAAAGATTATGTATTAAACGAAGATGGATTTATAAAGACAATAATAGAACCAAATAAAAAAATTATTCCTAAATGTGGTTATCATGATAGGTGTTTTTCATTAGATCATAATTCTCAAGCATTCTTTCAAAAACATTTTTCAGAAGAAAGTGTAATTGGAATTGAAAAAGGTTTTTATTTAATTTCTGAAAAGAAATTTTTAAAAGAACTTAATTTAAAATTACAACCCCTAAGAGATTGGTTTGAACAAGAAGAAACTTTAAATTTATATAATCAAGCCATGTTCGATAATATCTTTATGGAAAAAGTTAAAAGTAATAATGTAAATAAATGGTCTATGGATGTGTTAACTTATTATGACAATGATCATGAATTAAAAGACATTAATAATCAAAAATATGATATTATTAATTTTACAGAACAACCAGAAATTCCAGAAATGTATGATAGTTATAGCAAATATATTAACGGAGTAAGACATATATTTCCTAAAAAAACAATTCATAGAATTGCTGGAACTGTTATTTCAAGTGATAATAATCATGCACAAATTACTCTTTTAACAGTATACGGTGTAATAAATGTAAAACTTAATAAAGGTCAATATGCTTATTATGGAAAACGTATTTCGAAAACTGATAAATCTACAGGAAAGAAACACGTTATGGATGAAAGTTGGTTTAAGCGTGGTACTTTATTATTGGTGTGTGGATATAGAGAAGAAGCTATTTTTAGAGCATATCGTTATAATGACACAGTATTTACACATACAGTTAATAAAATTATAGAAATTAATAAAAATCATGAACTAATAATAATAAACGAGAGGGGTGATACCGGTGAGTAATCAAATTAATATTTCAGGTACTATTACAAATATTAAATATTATAAAAATAATTTTGGAATTATAGAAGTTGGTATTACTAAAGTATTTTCCGGTCAACCCTATAGTAGTATTGTTACTTTTGCTGGTAGTATGTTTGATGTAAAAGCAGGATGTTCTTACAGAATTAAAGGAAATTTTTCAGATAATGAAAAATATGGAAAACAATATAAAATAATTTCTATATCTGATAATTTCATTTTTAATGAAACTGATATCATAGGACAAAAAAAATTCTTATTAAGTGTTTTTACAGAAGGTCAAGTAGAGTCTTTATATCGTCTTGCTAATCCATTTAAAGCTTTAATGGATAAAGATTTTACAACTTTAGTTACAGCTAAGGGTATAGGATTAGCTACCGCAGAAAATATGATAAATAAATTTTATAATCATTTAGATTGTGCAAAAATTTATGTAGAACTAGAACAATATAATTTAACAGATATCATGGTTGCTAAATTAATGGATACTTATCATTCTGCTGAACTTGTAATTTCAAAAGTTCAAAATAATCCTTATATCTTATGCCAAGAAGTATATGGAGTAGGATGGAAAAAAGCTGATAGAATTGCTTTAGATGGTGGAATCGTTTATAATGATAAACGAAGAATAGAAACTTTTATTAAAATGTATTTGAATAATTGTGGCAATAATGGATATTCTTGGGTTTCTCCGGAAGTCTTATTACAAGATATTATTGAAAATTTAGGAGAAGAAATTACTGACGAAGAAATATCTTCTGTAATACATGACTTAGATGAAAGTAAACAATTGCATATTTCAGAAGATAAAACACAAATAGGATTACAAAAATATTTCGATCTTGAAAATGATTTAGCTAAAGAAATGATACGTATTAGAGATGGTAAAAATGAATTTCAATATGATGATTGGGAAACAGATATTAAAAACCTTGAATTAAAACAAGATTGGGAATTTAATAAAGAACAACATACCGCAATAGAAACTTTAATTAAAAATAATTTGGTTCTTATTACTGGTATGGCTGGTTGCGTAGATTGTGACACAGAATATTTTAATGGAGAGGTCTGGAAGAAAATTTCAGAATATCAAAAAGGAGAGAAAATATTAGTATATAATGATGATGATACGTCTGAACTCGTACTTCCTCTTGAATATATTAAAAATAAAACCAATTCGCTTTTTAAATTCAATAGTATACATCTTAACCAATGTATTAGTTATCATCATAATTTTTTATATAGCAAAGAAGAAGGAGAAAAATTAATATCAACCAATATTCTTTCAATTATAGATAAACAAAACCAAGAAGGAAACTTTAAAGGTTATATTAAAACAGGTTTTTATACAAAAGAAAAAGGAATACCAATAACAGATGATCAATTAATTGCTTTTGTAATAGGGATGTTGAGTACAGACATTAATAATTATACTTTTTTACCAAAACGATATCCTACTTGTTTTTATATTACTATAGGAAATATAGAATTAGCAGAATATTTAAAAGAGACTTTACAACGTATAGATAAAAAATTTATAATGTATAATTACGGTGAAACTCAAAATATGTCTTGCTTCTCCTATAAAAATATTTTAAAACAATATACATTTGGAAATTGGAGTTATAAATGTAATTTACATCAACTAAATGTTATTTGTGACGTAATAATGAGAATGAATGATGTAAAATATATTTCTTCTGAAAAAAAGATTATATCCTTTATAAAAACGGTAAAATGCTATTCAAAAATTAATTTGGATTTTATCCAATATGCTTTTTCCGCAACAGGTCATAATGCAACATTTATGTCAGCTGGTATAGGAGATACGGTATTGATATTAGAGGTAAATAATTCTCCTTACATACCATTTAATAGAGACTGTAGTTTAGATAAAAGAGAAATATTACAGGAAATACAAGAAGTATATGCTACAGATGGATATGAATATTGTTTTAGAGTACCTAGTGAAAAATTAATTTTAAGACGCAACCATAAAATTTTTATTACCGGTAATTGTGGTAAAACTTCTACAGTAAATGCTATATTAACTGTATTGGATGGTAATTATCCTTTTGCTCAAACTGCATTATCCGGAAGAGCCGCCGCTAAAATGGCAGAAGTCACAGGAGAAGATGGATGTACTATACACCGGTTGCTTGGATCTGATTCTAATACTTTTGCATATAATTCTAATAATCAATTACCTTATGATATTATTATCGTAGATGAAATTTCAATGATTGACAGTAAACTATTTTTATATTTATTAAGAGCTATAAAAACTGGATCTAAAGTTATTTTACTTGGAGATCACGGACAACTTGAAAGTATAGGTAGTGGAAATGTCGCTTATGATATTTTACACTCTACAGAAATACCTACTGTTATACTTACAGAAATTTATAGACAAGCGTTAAGTTCTGCAATTATTACAGAGAGTAGAAAAATAAGAAATGGGGTTCAAATTATTTCAAAAGATTATTGCGGAATAGAATCTAGGGGAGAAAAAAAGGATTTTATAATAGATTGTTATAATGATAAAACTAATACCTTTTATAAAATTATGCAACATTTTTCTAAAGAATATATTAAATATGATAATCCATTAGATATTCAAATTTTATCTCCTGTAAAAACAAGAGGAGATGCTAGTATATATAAATTGAATATTGCAGTACAACAATTTATACATCCTTTAAATTCAAAAAAAGAACATTTCTTAACCTATTTTGAGGGGGAACCTTATACTATTCAAATTGGAGATAAAGTAATAAATACAAAAAATAATTATAAAACTAATCCTCCAATTTTTAATGGAAATATTGGTATTGTAGAAGATATTATAAAAGAAGATCAGATACAAGAAGATGGAAGTAAAATTCATGTAGACCAAGTTATAATAGACTTTATTGGTATAGGAAGAGTCAAATTAAATAAAGATGCATATAGTGGATTAGTTCTTGGATATGCCATTACTGTACATAAATTTCAAGGATCTAGTGCTAAAGTAGTTATTATTGGTATTGATAGTTCAGCTTTCATGATGCTTTCACGAGAATTATTATACACCGCTATTACTAGAGCAGAAGAAAAATGTATTCTAGTTGCACAAAATAGTGCTTTAAGATATGGTACTTCTAAAGAACAAGTTAATAAAAAACAGACTTATTTACAAGAGTGTTTAACTAATGCAACACGAAAAACATTAGATTGGTAATTTGACAAATTATTAATTATATGATATAATGGTCTTACAACAAACGAAAGGAAAGTTATGGCAAATTATTTAAACAAATATGTAGGCACTTATCGCGTGATTAGCGAATATAGTAAATCAACAAATAATTATCCAAGAGAACTTGATGGATCAATTAGTGATAATGATTTATATATAGTATGTAAATATCATTGTAAAATTTATGCTTTTGGTGGTTCTACATTATGTTTCTATTGTCCGTCTTTAAAACATGGTAGAAATTTATTACATAAATTACAAACTGATAATTTAATTAATTTAATTGAATCTATTGAAGAAACAGATAGTGAAGTAACTTTAAGTTTCTCTGATAAGAATTTCCAAGCGTTATTTAATTATTTTAACCCAAGCAGTTATGGAGCTTCTATAAGACCGCATAGTATTAAAAATTTACCTACAGTAAAATATGAAATACCAGAAGAAGATAAGCAAATTTACAAAAATTTAATTGCTTCAAAAAATATATCACAAATAGAATTGGTTAGACTTTCTAAGGGTTTTATAAAAAGTATTTCAACTAAAAAGAAACCTGAACAATGGTATAATGATAATATGAGATTACAAGGGATCTCTGGAATAAAATATATTCATTCTATGGGACTTTGGTTAAAATTTTTAGACTATATTAAAAAATTGGAGGTCAAGCGTGCATAAGAAGATTTTATATACCACTATAGTTTATATTATGACATTTAATTTATATTTACCTGTTAATGCTCAATCTACAATTTCTGGAAATGATATAAATTATACGGTACAAGAAGATAAAAATGAGAATTTTAAAAATGATATTATATCTTTAAACAGGGGTAACTATACAAAAATTGAATATTTAAAACGTTATAAATTAATTATTAATAAATATAAAGATTTACAAGGAGTACCAAAAACTTTAGAAGAAACGTTTACCCCTTTACAAATAAAATACATGGAAAAATGTATTGAAACGGAAGCCTTTGAATGTAGTTTTGCGTCTAAAGTAAATCATGCTAATGTAATATTTAATAGACTGGATAATCCAAAAATATTTTCTGATAATCCTATAAAAATAATTAAAAAGCCAAATCAGTTTAAATATGGACGTAATATAATTAGTGATGATACTGTACAAGCTTTAGAATATGCATTTTATTTTCCAGATACTACTTATGGTAGTACATTATTTGAATCTGGTGGAGACAATAAATTATCAAAATATGGAGATTCACAATTTACAGATGATTCAAATACAACATATTATGTAATAAAAAAAGATTAAGATACTCATAAAATGAATATATTTTATTATAAAAGGAGAAAAAATGAGAGGATTAATAATATGAATAAGAAATTAATCATTGTTATAGGAAGAACAGGAACGGGTAAATCTACTTTATGTAGAGCTGTAGCAAATGTGAATCATATGAAGATATTAAAATCGTATACCACAAGAAAACCAAGAGCTAATGAGATAGATGAATCTGATCATATTTTTATTTCAGAACAAGAAGTAGAACAATATAAGGATATAATGATAGCTTATACTGAACGTAACGGTTATTGTTCATTTACTACGAAAGATCAACTTTATGAAAATGATATTGTGATATTAAATCCTAGTGGATTTCTTGAAATATATGACAATATTCTTAAATATAATTTACATATTGATTTAATACCAATTTATATTAGTACTCCATTATCTGTTATTAAAGAACGAATTAAAACACGTGGAGATAGTGAAAGTTGGAATGCAAACAAAGAAAAAGAAAACCAAGAATTTACAGATTTCGAAATTAATTATAGAGAACAAGTATACCATATATTAAATGATGATGATATAACAACTGTTGCTATAAAATTTAATAATAGAATACAAAAAGCTTTAACAGATACACATTATAATTTATTCAAAGGAGATGCGTAATGAGTAACAATTATACAACAGTCTATTTGTCTGGACGTACTAAGGACATTGATCCTCAATTAAGTATGAAATGGAGAAAAGACATACAATTTCGATTAGAAGCCACGCATTTTAGATGTTTTATTCCTGATGAACATTATACTTATCAAAATCAAACTCCAACAGGAAAAGAGTGTATGCAATTATTTTTACATCAAGTAGAATTATGTGATATATTTATTGTAAATTTAAACGATACTGATATTTCTGTAGGAACGGGAATGGAAATTTCTTTGGCATATTATTTACATAAACCTATTATTGGATTTGCAGATAATAATTCTTACCTTTGGATTAAAAATATGTGTGATGTGATTGTAAAGAACAAAGAAGAAGCAATTGAATATATATTACAACATTATTCATTTATTTAAAATAAAACAAAGGAGAAATAGTTAATGACAGTAGAACAATGGTTAGGAAAAGATAACATACTTGGTATTGATATTTGGCATAAGAAATATCAATACCAAGATGAAACATTTGAAGAATGGATTAATAGAATATCCGATGGAAATTCAGAAATAAAAGAACTTATTCTTCAAAAAAAATTCTTATTCGGTGGAAGGATTTTATCAAATAGAGGATTAGAAAAATTAGGAAAAAAGATTAGTTTAAGTAATTGCTATGTAATGTCACCTCCTGATGATAATATTGAATCAATATTTGATTGTGCTAAGAAACTTGCTAGAACATATTCCTACGGAGGTGGATGCGGTATCGATATTGGTAAACTTAGACCCAATGGATGTAAAGTAAATAATGCCGCAGATAAAACAACCGGAGCAGTATCATTTATGGATTTATATTCAATGGTTACTGGATTAATAGGACAGTCTGGAAGACGCGGAGCTTTGATGATATCAATACCATGCACTCATCCCGATTTGCTTGAGTTTATTGATGTAAAAACAGATCTAAATAGAGTAACCAAAGCTAATATATCTATAAGAATTACAAATGAATTTATGAAAGCAGTTAAGGATAAAAGACAATTTTTATTATATTTTGATATAGAATCTACTGGTGAACATATAGAAAAAAAAGTAAATGCATATGAAGTATTTCATAAATTATGTGAAAATAACTGGAATTATGCAGAACCCGGTATGTTATTTTGGGATACAATAACTGGATATAACTTATTAAGTAATAATAAAGATTTTGAATATGCAGGTACTAATCCATGCGTAACAGGAGATACTCTTATATTAACAAATAAAGGATATTTTCAAATAAGAGATATAGTAGATAAGCCAACAACCATATGGAACGGATATGAATGGTCGGATGTATACGTAAGAATTACTGGCACTAATCAAAAAATGCTTAAAATAACTTTATCTGATGGATCTGAATTAGACTGTACAAGATATCATAAATTCATTTTATCAGATAACTCTAGAGTAGAAGCAAATAATTTAAATATAGGAGACAAATTAATAAAATGTATCTTCCCTATTATAGAAGGAGAAAATAATAGTTTAGAAAAAATAGCATATACTCAAGGATTTTTTATGGGGGATGGATCTTCTGAAAGTAATAGAAAAAGATTATCAATTAAATTAATCGGAGAAAAAAGAAAAGTAATTGATAGATTAATATATTCAAATAATAACTATTGTCCTTCTTTTGATGGTGATTTTTTAACACTAGAATATAACAAACAAGCCTTTAATAAAGAATTTGTTCCAGACGCCAAATATAATATTAGGACAAGGCTAAATTGGTTAGCTGGCTATATTGATTCAGATGGAACACTACAATCCAAAGATGGAAGTATTAGTATAAGTTCGATTAATAAATCTATTTTGTTAAAAGTAAAATATTTACTTAACACCATAGGATGTAATGGTACAATAAGTATGATGTATCCAGAACAAATTAAAGAAATGCCTAAGAATGATGGAACAGAAAATACAATAGAATGTCTTTGTCAAACATCATATCGTTTATTAATAAGTTGTTATAATATAAAGCGGCTTGTTGATTTAGGACTTAGTTTAACAAGAGTACCCATGATTGCAAATCCTGACAGAGATGCATCCAGATATATATATGTAAAGGACATAAAAGAAATAGAAGATTGTGAAACCGTATATTGTTTTAATGAACCAAAAAATCACTCTGGAATCTTTAATGGAGTTATAACTGCGCAGTGCGCCGAAGAACCCTTACCCGCGGGTGGAAGCTGTTTATTGGGCAGTATTAACCTATCCGCATTTGTAAAAAATGATTCATTTGATTTTGGTGATTTTAGTAATACTGTATCAACAGCTGTAATTGCATTGAATGAAGTACTCGATGAAGGATTACTTTTACATCCCTTACAAGAACAACGTGACACCGTAAGAGATTGGAGACAAATCGGTTTAGGTATTATGGGATTAGCAGATATGTTAATCAAACTTAAATTGACTTATGGATCAAAAGAATCTATTGAATTATGCGATAATATTGGAAAATGTTTAACTAATAAAGCTATTATACAATCTGCATATTTAGCTAAAGTAAACAAAACTACGTATCCAAAATATAATCCTTTAATTGTAGAAACAGAATTTTTTAACACCAATATAACAAATACTGATGATCGTGAATTAGTAAAAAAATATGGGTTAATGAATTCACAATTATTAACTATTGCACCGACTGGTACACTTTCTACAATGCTTGGAATTTCAGGTGGAATAGAACCGATTTATGCAAATTTCTATACACGTAAAACGGAATCACTTCATGGTCATGATGAATATTATAAAGTTTATACTCCAATTGTAGAACGATATATGCAAGATAATAAAATAAAAGACGATAAAGATTTACCTAAATTTTTTATTACTTCTCAAGAATTAGATTTCTATGATAGAATAAAAATGCAAGAAGTATGGCAAAAGCATATTGATGCTTCTATTTCATCCACTATTAATTTATCACATGATGCTACGGTTGAAGAAGTAGAAAAATTATATATATATGCTTGGCAACATAATTTAAAAGGGGTTACAGTATATAGAGATGGTTGTAAACGTAGTGGTATTCTTACAACTACTGAAATTAAATCTGACACATCGTCTACTTCTATACAAAAATCAGAACCAATTCCTCGTGGTATGATTATAAAGGCTGATGATAATTGTATTGGACGTAAACGTACATTACAAACTGGTTGTGGAAGTCTACATGTTGAAGCATTCTTTGATCCTACAACTGGAGAACTACTTGAAACATATTTCAGCAAAGGGAGTTCAGGGGGTTGTGGAAATTTTATGGTAGGTCTATCTCGTATGATTTCTTTATCAGCTAGAGGAGGAGTAGATATATATTCTATTGTTGATCAACTTAATTCTAGTGGTTCATGCCCATCGTACGCTGTAAGAAGTGCTACAAAACATGATACAAGTAAAGGCTCTTGTTGTCCAGTCGCGATTGGTAATGTGTTATTAGAAATGTATGAAGAAGTACATAATGATATATTTGAAGAAGATGAAGAAAACGAAGAAGAACATCTTATAATCACAACATCCCTTAAAATTACTCCTAAACAATTAGATAAAAATAACTGTCCTCAATGCGGAGAATCTTTAATATTCGAGGGTGGATGTATAATTTGTAAAAATTGTGGATGGTCGAAATGTGAATAAGATATATTTAATTCCTATTGTAATAAATAAAAACGCTTTACAAAATTTTGCTGGTCATAGTCAATATGATCAGCAAAAAGATAAAGAAAAAAGATATAATAATAAGGAGATTTTTAATAATGATAGAAATAAATTTTGCAAAAGTTCATCCAGATGCAATTATTCCATCTAAAGATAAAGAAAATGCAGGATATGATATTTATGCTAGATTTGATAATGAACGGATATTAATCTACCCCGGAGATACAATTATGATCCCATGCGGTATAGCGAGTTCGTTCAGTGATGGATATGTAATGATATTAAAAGAACGTGGATCAACTGGTACTAAAGGAATTGGTCAAAGATCTGGTGTAATAGATTCTGGTTATCGTAACGAATGGCTTTGTCCTATTACTAATCATAATCATTTTAAAATACTAGTAATATCTAAATTACCTGAACAAGAATATTATACTAAATATCAAGATATTACTCCAGAAGAAATAATTTTTTATCCATATACAAAAGCGATATGTCAAGCACTATTACTCTCTGTTCCAGATACGGAAGTTACAGAATTATCCTATGAAGAATTACAAAAAATACCCTCAAAAAGACAAGGTGGAAAACTAGGTTCTACAGGAAAATAAGGCTCTAAAAAGTAAAAAAAGGGAAATTACACGTTAATGTAATTTCCCTTTAAATTTATCTTATTTCCATTGAGTTTATCAATGGAATCACCCTTTCTTTTATGAGGTGATCACCATCTTTTGCTAAATAGATTTCTGCCATTGAATTGAAAGTTTCATACTGCTCTTTACTAATATAATTTTGTTCTTTAATTTTATCATAAAAAGAATTTAATAAAAAACCATACAGAACCACTGTATTGGCTTTTTCTTCCTCTCTCATACTATCTATTGTGTGACTGATATCATTTAATGTCTTGTATTGTAATTCATCATGATTTTCTAAACGTCTTATACGATGCTCGATAGCATCTGCATTAGTCTTGATATTAAAACGCTTTTTATAGAAGTCTATGAACGAAATAACGTCCTTAATTAAACTTATTAATATAAATACCCCTATGATAATTTCGATCAAATTTAAGCTCTTAAACCCATCTAAAAAGTCCATTGTATTCTACCTCAATGTTGTTATATTATAATCTATGGGTATAGACTTTTATCTATACCCCGTTAATATTAAGCAGTTACTTTATTTCTTTTTCCAGCTAAAATTTCATCATGACCATTAGTAATATAATGCTGATAATATTTAACCATATCCGCTCCAAATTTAGTTGCTAAATCTGGATTATTCTTTTTATATACAACTGGATTAAAAGTAGAAATAGCTTGTCGAGACTCTTTCATACCATTATTAATAAAATGATTAAATAATGCAGATGATGTACCAAGTACTGATAAATCTGAAAATTTATTAGAATAAAATGTAGGATCAAATACCAAAGAATAGTTTAAACCATTAGACATATAAGAACCCATTGTAATAGTTACGGTTCCAGAAACAGGAGTATCAAATAATTTCTTTTCTGCTATGCGCCTTTTAGTTAATCCCAGAACTTTTACTCCACCATCATGATCATAGTTAAGAATATTAGCAGAAATAGCCGAAATAGGTTTACTTCCTTTTCCCACAAGACTATCAATAGATCCAATATTATATGCAAAATCTACTAAAGCATCTAATTGATTCTGATTAAAATTATATTTTGCATCATATTTATTTACTAATGGAACATATTTTGTATTTACTACTTTAACAAAATCTTTATTTGCTTGATCTTGAGTTATTTTAAGACCAGCCTTTACATTATATCCAATAATACTAGCAACTGCATTAGTCATTCCATATCCAATAGTCCAAATTCCACCACTATCTCTATAAACGTCTAATTCACAACCTTCAAAACTTTTAATCAAATTAATACCATTCTGACTAATTGTCTTACTCATTTTATCTTATCTCCTTATTTAGAAACTGTATTAACTGCTACAGTAGTCTCTTTACTCTTTTTAATAATTTGTTCAATCTTTGCACTTACATAAACAGAAAAATTACCATAAAGTTTAGCAATATATTTTTCTCCGTTTTCACCTATAAGTTGTTTTACTATCTCAATAGCTTTTTCTTTAGCGGCATCCTGAGCGGCTTGATCAAATTTCCCATCTTTTTTAAGAGCATCCACATAAGTTTGAGCCACAGCTCCTACCGCTGTTTCAATTGCTTCAATAATTATTTTAAGATTTGCGTCTTTAATATAAGAGTTGATTGCTACTGCAAAGATACTAAGAATACCAATACCACTACCAGTTATAATTACATACATAATATTTTGAAACATTTTATTTCTCCTTTGTTCATTAATTAGTTGTTGTGTTTATTGTGTCTTTTATAGCTTCTACAGTTTCTTTAACAGAATTTACCACATCTATCATAGAATTATCTGTAGTAATTTTTAAAGTTTCATTTGTATCTTGTGCTTGAGAATGTGTTTCCCAACCACTTTTAACTAAGAAAGATACTAAGAACGTAAATATACTTGCATTAATGCCTATTAATACTACTTGTAAAGCAGTAAAAGCATATTCAGTAATTCCTAAAATTCCACTTTGAGGTACAAGATAAAATATAAAATACGCATCAATAATCATAATAAAAAATAAAACAATATAAGCAATAATTTTACTTGTTTGAGGTCTTTTTATTTTATATTTTTCTTTTAGATCATACATATCTTTTCTTTGTTTTAATTCATTTTCTAATGAAGTTAAATCTGTTTTGAACATAAGTCTCCTTTTATTTTAAATTATATTTAACATAATCTGTTTAATATTTAGATTATCATTACAAATATAACATCTTTCTGTAACTCTAGTGTCTGCATGACCTAACATAATAGATACTAATTTTATATCTTTAGTCTTATTATATAATTCAGAAGCGAACGTTTTTCTAAAGATATGTACTGTGGTTTTTACGTGCACATTAGATTTTTTTCCTATATTTTTTGCTATTGTTTCAATTGTACCTTGTACCATTTCTTTACTATTTATATTATTTTTCTGAGAAATAAAAACATATCCATTTTGTCTATCATTAATATACTTTTTTAATTCTATACAAGCTCTATATGATAATATTCCTTCTCTTTCAGAACTATCACTTTTATATCCATGTATTTTTATTTCTCTTGTAGAAAAATTTATATCTGTAATTTTTAATTTTGTTATTTCTCCAACACGCATACCCGTACTAAGCATTAATTCATATAAAGCTTTTTCTCTATTATTATTGATATTGGTTCTACATAATTCAATTTCTTCTTTTGTAAGTCTATCTTTTTTACAAGATTTTTGATGTACTCTATCTATATCTAATACTATATTTTCTGAAATATGATGTTTTTTAAATGCCCATTGAAAGAATATTAACAAATTACGACAAATAGTGGCAATATAATTTTGAGATAAATGATTATTATTTTTAATTTTAATATACTGTTTAATAGCTAAAAAATCAATTATATTTTGACTAATTACTTCTTTATAATTTAATTTAGTATATTTTAAAAAGCTATTAACTGTATAAATATAACATTTTATTGTTGAAATTTTTATACCTTTAGCCAACATATCTAAACTGAATCTTTTTATAATCCATTCATTCGTTTTTATTTCTGTAGTTATTTCTTTTTTCATAGGAGTAATTTCAAAATCGGTTAATTTTACTATAAGTATTGTTTTTAAAAAATTCTGATGTTCAACATCTAAAAATTTAATTGTCTCTGCTAAAATATCATTAATAATTTGCTCTTTCATTAATTTTCTCCTTAAAGTTTTGTTAAATTAATTATAGCACTTTTAAAAGAAAAAATCAATGAAAGAATAAAAAATTTTATTCCGTTAAATGGTAAATTAATTCTTTACGATAACCACGATTTAAAAATAGAAAAATCGGATCCAGAATATTTTGGACTAGCAAAGCTAATGGAACAGATGTTTCTAATCTTGGAACTACAATTCCAATATTACCCGCGTATTTCCCAAAAGATAATATTATCTCTCCTGCATCCCACATGAATACCGCCGGTGCATGGTATAGCGGTGGAACAGCCCGTATAAATACAAACGGGTCAATGAGTTTTGCATATGGTGGTACGACGCAAATAGTGGAAAACTCTGGATGGTATGGATTTAATTTTAGTTATTCTATTTAACTCTCTATTATACTATCAGCCATTAGCAATATATCTTATACCATATTGTGCAGCATATACAGTGGTATCAGCAGTGTAATGCGCATAAAGAGAAAGAGTACCTTTTGCAAGAGAAATACCAATTACAGTGCCAGTCCAAGTATTAATCGTGTTACCCATTCCACAATTTAATATGTTGTCTACACGAGGAAGATATTTGCTATTATCAAAGGTTAAAACCAAGCCATTGTTTGCTAATCCTGCGGGATAATATCCATCAATGTATATTTCTTTCGTTGCTGAATTATATAATGCACTTGTTATTGTGATATGCGTAGCTGTAATATGTGACGTTATATCTACCCAAGTCAAATTACCATTTATTTGAGTGATTTCATTCCCAATATTGTCTTGTATTACATTATATCCAGACGTCGGAGAAATAATAATTGTTCCTCCATTAGTAATTGCTGTTGTAATTTTATATAAAATACCTCCATAAACTAAAAATTCTCCTATAGCATATGCTTTAGATGCTATTAATGTAGTTTCTATTGTGGCAAAATTATGCATTGTATTAGTTATTCCATCAGAAGCATATATATCATCAGTTATTGCAAAATAAGAAACAGGAGAAAAACCAGTATCTTTTTTTATTAATTTTTTTTGATGCGTAATTGTGGATAAAGTACTCATATATTATTTTCTCCTTAATTTAATTTTTGATTTTCTAATTATATATTATAAAATCATGTTTTTCTAATATAGTCAGTAATATTGTTTTCATTAAGATAAAGATAATCCATATATTAATTTTCCATTGTAAACTAAACTGGAAACTTCTACACCATTATAAAATACTTGCTGTACAGCTGAACCGTTATAGTATAGATTAAAAATTTTATCATATGCGGCAAAGGTAATTCTAGCCAAACCATTGCCTTGCTGAATACTATTAGACATTGATGCAGAATATGTTACACCATTTATTGTTATAGCCGGAACCCCTCCAGTAAAACCAGATCCCCCAGAACCACCTCCATCTTGCCAACCACTACCTCCACCATAAAGACCTCCTCCGCCTCCACCTTCTATTGAATAGTTACTTCCTGCAGAAGTTTTAGTTCCAGATCCCTGACCAAATCCAGCCCACATTGCTCCTTGTGATGTTCCTGCAGAAGTTTGAGATCCACCAGTACCACCATCTCCAGCTGTTTGCCCTGTTAAACCTCCACCATATCCTCCACCATATATTCCATGTCCATCTACACACTTATCTCCACCACCACCTCCAGCAACAATTAATATCTCTGGAATATAAGAAGCAAAGTTGCTTAGTACTCCTCTATTAGTAAGAGTTATAGACGTACATCCACCACCAGAAGCAAGGTATCCTGTTCCACCATTACCATAAGCAATATTACCACCACCATTGTAACCACCAGGTAAATAATTAGCTTGTGCAGAACCAACATGTTTACCAGAACCAGTACCACCTACAGCAATATAGATAGTTTGATTCTTTGTTAACTGTACATACCCAACTGAATAACCACCATATCCACCTTGGTTTAACGAACATCCACCTTGCGCCCCCCATGTTTCAAGTTTATATACTCCTGCAACCGGTGCTGTAAACGATTGTATTCCACCTATATAAGCATAATCGTTGTAAGCCCCAATTATTGGGTTAATTGATGCAATTGACATGAAATATCACCTCTTCTCATATTACTGAAACAAGATATAGAATTTTGTTCGTTGCATCATATGAATTCACTTTGATATTTACATTATTCTTTAATGCAGTGATTTCATTCCCAATATTGTCTTGTATTACATTATATCCAGACGTCGGAGAAATAATAATTGTTCCTCCATTAGTAATTGCTGTTGTAACACGATAAATAAGTCCATTATAAACAAAAAAGTCATTTACTGCATATGCTTTAGAAGTTGTTAATGTAGTTTCCACATTAGAAAGATTAGTTATGAATGGAACACTACCATCAGAATTATATATATCATCTATAACGCCCCAATGGGATATTTTTGCAAATCCAGTACTTTGTTTAATATATTGTTTATAATGAATTATTGTAGATAAAATACTCATTAATTTTTCTCCTTATTAATATTCTTGCATCCAAAACAATTTTCCAGACATTTGATCATCTGTAGGTTCTGTTATCGCAAATACCGTATCTTGATACTTTGTCATTAAAAGTACTTGAGTACCAACATTTACAAGACATTCTTCTATATTATTTAATTTACTAGCTCTGAATCCTTTATTAAGACTATTGGTATTTAGACTAGATACAGCATCAGTGTAATTATGTAAATTTACCTGATTTTTATAAGTAGATATTGCGTTAGAATCATCTAATGCAATATCACTATTTGGTATATAATTATAATTTACAAAACTCATTTATACCTCCTGATACCAAAAGGTATCAACTTCACAATCTATTGTCGGTTCAGTAGTAGATATAATTGTTGATCTATTTGATAGAGCAAATAAACCTATATTATATAATTCTTCTTCTATCTTATTTAATATAGTAGCATCTATCCAATACGGTTTAAGTAAAGTAGCATTAGCTTCAATTAGAGCTTGTGCACTATTTATATTTCCTACATTCATAAATGTATAATATTGTAAAATTATATCTTTTACCGTATCATCCATATCTTTAAAATTAGATAAAGAAATTACTGAACTTGGAAATTGACTACCAGATTCATGAGAATACGTAGTACTCATTCTTTTCTCCTTTTATTTAAGTATTATCATATAATTGTAAAAATTTATACATGGTAATTGTAGAAGTACATTTAGAAAAATCATTACTTACTTCTGTTACTATATAAGTTTCTTCTGTATCATTCTGTCTTTTTTTATAACTAACTTTTATATTAACATCTAAGAAAGGAACTAATAAAGTGGTTATAGATACTGTATCCATCATTGTAGTAGATTTACGATTATAATAAGCGGCATTAGTTTTTGCTACCGTATTAGATAAAATATTATCAAAATTATCTCCTGAATGACTCTCTAGTACTTCTCCTAAATTTTGTACACTAAATTTACTAGTAGGATCAATTCTAAATATAACATTTTTAGGATCTATATTATATTTATTAGAAAAATAAGTTTTAGTATACGTAATATCATTTACATCATTTGTAAATACGCATAAAGCATGTGGTTGATATTGCCCTAAATAATAAGCCACTTTTGTACCTGTACTATCATTCAAAGTATAAATTTTCACAGCACATGTTTCACCATTTTCTATTTCATTAGCTGTCAATGCTGTTGTTGTATATTCATAATAAATAGGTAATACTCCTAAACTATTTATTTGAATATTACACGCTCCTGTATTATTTGCAGAAGGTACAAAAGCAATTATATCCGATTTATCATAACTCGTATAAGCAGATAAAGTTAATTGATAAATATTAGAAGCAAAACTACTAAACGTGGCATAAAAATCTACATCATAACTTACGCCAAATATTTCAGTAATATTTTTTATATTACTTGTATCATACTCGACACTTTCACAATCGTCACTAGTTTGTATAGAACGTAGAAAACTATTATCTATATCTATAATTTCTGTGGTCATTGTTGGTAACATATTAAAACAAAATGCCCCATAAACATCCATATAGGCTTGACAATCAGGATATAAATCTCTTATATCTCCTAACGCCGTCCATAATGTATCACCCGGATTATATGTAAGATCGGAAGGTAGGATATTCCATTCACTATTATTTTGTCTGTAAGTTAAATAATCTGAATTATGCCCCGGCATACCATAATATTCACCCACATCTTCAATAATGTAATCTTTAATAGTAGTTAAATTTTGTATAATATAACTTACAATTTCTCGTATTGTTCGTTTTGCTCCATTATATTCTACCGGAATAGTTAAACTTATTGCTCCCCCTATTTGACCATTAACAGTCCCATTTAATTCTGAAATGCGATCAGACAAAGAAAATTTAAGAGAATTCTCAGTAGCGTTGTATGTCGTACTAACTCCTGTAATTCTATAAATTCCAGCTGGATACCAGCTATAAGTTTCTTTTATATAATCTTCTACACCTAAATCAATTTTATAAAAGAAACCAAGCCAAGTATTAATTTCATTTTCTATATCAGAAATAAAATCATCTAACTTTAAAGTAAAATCACATGTTCTTCTAATATCAGAACTAGATTGTATATCTAAAGTTCCAAAATCTGAAACTCCTGTGAATGATGTTATGATTGTTTTCATATCTGATTTAACAATTGAAATTCGCATTTTATAATTTACTATAGGTTGCTGTAACAGTTCCTTGTCGTCTTCTAAAATTACATATTTCATATTTTTAGTATACTCCCGGTTCTACCAAAGATAAATTATTTTTATATAAATCTTTTTCACTTACGCAAGATCCTATTTCTACAAAATCAAACGAAATAGTCCATAAGTCTGGATGTCCTTCTTCTGTTTCAGAAGGAGTTCCAGTAATTCTAATAAGCCAATTTCTTCCAATATCTAATTTTAAAATTTTTGGCTTTTTATTACATAACCAATCTATAATTGTTTTTCTAAATATACCTTGTGTACCAGAATCTACCATACAATTAGTAAATTTTAGAAAAGCCGCAGTTATAGTACCAGTATCATAATTAGCATCTGAATTTGAAACTACTACTGGATATTGACTATCATTAATTTTTAAAGTCGTGTTGTCTTGCTGTCTTGTAATCTGTGGATAAGTAATATCAACTACAGTATGAACAAAAGTATCTTTATCTGTAATACATATTCCTTCAAAATCAGAATATATAGTAATATTTTCATATGAATTTATATTACCAGATAATACAGACATACACATAAATTCTTCATTTGTTCTAGCTTTTGCATAATAATATTCTTTTACGAAATTAAAATCAGTAATATCTTTAATAGGAATTACAAAAATAGTAATCCATTCAAGAGTACCTGTTTCTCTAGTCTTTATTACAATAGTATCTGTATTCTTTAATGAAAATCCAGAATTACCGCCATCTAAATTATTTTCATATGTAGCATTTAATTTAGTTGTATAAGTCCAATCATCATTAATGTTATCTACAGTTTTTGTATAATCTGTACTTAAATATAATTGATCATATGTACCATCATTTAATATTGCATTTGTAAAAGTACCCGTATCAGTTGCGGGAGTCTGCATAGCATATATACCACTAAAAAAATCTATTCCAAAAAACATGCTTCTCCCTTTCTTTAAGTATAGCTAACAATTAAATTATATATTCCATTATGTCGATTTACTTGGAAACTAATTATTGCTCCTGTGTTATATTGATCTGTAATGACTCTAAACATATCTCCATTTATATCTACAATAGGATTACTATCAGTTGTACCTATAATACCACTTAGTATATTAACATAAATTATATAATGAGAAAGTGTATTATTAATAGTTAATTTTCCGTAATAAACATTATTTATATTTACTATAGATAAAAATACATTAAATTTATTGCCCTTTAGTTCCGCAAATTGTTCATTTACTGGAAGTAATTTTGCTTTAACAACCAAAGCAAAATCCCCATCAACTTCTGAATTAGAAATATCATAACTAATTGAATTATTTGTTAAAGTAAATAGTCCATCTTGTAAAGTATAATTATTATTTGTTAGTATATAATCCATTGTCACAATATTAGATGTTAATATAATTTTACCGTCTATATTTTCCCCAACAAAAGATAAATTTGATGGAATTTTTGTATATTTTACACTAGCTAATATATAACCAGTATCTACTAAAAATCCATATGCACTTTTACCTATAGCTCTAAAATAATAGGTAGATAAATTTTCAAGACCATAATATATATATGATTTTGCAGAAGCGGAATATAAAGTATCACTAACTAATAATTGAGTTTTTGTAGTGTCATATAAATAGAATGCAAATTCTTGTAAATTATCTCCTTCTGATTGTGTAAAAGATAAATTAGCAGTATAATTTGCAGAGCTAATTACATCATTTGTACTAATATTACTAAAATTAAAGGTAGGAGTTAAATAACAATAAAATAATATTGCTTCTGATAAGTTACTTGAATTTCCATTTTCATCATACACTTGCACTTGTGCAGTATAAGAAGTATTTGTAGTTAATGTACTTCCGGGTAAATTATAATTTAATCTAGTTCCATCTTGTGTAACATTATATATTGTAGAAAGTGTTATTCTATTAACAATAATTAATCGTGTTTTTACAATTTGCACACCTGTATAGGTATAATTAAATGTATGAGCATAGTTAGGATCGAAACATGAAACTTTTTCAAGAATCGGTGTATTTAAAGTCGCCATATTTATCTCCTTTATCCAATTGTTTGTATCCAATAATCTCCCACACTTAAATCTGTAGGTTCAATAATACTATTTTCTTCTGCTATAAAACTTATACTATTTAAAACAGTTGCATCTTGTGCTAGTAAATTTAAAAGTCCTGTACTCCTACTTAAAGAATGAGCATATGTAGAAGTAATTATATTACTACTAGCATCTTTAGTAGCTTTGGTTGCAGACAAAACAGATTTAGCTATATCAGCAGTATTATCTACATTACTTAAACCGATAGAAATGGGAGTAATATTAACGTTACCAGTTTTATATTCTGTTTCCGCATTACCCTTTACTGCTGTTACAATATTACTACCAGTTCCCGGCATATATCCTAAAGCTGTTGTAATATCTGTAGCCGTTAATTGATGCCATATATCTGTAGTTCCATTTGATTCTAAGAAAAATCCTGTTGTAGTAGAACTAGAATCTGGCACATGATTACCATGTACTGTAGGAGCTTTACCGTCCAATTGTGTTTGAATATTAGAAGTAACACCATCTGTATAATTTAATTCGGCTGTACTTGAAATAATACCATGTAATGCATTAAGCTCTGTAATAGTTGCAGTAATACCAATATTAGTTAAAATTCCATTAACTGTTGTTGCTCCAGTACCACCATGAGCCACATCTAATACAGGACTAGAAGCATTTGTTACATGACCGTTGGTATCTACTGTAACAGAAGAATAAGTACCTGCACTCACTCCACTTAACGGATGTTGATAAACCACAGTATCAGTATCATTAATTTTAATATCTCCATTAATAGTAGAAGCCGCAGTTAAAGTTGCATCTATACGTGCATGAGTGGACATAGAATGTCCATAAGCCGCATCCCAATTACTTTTATTTAATGAAGTAACATGTATCACACCATTACCGATATGCGCGTTAAAATCGGTTTTATCAGCTTTAGTCCCTATAGCATTATTTAAAGCTGTAATAGCAGATTCATCAGTTGCCATTAAATCAGCTATTTCCTTTAAAGTATCAAGAGTACTAGGAGCACCATTAATTAAATCTGAAATTTTAGTATCTGTATAACTTGTTGCCCTCTCATAAGTACCATCTACTTCTGGCGTAAAACCAAGTGCAGTAGTAACATTAGACGAAGTCATTTGTCCTAAAATAGTGGTTGCAGACTTATTTTCTACATTATCTAATCCTATTTGTGTTTTTGTAACATTATGGGGATTAGAAACATTAGCTATATGATTAGTTAAATTTGTTGCATTGGTTTTACCACTTGCTCCATCATATATTGTATTTGCAGTTTCTCCAAAAGTTAAAAATGAACTTTCTATTTTAGTATTGGTATTAAGTGGTACAACACCATTGGCTATACCTTTACTGGAAATAGGCACATAATTTGTATCTGTAGTACCTTTTATATAATTTAGAATAGTAGAAGCACTTACTTTATAAGTTGCTGTACCATTTTCAATTATCATAATATCATTATCGCCTATTGATGTATAAGAAGGTAGACTGGCAATTTTTATTACAGAAGACATTCCGATCTCCTTTCTTTATTATTTATATCGTAAATTACAAATATACATACTCGTTTTATCACAATTCGGTATTTTAAGCCATACTAAACTTCCAAGTGGTATTGTTACTCCTGTTCCATTAGGAACTAATATAACCCTATTATTATAATTTACTCCGTATAAATCTCCTGATTTAGTATATACTACAGCAGAAATTGTTTTATCATAACTTAATTTAGCTATAGCATTATTTATAAGTATAGTTACACTTTGAAAAATTTGTTGTATTGTCATATTTTCACCTTAATACCGGTATATCTTAATGGTATACCGGTATTTAATTTTATTTATCTTTTTGATGCATATTGAGTCGCCGAAAGTTTTATTCTATTTAATTCTTTTTGTAAATTATTATATCCACTTTCGTTAGTAATATTTGGTAATGATATACTAATTTGTTGCGTTAATTGTTGAAGATTAGTTGAAAGAGTAGGAGTTACAGTTTTTAATGTAGAATCTGTTGATACCTTCGCAGGATTTAATTTAGCCCAATCCCATAAATTTTGTACCATATTCGCCGAAAATACTGTATCTCCTTTAGTCAAAGTGGTTAATACACCATTACGAGTCGGAGAAGCTATGATTTCCTGTCCACCATCTTGCGTAATAGCTGTTTGATCTTCATCTATTTTCTTCGCACCAGTAGCATATTTTTTAGTAGTTTTTTTAGTTGTGGCAGTAGAACTTTTTGTAGAAGTTGTAGTTGTAGTTGCTTTATTAGAAGAAGCCGTATAACTAGCACCTTTATTACCTACAGATGAAGTAGAAGAAATAGTATGTGCTTTTGCCGCTTCATACGCTGTAACCTCTGCATTAGCCGCCGCAACAGCCGCATCAGCTTGTGCTTGCATCATAGATATATAGTTGTTAGTAAACGTATTTAAAGTACTTGTACGCATTGCTAATACATCAGATTCCCAATTAGTACCAAGTACTTGAGAAGCTAATATATCATCCTGAGCTTCGCTATATTGATCAGCTACTTTAGACCATTGATCTTTATAATCTTGTAATTTAGTAATTTGTGCATCAATAGCATCTGTGGCATTAGATAATTCATCTTTTAAAGCAGTAAGAGAAGCTTCAATATCATCAACTTTTTTTTGATACTTATCATTAGCTACGGTATCTTCTGCATCTCGTATAGCACTTGCATCAGCTTCATAAATCATACCTTTAGAAGTAATTACCCCTTTAGTACGTTGAGATTGATCTCGTGCTAAATTGTATTCATCTTTTTCAAGTGTAATTTCTTCACTTCTGGTTTTGTTTGCATCTTCAAGTGCTTTTTCTTCTGCTTCTAAAGCATTAATTTTAACGTTATATGCATCCGTAACTGCTGTCTTTTCTTTATTTAATGCATCAATTTGTCTCTGTAACGAATTTTCTGCCGCAGTAGCCACTTTATTCATAATATCAATTTGTTCTGTATAATAACTTTGCGCTTCTGTCCAATAGTCTGTTAAAGATAATTGTCCAGAAGAATACATAGTATTTAATGTGGATAAAACAGAACTTTTATATTGTGCTACTGTAATAATACCTTGTTCTACATTTTCTTTTAAAGCCGCAAGTTGTTTATCAAGCATATCTTTATAAAGTTGAACCATACCAGTATAAACTTCTTCTTGATATTGTTCATATTCAGAAAGATACTTTTTATTATTAGCAAAGTATTTATCATTTAAAGCCCCTACTTTGTCATAATATTGCTTGTCAGTGATTAACTCCATTGCCTTTTCATGTTTTAATTCATTATATTGTGTTTCAAAGGCTTTTTTCCATTCATCTTCACCACCAGATGATTTAGAAGATTTAGGAGTAGTCATTTTAGCATTAGCACCACTCATACTAGCTTCATACTTACTAACTAATGAGTTCCAAGTGTCCTCAACTACTTGATCACCAGTTTTATCACCCTGTTGAGTCTTTAAATTATTATTAACATCATTATTAAATTTTGCCGCAGTAGCAGTACCCATATAAGCAAGAGCGAGATTTTTTAATGCTTGAATTTTATCAACAGTATTAAGACTACTATTGGAAAAAATTGTTTGTTCTGTTACTAAATCCAACAATTTCATTCTAGCAAGATCTGTCATATTAGCATTATTTAATAAAGATGTACTTTCATTATCAGTACCATTTACCATATCATCTACAGAAGCATTACAAGCTAATAATTGATAAGATAAAGCTTGTTTATTAGCTGTTAATGACTCAGTAACCAAATCATTAGCATTCGCTACACCTGCTTCTTCTAACATAGAAATTGTAGATTGTTTAGTAGAATCTGTTACATTATCAAGTACTCCATTACTCTTGATATACTCAGTAGTTAAATTATCAAAAGCTTTTTGTGTTTTGTTAATATCATCAGGAGATTCTGAAATAGTTTTAATAAAATCTTTATAACTATCAAGTTTTCCAAAACTAGCTGTAAAATCTTTATTATTTAAAATTTTACTAAAGTCAAATCCTTCTCCATCTTTAACATCTGAATAAGCATCCCCTAAAGTTTCAATCGCTTCTGAGTAACTTTCTATTTTTGATAAATTTGTCGTGATATCTTCTGGGGCTGTAGTATCTTTTGAAAATTTTACTGCAATAAATTTCTTTTTTGCTTCTGTTGCACTATCTGTCGCTTTTACAATATCATTCCATTTTTTAATATCATCGGCTGTATTAATTCCAGCAGATTTAAACCAATCTTCTGCCGAAGTCCCAAGTCCAGTATAATCTTTAGTTTTAGAAGCATAATCAGCTATATATTGATGTTCTTGTTCTGCTAAAGAATCCGCTTTATCAGTAGCTCCTTTACCAGTTATTGTAGCACCAACTTTAAGATTTAAGGTATCAGGATGAACACCTTTAATAACATCATTAGCATACTTCTCTAATTCTTCTGGTGACAATACTCCAATATACTTACCAGTTTTAGGATCTTCAATAATAGGTGTAAAATTAACAGCTACTTCATTTTTAGTACCTTCGTTGTATCCATAAGTACTAGTATATATACTAGCTCTATCACCCTTTTGAGAACCTTTCCAACCAGCTTTATTTAAAACTTCTCCATCAATTTCACTACGATTCGATAAATTTACATTCCCTCCCTGACTCCAAGTATCAAGTTGCTTTTTATATTTTTCTATTTCGGAAGAAGACATATTAACATATTTTTTAGTAGTTAATTGAATGGAACTCGCAGTAGCATCTTTTAATGCTTTTTGATCATCAGTTTGTAATGCTCCAGCATTTTTTAAGTATTCTACTACATTAGCCATAGAAGTTTCATAAGCTTTAGCATAAGTAGCAATACTTTTCATTGTATTAACTTGATCTTTAGTATAAGTTTCTCCAGTTGGATTTCCATTAGTATAATTTAATGCAGACTCATACGTAATACTTGATCCTTGTTTACTAGATAATAATTTAGTAATATTATTTTTTAAATTATCAGTATTTGCCGTAAAACTTACATCAAATTTCCAATTTTTAATTTCACTAGAGATATCAGTATATGAATTAGCAAGAAAATCTTGAATACTTTGCTTTTCTGAATCATTACTTGTTGTATTAAGTAATGATTTCATGTCAGAAATTAATTTTTCTTTAGTAGAAGTTTGTGCTTGTAAATCATCTTTTGATAACGCCGTATCATAATTCGTTTTATCTATTTGTATTTGTTCATATTGCTTCTTATATTTCTCATCACTAGATAATAAATAATCTATATGTTGAGAATACATATCATTATATTTAGAAATATTAGAACTCAAATCTGAAATTTGTTGCTGAGAATTTGAAGTAATATTAGTTAAATATTGAGTAGAAACATCATTATTTAAATATTTTTTAGATAAAGAAGATAATAACGTTTGTAATTGTTTTACTTTATCAGATGTATCTTGCGCACTTGATCCCAAAACAGTTAAAGTGTTATCTTTATTAACTGTTACACCAGACATAGTATCTGATACTGCTTTATTAATTTGTTGTATTCCTGATAGATTATTTTTTATAATATCAGAACCAGCATTAAATGTAATTCCTTTAGATTTCTCTTCAAAACTAATCATTTGATCATATGCTGATTTATAAGGATTATCTGTCTGTTTATTATATCCAACACGCCCAGAAGAAAGTAAATTATATGCCCCTTCTGCAACAGTATTTCCTACTTGTTGCCAACCTGACATCCCCTTACTTGATTGTTCTGTATTATAAGCTTTACTATTTTTAATATTGTTTAAATTTGTTAATTCTGTTTCTAATTTTCCATTAACTAAATCTATTCCTTGTGCTTCACTTCCATAAGTAGAAATTAAATCTTTTTGTATAGTAATTAATTGCTGTTTAGTCGTTACAGTTTCTTCTTGACTTAAATTACCAGAATCTAAAGCAGTTTTTAATTTAACTATTTGATCTTTATAACTAGTTAAAGAATCTTTCGTTGTCTTATAAGTAGCACTAGCTTGTTCTGCTTTAGAAAAAGCTTCTTCGTTAGCACTAGCAAATTTAGTAATAGCGTATGTAGCTCCAACTACTGCTCCCGTCACTATTAAAGAAAAGGCTACATTAGCCGCCAAAGTAGCTAATTTAACACTAATTAAACTTTCTTTTTCTGCATCTAATGATGCCTGTAATCCATCTAAACTAACTACTTCTTTTTGTGTTGTATTAATATATCCCTTAGTAGTAGTATCAAGTTCTGTATGAGCTTCTGTAAATTCTTTTGCAGATTGTGTTCCAGAAGTATATTGTGTAAGTAAAGCTTCAAGAGAAGTATTATTTGCATATGTCTTCTTTTGAGTCTCTAATATACTAGCTCCTCCAATTTGTAAATTAGATAAAACACTAGCAGTTTGAGCGGTGCTAATTGCCCCTTTACCTTGTACTGTTTTAATTCCTGTACTAATAGCCCCATAAGCACCAAAAGCAGTAGCTAATAGTCCAACACTTTTAACAGATTTATCTAATAAATCAATTAAACTTTTAAAAAAGGTAATTACATTTCCTAATGAATCTTGATTTAAAGCATCATTAGCTAATTCTTGAGCTGTTGCTTTTAAAGTATTTAATCTACCAGTCAACGAATCTGCATATTTTACTGCATTTTTTTCTGTAATACCATTAGATTCACTAGCTTTTGCCGCTAACTGAGTAGCTTGAGCGTATGATTGCATTGCTACAGTAAATTGGTTAGTATTTCTAATTCCAGCTACTTGATAAGATATATCAGCTTTTTGGGAATCTGTTAAACTGTCCCATTTACCTGAAAGTTTATCTAAGGTGTCAGTTAAATTATTAAAATTTCCTTTAGAATCATATACTTCAATTCCAATTGCATGTAAAGCTTCTGCCGCTTTTGATAATGTATCAGGATCTACTTCTTCTTCCATCGAACCAGATTTAGAAAGACGAGATACAATAGTCTTCCACGCATTACCAATTGTAGATCCACTTTGTCTTGTAACTTCTGCTGTCTTTGCTACAATTCCCGCAAAAGTTTCAAAAGACATACCTGCATTATGTACTAATGCACCAGCTGTCTGTACACCTTCCGCTATCTCTGTAATACCAGTACTAAAATCCATGGCTATATTAGAAGAAGTACTTTCAAATACATCAGAAATATGCATAGCATCAGTAGAAGCAAGATTAAATTCATTCATTACTGCGTGGATATCATCAGATATAGTAGATATATCAAGTCCAGATGCCGCAGAAAGCATAACGGTAGGTTTAACAGATTCCATAACTTTACTTACTGTTGTACCCATATTAGCGTAAATTTTAGCCGCTTCTGTTACTTGATCAGCTGTAGTACCAAACTCTTTAGCCATATTAATAGATTCTTGAGTTAAACTAGCTATTTGAGTTTTAGTTACATTCATTGTTAAAGATATAGTGGTCATAGCTTGATTAAAATCCATAACCGTACTAATACCTTTTTTAAATACATCCCAAGCAACATAAAATGAATTAAATGTAAGCATATATGTAGTTAATGCCGTTGCGTGAGATTTTAAAGAACTTGAAAAATATTCAAAAGCTGTTTTAGCTACTGTAGTCTTTTCTGAACCCTGCATTACAGCACCAGTAGATAAATCTGCTTGTATCTTTAATTGTTTATATGCTCCAGATGCTTCTTGAATTTTATATGCAAGAGTGCCATAACTATTTCCAGCCTTCGTAGTACTAGTAGAATAAGTCATACTACCGGGTTCTATTTGACTTCCATTTATACTTTTTGCATATTTTGTTAATTCTTCTTGTGCGCTTGATTCTCCCTCTAATGTTGTTAAATACCCTTTAGAACCCTGCTGTTTATCCAACTTATTAGATAAATCTTGTGTACTAGAACTTGCTTTTTTTTGAGCTTGTGATATTTCATTTAAAGTAGAAATCCATTGTTTACCATAAGTAACATTTTTTGCTAAATAAATACCAGTATTTTTTTCATCTTCTGTAATACTAGGTAATAAATAATCACTTTTTCCTATACTAGAAGTTTCTTTACTCGCTGAATTTAAAGCGTTATTTCCAATTGTATTTACAGTAGTAGCTTCACTTTTAGCTTGTGCAATTTCATTCTCTGATTTAATTGTTTCAATAAGAGTAGCCCAAGCTTTTTTACTTTGTGCTAAAGTTGCAATTACTTTTTTCTGTGAAGTTACAATTTTGTTATCTGCTTCATCTACTTTTTCGGCAACTTGCACAACATTATCACTAGTATTTTGGTTATTTTGTATAGTATTTCCTACTAAATTTGTGCTATTTTCGGTGTTTTTTCCAGATGAAACTGTACTTTCAATTACTGGAGTAGAAGCGACTTCTTCTTTAGTGGTAGTGTTATTAACTGTCTTATTTTCTTTTTTCGCTACAGTATTCTTTTCTACATTTTCTGTTTCTTTTTGTACTGCTTTAGTTAATACTTCTACTTGAGATGTTTCTTTTTCTGTGCTTATTACATTTTCATTTGAAACACTAGACGAACTTTCTACTTCTTGTTTAAAACTAGCTAAAGCTTCTTTTGCTATATCGGCTTGAGTCTTAAAACTTTCAAATGCTGAACTATTATTAAAAGATTTTAATTTTGCATCTACCCATTCAACAGTAATTCCAGTTTGTTTTAAAGCTTCTTCCGCAAGTTTTATGGTATCTACATCTCCAGAACTTACGGCGTTTTTTAAATTTTTCATAGCAACAAATCTATTATTATCTGTTGTATATGTAGATTTCGAAGTGGTAGAAGTAGTTTCTGTTTTATTTGCATTTACATCTGTTAATGTCTTTGCTTTATCTGTGGTAACTTGTATATTACTTTTTATCTGTTCTACTGTTTGCACAGTATTTTTTAATAATCTATTAGCACGTTCTATATTATTTTCATCTAAGTCAAGATATTTAGTGATTTCTGTAGTATCACCTTTTAAAAAAGACTCTACTTGTTTTAATTCTTCAAAAGCAGATTTTAATTTAGATACTTGTTCTGGAGTAGACTTATCTATTGCACCAAGAGTAGTTTGTTTTGCATTTTGAAACCATTCTTCTGTAACTTTAAGTTGCTTTAATTCTTGAACGTAATCTCTAATAGTATCTACATTACCATTTATATCTATTGTTCCTTTTTGACCACTTGCAATATTTAATTGTGAAGATAATCCAGATACCGTAGAGTGAATAGCTTCTGTGTTTAATTTTGAAGATGTACCTGTAGCAGAAAACTGGGATTGTAATTTTTTTAAATTGCTAATAAGTAAAATAATCTCATTATTAGTTTGTATAATTTCAGCTGACTGACTTTCATCTATAATTCTGTTACTTGTAGTACCAGAAGATGAACTTTTTTTATACATAGAAGTAACGCTTTTACTTAAACCTTCTATATTAGTTTTAGCTTTAGCTACATCGTTTTCAAAACTTTTTCCGTATAAAGTAGAAACTCCAGAACCATCAGTATATCTATTATCTAATCCCCTACTACCTACTTTTGCTATATTACTAATTGATGCATTTACTTGAGATAATTCTGAAAGAGCTTGCTGAATTTTAGCAACAACTTTAGCGGCATCTGTTACATCTTTACCTACATTAGTAGACATCGTTGTAATTTCAGTTAAAGCTGGAATACCCTTACTTCCATCTCCAATACTTAAAGAATTTAAAGAAGATAATAATTTCTCTTTTGTAGTTAATAAAGATTTTAATTTTGCTTCTGCTTCATCAATTGATCCGGTAAAACTAGGAGAAATTTTTAGTCCTTTTAATTGTGTACTAATACTATTTGTATCAATAGGAATATTTGCTTTAATTTTATAATTAGATTTTGTAAAAGTTTCTGCAATTTGTTGTTGTATTCTTTGACGTAATTCTTCTTGATTAAGAGTAATATTAGGAGTAACCTTTATTTGCTTACTAACACCTTGTCTTACTCCTTCAGCCAAAGCTTTTCCTACATTATCACCTGTAGTTTTACTAGCGGCTTTAGCCTGTGCGTCTAATTCTTTTGTCGCTTGTAATAATTCTTCTTTCATTTCATTAATAATGCGACCTAAATCTTTATCTGCCATAATACCCTTCCCTTATCATTTAACGATACATCTGTATATAATTTTTCATAATAGATTTATGACATGCTTCATTAAAACCATCATCATAAAACTGTTTTATTTGCGTCATTGTATATCTATTTAATTCGTACATTTGTCCATATAATGTTATTGTACGATTATTTCCCCATCTAACCCAACTAGCATTCTGTGTATGTCTTCTAAAAGCCCCATTATTAATAGAATGTCCTTCATAACGTACTCCATATTCGGCTACATTCTTCCATACCCAACTAGTATCTATTCCATCTTTATAACCCGATAATTTTTCTGGTTCAAATTTTACATCAAATTGCTTTGCGCTCGAAGAACTTTTAATAGCGTTATATAAATTTGTACCACTCATACTTCCCCAAGTTTCTCCATGACGAATATAATAAGAAGGAGAATAAGAATTATAATAATATTTAATACAAGTATCAAATACTTTTTCATTTTGTTTCATTTCTTTAGATACAAGTGGAATAGTTCTATCTAATGTATTACACATTTTAGTATATCTAGCATATAATTCATTGTGTAATTGTTCATATTCTGAAACTGTACTCATACTTTCTCCTTTCTATATAATAAAAGGACGAGATTTGAACCTCGCCCTTTCTGTAATTATTTTTTTGTATCCATTTGTTCTACAGCTTTTGCTATAATTGGTGTAACCATTTCTCCAAATTCTACAATTATTTTATTAACTATAGCATTTGTAGACATATTATTTGTAATAAAATCATCATAAACCATATTTAATACTGTTTGAAATTCTTCTAATTCTTTCTGATTAGTAGTACTCATAGTACTTATGAATGCTTCAATAATACCATTTTCATTTAAAGCATCATATAAATCAACAGGATTTTCATGTTCAAAATCAATATCAATTACTGTATATAAATTAATAAGATTTAATACATATAACATATACTTAAATGGAGATTTTATTTGAATTTCCGGTGTAGAATTTCCCTCTACATATTTAAAACACGTTGCATTAATAATACGAGTAGCTATATCAATTTTTTTTAAATAAGGAACATATCCTGTTAAAATAATTTTACGAATTAATGTAGGTTTATCTGTATCCTTTTTGTTAAAAATTGTAATAAATTCTTTTACTGTTTTTTTTACTGTCATTTTAATTCTCCTTTTTATTCAAATCAACTATACATATACATAACTGCTTGTCCTATACATATTGCATCAGATTCATCTGATCCAGCAGTTAATTCTAAATTTTCTGCAATATAGTCAATAGCTTCTTGTTTTGTTTTACCTATTTTTAATACGTGTCTCCAAGTACTAGGAGAAACGATAAAGAACGGAATATGATAAATCATACATAATCCAATAAGTGCACCTTGTAATCTTGTTAATTGTTTAAATGATTCTGCATTCATTTGATATTGTGTATCTTCAAAACTTACTGTTAAATTACTCATATATCCTTTAAATAAATCCTTTATAGCATTAAACATTAATTCCATACGTTTGTTTGAATCTTTTTCTTTATGAAAATCTATTAAACCATGAGTTTTATATTTACCATTTATCCAAATACAATAACCAGTTAGTTTAGTAGCTTGATCAAAAGAAATATGATAGACATCTTTTGCTTTCATTTTATTTTTTATCCTATTTTAAAGCTATTAGCTCGTTCCTTAATTTTACTATTGTCAATTTTGAGATAGAACTTCTTAGTGGTATCTGTACTTTCATGATGAAGTAATGTAGATACATCTTCTAAAGACATTCCGGCTTCATTTTTTAATAAAGTAGCATATGAATGTCTAAAATCATGAGGATGTAAACTGGGTTCTCCGATCATTATTCCAATAATTTTACACCAACTATCTAAAGTTCCATTTGTTATACAATTCTTCTCATTAGTAGAATTTGTAATAAATAACCACCCATAATCTTCTATCTTATTATCAATTCTGTATTGCTTTAATTTTTTTAAATAGTCTACAATTTCATCATTAAGATATAATTCAACTACTTTACCTTCTTTTTCTAAAACATCTTTACATATTAAATTGTCTAAATCTATTTGTTCCCATTTTAAATGTGCTATAGCATTAACTCTAGCCATCGTAAATAAAGAAATAAAAGCATAAACTAATAATTGTAAATCTCCTTTATCTATTAATACTTGACGCATTAATTTTACTTCACTCATTGTTAAATAAGTCTGTTGAGTTATTGGTTGACCCGCTTTAGGTCTATCAATAAATTCTGTAGGAGATTCTGTAATCATCTTTTTCTTACGTAAAAATTTATAAAAAGCTGAAATAGAAGACATGACTCTTTTTTGTCTATTGGTATTATTACCTTGCTGTTTTCTCCAATAAAAATATTCTTCCAGATCTTCATCTTTCGCTTCTAATACTGATAAATTAAATTGTTTATCATACATAAAAATAAACCATTGTATTAAATCAGCATTATATTGTATAATAGAATTAAGAGATAATTCACGTATAGACATATCTATTTGATATTTTTCAAAATATTTTAACGTTTCAGGATTAATTTGTTTTCTTTTTTCAGGATCAGATAATGAAATCCTTTTACTTCGTTCTGCCATATTACCTTCCATTCAAAAGAGGAAGAAACAATATTTAATTTCTTCCTCAAATTTTACTATAAAATTAAATATTCATATTCATCTGTAATACTATCTATATAATCATAACAATAGATATAAAAATCTTTCTTCTGATTATACTTTAATATTTTAGAATTACAATCATAAGATATAAATATAGTGTCGGAACTATAATTTACATATTCTTTTAAAATATCATTATATAAACAAGTAATTGTTACTTCTTTTTCTCCATCAAATACCATAATATATTCATTATCAGTAATTTTTCCATTAACTATTTCTATGTCTACA